TGCATGTGTACCTGTCTACCATCATGCAGGTTGGCTATGAACTCGAATGTGTGTGTCATATTATTCTAACTTGTTCCCGTAATCCCCATGCATGTTCCCATAGTTGTTCAACAGCCTGGTCATTCTCATCATAATGGGCCCCGTAGCCTTGCTTCTTATTATAGTCACTTAACCGTTCCCTACCTCTTCTATATCGAAATACCATCCACTCCTTTGATATCATATTCATATGGTACATCATAGGACGGTAGTTATTCCATATTACATTCCCTGTAGGAGAGCAGGAATGCATACCAGGACCATAGTTCATTCCCCGTATGTCCTTCGGTGAGAATATACAGCACTTATCCTGTGCCTCTGCTCTCACACCTTCTACCATATCCATGATACCTACACTGCCATCTCCTACCATATTGTATCCGAAGCACTTTACTACAGTACATCCTCTCAACTGATTGGGATCAATGTCAATGAACTCATCAGTGCATATTACTATAGCATAGTCTGCTGTAGATAACTTCCAGGCCTGATTAACTAACTTGAGCCCCTCATCCTCTCGCATCTCTCCACCTGTAATATGAGGATATACCAGGCATCCCAAGTCCCTAGCTATCTGTGCAGTATCATCAGTACTCTCATTATCATATATAATGAATTCTACCTCATGGCCTTTCAGTTTCTCACGGTACCATTGTACCATCTTAGGTATGAGCCACTCCTCATTGTACAGGCCGCAGTATATCTCGAATGTCATATGTCCTTAGCTACTATAGCCTTCTCCTTATATATAGTATACTCTACACCGTCTACCATCATCTTAGCATCGAAGGTATTAGGGAAGCACCATACAGTGTCGCCCTCATTATAGAGGTTGCCTATCATAGCCGATGATGTTGTAGATAGTTGACCTACACTCATTACCAGGCCTTGTACCAGCTTCTGTGGTTCCTGTGCCTTGAGTTGATCCAGTGACTTCTTCACACTATCCGGTAGCAGTATATCCGATCCCTTCTTCTTGTATACTGCTGTACCATCAGCGAGTTGCTCTATGTCATCCTCACCCATCTCATGGATCAGTAGTACCATAACCCTGTCTCCCATTACCTGTATCGGGAACTTCTTCTGTTCCTCCACAGGTACTTCCATCTTATATTCAGTTACTCCGGGAGCTGCCGTGAATGTATCATCTCCTATTTTCACTTTACCATCTGCTGGTACTGGGAATGTTACTGTCTTTGTCTTCTGCATGTTGTTAGTTGTTATTGTTAGGATATTATCTGCATTGAACTCTGATAGCAGTATTGTAACTATCTCTGCATTATCAGATACTCTATACCATAACTTAGATTCTCCAAATGCAGATGTCTGGAAGTTTCCATCCACTATATCAGCACCTAATATACAACCATGTAGGTGTCCTATATATCCTTTCTCTTCCATTATACTATGGATATTCTCTACATCTTTCTTATGTAACTTCTTCATATATTGTTAGTTGTTTAGTCCATTGTGTGTTCTGAATGTGGGTAAGGATCTACTCCAGCTACGTATATCCCATACCCATCATTATGAAGTTCCTGCCATAGGTTATATTCCTCCACTGTGATCCGTTTCCAGTTGTGTATAGTCAGAATACCCATTCCAGTTCGTGCCTGATACATAAAGGGATGCTCATCCAATACACCTTCTGTGTATTGTCGTTCTCCTATTCTGGTATAGAGTATCCAGTAGTACTTCATATGTAGTTGTATTATGAGTGCAAGGTACATCGAAGTTAGTTAGGTAGTTAGTTATTCGCCACATTAATGTTATTGTAATAACTTGCATAACCTAACTGGATTCGTTAGCTTTGCATCTATGGGTATATTGATAGTAGTAGGGGTTATAGCGTTCATAATATGGGCATCGAGTAACAGTACTCACGACCATCATGTACATCCTCCAGCTAAATCTTCCTATGATCCTACAGAGACTATAGATGACATTGGAGATATAGGCCAATGGCCAGTAAAGGTTCCTACAGCAGAATATGTACCCAAAAAACGAATGTGGAACACTAACGGTATACTATCAACAATACCAGATACTACTATGTGTGTAGCACAATACGATACTACGTCAGGTGTGTACATTAGCAGGGAAGATGCATTACGTTGGTATATAGATCCATTGATAGCAGGTAACCCAATATCACCAGCAGAACAGAAAGTAGCCGATGCCCTCAATGAATTCCCGGTAGAGTGGTTCCGTGAGGTGTCATTTTATGGTATGCCACTACCTTCAGGGAAACATGGTCGGGTTGACTTCTACATACCGGCACTGGCACTTGTTATAGAATATGATGGAGAAAATTGGCACTATACCCCAGAACAGTTAGCCAGGGACCAGATGAAGAACGAGTTCTGTACTCGTTGGGGACTCACTATGATCCGGTTGAATAAGAAGCATTACTACCATATGGACTACCAGATATCCGGTATAATGAATAGGTACGGCATCAGACGTAGGTGACTATTCCTGTGCCTGGAATATGATATCATTGGTATCTGTATAGACCAGTATAGGTATGGAAGTAGGTGAGTTCATTAGTTCTGATTCTCTACAGTAGATAGTGGTGACATGAACATGTGCTCAGTTATAGAGGCAACATAATCTGTATTGAGCATGTATGCAGTAGCATCTTCTTTTGTATCGAACTGCAGACATTTATGTACATCAGTACTCCATTCATGGTTTCCAGTCATCCATTCAGGATATCCATTGATAATATTCTCGATCATCCATTTCGTTCCCATAGCACAAAGGTAATACAATATTTCCAGATACACAAACACCCCCTGCAGTAAGATACATATAGGTGTTAAACAACCTACAGGTACTTCCATATAACTATCCCCCTGGTATAGAGACTGCATAAGAAACCCCGGGTACCTATTTATATATTGAATTGCATTATACTCTATCCTATTTTATACCGGGTACTTATACGTGTGTTATATGGGTAACCTGTATATCGGAAATCTTATACGTGTGTTAGTAAGGTAACCAGTCTAGTTAAACCACCCCGCCTTCACATTTGATATGCCTATACCCCGCCAGTGGTAATAGGAATTCTTAATCTCAAAAACATATATAACATGGCACAAGTAACAATTAATGGACAGGTAATGACAGTAAGGGCTCACAGCTTCGGTGACTCATGCGATTGGTCACTGAACAACTACGCCATCATGGGTAGTAATGGTATGACAGAGCAGCAGATATGTGCTCACTTGGAAACACATGGCTACCTGATTACTAAGTCAGGTAAGGCGGTGTTCCTTAATGACCCGAATTGGAAACCTATCAATGCACCTACAGCTGAAGATGCAAATGCAGTAGCCGTTGCAGCTAAACCTAAGACAGCTGTAACAATACGGCCAATTGCAAGGTTGACTGCTGCTGAAATGGAAGCAGCTGCATAACCTGCACAGGGGGACAGAACATCGTCCCCCTTTTTCCATCTCTTCTCAGCCATTAGTATAGTATCTCATATTCATTCCTTTTGTCATTAGACTTAGCACCAGTAGGTGGGTGTGAATGTGAGATACTATTCCATTCCTATTACATTACATTGATATACCTAAGCTATTGATAGTCAGTAGTATTCATATACTACTTCAGTAGTCTATGTGTATGTTCATGTGCAGTTATACATAGTGGTTATTCATCTATCTTCTTGTGGTGTCATTTTCCCACTAGGGTGGAGACAACTTTTTACGTCTGAGGTCATTTTACACTACCATCTATAACAGATAGTTGTTATGTATAACTGATTTTGAGTGGTGTGTTATGTGGGAGAAGTACCAATACATACCCGTTACACCGTATATTCTCACCTTAATGACCTAAGTGCTCATGTATACAGGGTCTGAACTACAAGGTCATACATAGTCATTCTATTCAATTCACAATATAAATACCCTATTGGGTTGTGTATGTATCTAATAATAAGTATGAGTACGGGTAGTGTTGTTAAGCACATTGGTAACTTTCCTGATCTGGATAGTAGGTTAGATGCCGGTGAGGACCTTATCGTTATATCACTTTACTCTGACACTGTTAAGGTTCCTTATGTAGAGGTGTTGAATGGTATTAACGAATGGTACTGGTCGGATGTTCCGTTGGTTAGTAGTGTGTAGTGTTACCTGTCTATAATGGTTAGATACTGGTTCGATTCCGGTAGTAGGGTATAGTATTGTTGTTTAATTCATTTATATAGTGTGGGCCTACTATAGTGGCTATTCTATTATGATCCATAATAACCCAGATGAACCAATATGTTCTGTATGTGGCCATTATATGGTTGAATGTAGTTGTGATCAGGAATACAATAAGAAAACTCTTATTGGTAATGTTCCTATAGCTATTATTCATGACATGGCTGATACTATTGAGGTAAATTCTAAGGGTAACTTTGATGCCTTCAAAATTTTGGTATGGCATGGTAAATGGCAAGAATATGCCATGGACTATATTCATCCTGCAGATGAGCTTAGAAATACTAGATGTTTTAAGCTAATACAAGAAGCATTTATTAATGCTTATGTATAAATAACATAGTGGTGGGCTTTCGGGCAACCTTAATGGAGAGTATCTCTAGCTATGTTATTTTTTTATTGATCTGTAATGGTTGTATAGAGGTTCGATTCCTCTGCAGGTTACTATGTTGATTTAGCTCTAATGCGATCACAGTTATTATGACAAATTCACAGAAGATTGTTGAGTTACAGGCTCAGATAGCTACTATTGAGCAACAGTTGCATGACTATTATCCAGGTAGACTGTCATCTGAGGACTTTGAGTGCCTCTCTGATAGACATCAGGCTATGCTGGAGTATAATGAGTATGCAGAGGAGCAACAAGTTGTTATCTCCGAACTACAGGCAGATATAGCCCATCTACGGACATTACCAGCTATTGGTACATGGATAGATGATGCTGCTAATATAGAGGAGATAGAGTGGCCTGTTGTTGATGGTCTCAGGTATGTCTCTGAAGAAGTTGGCTATGTAGATCAGGATGAAGAGTACAGGTAAGAAGATAGTAGTATAGGTAGGTGGTGTGGATGAGGTCAAGCAAGATGCAACAGATGCTCCGTTATAGTGAATAAACGGCATAAAGGATAGTGGATATGTCTATGCGCAAGCAATGATAAGAGAAGAAGTTTAAGTTCACAAAGTTTTAAAAGCCAGTTATCTGGAGATGTATGAAAAAGTTAGTAGTTCTGTTGATGATAGTATACTTACTGCCAGGTTGTTGTAGATATGACTGTGAGGTAGTTAGATGCGTTGTGCAGAAAAAGTATATAGACTCAGGCCCAAAGAGATCTGATGAGTATATAATAGTATGTGATACTTTCAAACAGATAAGTATTACATATCAACTATATAACTATCTGAGAGTAGGAGATACAGTATATAGAGATAGTAACTGTCATCTAACTCATTAAGTTCACTTAGGTTACCTTTCAGCCTTGTCTCTACAGGAAGTAAGTTTGGTCTACAGCAGGGTAGTTCCTCGTCTGTAGATATTATGTTAATCCTCGATAATGGATGTGTACTTCAGGTATGCTCCATCAGTGAGTTGATAGATGCTATCACAGAGTATCGTGATAACCAGTAGCAGCTCTTCTGTAAATCGTTCTACTGACATCTACAGGTATCGTATTGGTATCTGTAGATGTTTTTCCAATTACACTCAAAACTATACTATATGAGAACTAAAATATGTGGGTATTGCCATGTAGAATTTCCACTAACTCATGAACACTGGTATACCAAAGTAACTAAAGCAGGTGTTGGGTATCTGAAGAAGGATTCTATATCATTCCGATCTGTATGTAAGAAATGTAATGGCAAACAAAGGACAGATAAGATACGTGCCAGGAGAATGAAAGAACTTGAAGTGAATACACTAGAAGAGTATAAATCTGCATATATTGATCAGATGTCTCTTAGTTCAAGAAAGTATGACTACGGAGATGTAAAGAGAGTAACTCCAGCCCAAGCAGCAAAAGCAAAGAGACAAGCACTTGCTCCTGATTATATAGCACAAACAATGAGAACAGTAGTAGATAATCTAACCCTTGAACAAATAGAAGAAAGACGTAATCAAATAAAGCGATACAGACAATGGCTGAATGATCGGGATCAGGGAAATAATCGAATATGCCTTGGATGTAAGGAAAGTAAAGATCGTAAAGAGAACTTTGGTTATAGAAAACAAAGTAATACATATGAATCATATTGCACAGGATGCTGTACAGAAAAAATGAGAAAATTGAGAGCAGATAGTCCTGAGTTGAGAGCATACCTCAAAGATTATGGATTGAAAAGAAGTGCAGAGATAACTGATTCCTATGTGAAAACATTGATACGAGAAACTATAGGTATACCGACTAATAATATAACACCTGAGATAATAGAGTTAAAAAGAGAATCTGTCAAATTATACAGAGAGTTCAAACAACTAAAACAACAACTATATGGGACAACTGAAACAACTAAGTGACTATGCTGAGATACAGGCATGTAAAAAAGATGTAGCTAACTTACGGGAACATTATGCAACTGAATGGGGAAAATCTAAAGATATGAAATCTGGCCAGATGCTCCTCAATATTATCCGGTTACGTATGAATATGGTAAGAACAGAGATACAGGCATGTGCACGTATAGGTACTCCTCCTACAATAGGATACTTCGAAGACTAATCCATATCAACACCTCTATACAACAGTTGGTTGTGTATGTGTTTTATCTGCAGATTCATTCATTCATATATGCAGTGTAGTACCTGTAGTGTCAGCAGTAGGTAAATGGAATGAAACCGGCGAGAGGTGTATCAGAATCCTCTATACTCCATGGATAATCCTGCTGTTGATGCTACATGTATATACTATATACTACCGGTAGAGAATAGTGTACTGGTAATAGAATAGCATATACAGGAATAACAGGTAATAACAATAAAGCCAGATGTGCCAGAATATACCTGTATGCTATATTGGTACTGCATTTGTTCAGTTACCAATAGTATCCAATTATGGATACAAATCTGCCCAAAAGTATCCAGATGTGGATAGTATTGTGTATATTGCACTCAAATTATACACATATGCAACTGGTAAAGAAATTGGTTACAGAAAGTAATATCCCTATGGATGAGTATGAACATATCAGCACAGGCAAGACAATGCTGGATGAATCAGATGGGAATACAGCAAAGATGCAGAAACCCACTGACCATTTCAGAATAGATACAGATAACTATGTGGTATTCTCGTCTGATGCTGTTGAGTACCTGTTACGTACATTGAATAGAACTGATGTGAGTAGAGTATTCCAGATAGGTAATATGGTTATTGGTGATTGTTCGGTAATATGTTCGGCCAACTATAAGCCACATTCATCTGATACACTCTCAGCAGCACTCCAGATGGACAAGAATAAGTTCTATGAGATGGTACGTAGAATGGTCAAGAAGAACATACTCAGCTATTGTGTATGTGCGCCAACTGGTCATGTACAGAAGATATACATGCTGAATCCATATATAGCCAGGAAGAAAAAAGCACTCAACTGTGAGTTGCTGACAATATTCCGGGATATCACACAAGATGAGAAAATCAAGAAGTAGTGTAGTAGTTAGTTGTTATTAGTTATTGTTCACACAGTCAAATATGCCAGTGTATCTGGTACAATAGTATGAAAACGAATATACAAGAGTATCCAGATGCAGTAATGCTTACAGAGTGGAGTACCAAATGTACAAATCCTGCAGATGAGAAAACGCGATACATATATGCTGTAAAGTCTACAGGTATGCTGTATGAAGTAGATTCGGTAGATGGTACTATCACAGGGCAGAGATATATATTGGATATATCATTCACTGTAGTAGAGATACCCAGTGAAATAGACCTATTATCTCAGCTATCGGAGGATATTGGATATGAACCTGATATGGAGTAGTAATAGTTATTGTTCATTCATCTGTAGTAGAGGATAGAGTACAATTCGTTATTGTCTACAGGTGCCATTATTCACAAATCAAAATCAATCAATTATGTATGCATTATTAGTCAAAGACGAAACAGGTAATACAGTTGTTGAGCATGTCTCCAACTATGCAGATGATACAGTTCATGTGCCTTATTGGTCAGATTATGGTTTACAACAGTCTGAGTATCGGAAAGCCCACCATCTGCTGTCTGAGATACAGAAAGACCATCCAGAATGGAAAGTGTATAGCCGGGAATTCAAACTGGAAGAACTGATTCCGGAAGCAAAATACCAATGGCAATAAGTTGTTACCTCTGCAGAGTATCTAAGTAGCTCAACAGCATTAAAGTGCTCTGTTGGGCAACTCTATAGGGTTTACGTTGATCCTGAAGGAAGTGTGTAAGTATCAATATCAATTCACGAATCAAAAACAATCAATCATGAAAAAGAGCAAGAACACCACGAAGTATATACGGTTCGCAGATAGAGTACAAAGAGTAATATCATTTATGGCTCGTACTGCAGCACAATTACAGATAGCACTGATCAATCTACTTACCAGATACAGGATAGTACGGTTAGAGAGAAAATTGATCAATGGTCTATATGTTGGACAATTTATTGTTATCCGATAATGCAATTATCCAGAAAAGTTATACCCACACAGAAACCAGTAGAGAAGAAGGTAGAACCGATGGATCTCTCTGGTTATGTGAGTGTAGATAGTTGTGAAATCACTACAGGGAAATATCGGGGAAAAACCTGGGGATGGGTGAAAAAGCATGATGAACCATATAGAGACTGGCTATTATCATCTGGTGTAGCTATTCAGTGGGGCTGCTACATACCCATAGAACAAAAAGAAGTCAGGAAATGGTCAGGATATATAGCCGATGATGGTTCCAGATGGGTAGGACTAGTTGGGTATGATATATCATGTACACCTGCCGATGTTAGCTGGTACCAATAAAACAAATTATTCACACAATATACAAACACAATCAAATGGAAAAGAAATACAAACACAAAGTCAGAAGCAAAATAGCTACTTTGATGGAAGATAGTAATTATTACAGAGTAGAGAACAATCATACACCCATACCAGCATGGATAATAGAAGCTGGAGATGATTGGGAACTCATTACAGAAGAGGAAGAACCAGAGTATACAATACTGCAGTGGAAAACTAGTACCGATACCATATATCAGCTATGCGCTGATGGTGAGTATAGGCAAATTGATCCCCAGTATGCAAAAGTATCAGGTTGGTCATTGAAATCATTCAGCAAAAAACGAGGAGACACTATATGGCAAGTATCTCGCAGTAGTGACTCCAGTATATGGACTGTAGGTGACAAGTACATGCATATGATGAACCCTGCATTGGGAGAAATGGTGATAGAAAAGTTCAATATAGATAATAGTGAACATATATATCTCTGCTGCAATGGCAAATCATTCAAGACACATATACCATATGCAGTTGCTGTACCAGTACCAGTAGAACCTACATGGCAGATAACAAAGTTACGAAACATCAAAAAGGTATGTGAAGATATTGGTGGTATATGGAATATATCAGTATGGTTACAAGGTTTTGGTAAAGGTATATGGGAGATAGGTACAGTCAAAGCAACACCAACATCTGAAGAGATAACCATAGGTGATTGGATCACTGCAGAGTGTACACATATGAAGGATACACTAATACAGGTAGAAGGGTTCATGGTCAATGATAAGAACAACCTGTTGATAAAGACCAAGCAGTTCCGTACACATGGTGTGGGTATAGAAAACTGTAAGAAAGTGGGTGCTCCTACAGAGAAGAAACTGCTGTTCGTAACAGAGGATGATATAAATGTATACAGAAAGCAACATCTAATACTGTACTGGTTAGAAACGAGTACTGGAGGCACAGGATCTGATGATCCTGATAGTCTGTACAATCCGAATACAATAAACTACAAATACTGGGCATCTACAAAAAAGAGACAACAGTATATAGATAGCAGTAAGAAGAGCCCAGAAAAACCAGCACCACTAATGCAGGTATTGTTGACACAGGAACAAATAGATCTGCTGAAAGAGTGTATCCAGATACGCAAGAATGTAAAAGAGAGTATAAAGTGATTACAGGTTTGATTGACCGTGTATGTGTGTGAATAAGCTGATAGAATAGATACTGGAGTGTAATAGCTCTGGTATCTGTATATCAGTAAAATATTAGTTGAACCAATTACAAACCAACCATATGCAAGAACAGATACAGGAAATAGTACAGACCATCTCTCCAACTACTGCTGGGTGGCAATGGATAGATTAGTGAAACAAATATGTTATATAGACTGTTGAAAATATCGAATATAGGTAGTAGATTTGTGAAGATACTACTGCTGCCACAGTGATCATAGATATTGATATCCCAGTAAGGGCCGAGGATGGCAGTCCAAAGCTCTCACTGGGATTGTTCATTATATGAAAGTCTGTGCAAAATGTAAAGTAGAAAAGGAAAATGATGAGTTCTATAAGAAACCATCTGGTAAATGTAGACCACGTTGTAAAGAATGTACAAAGCAGGAAAGGGTGGACAAATATCATACAGGTAATGTCTCAATGAAAAAACCGGAGAAAAAGAGGAAGCAAGAACTGAAAACCGAGTTCTATGCAAAATATCCAGAAAAGAAAGGAGCCCATTATGCAGCAGGTCATATAAAGAAATCTCCTGGTAATATAATGCATCACTGGTCATATAATGAGGAACATTGGAAAGACACTATAGAACTATCTTCAAAAGATCATGGATTGATACATCGATACCTGAAGTATAGTCAGCCATACAAGATGTATATCACAAAAGCAGGTATGTTATTATATACAAGAGAATTACACGAAAAGTATATCACAGAAATAATACAACTCTATGGCAAAATATACAGACGATATCAGCAGCAATTACCCCAATAATCCAAGGAAAGGGAAAGATACATTCATGCCAGGAAAACCGAAGAAAAAAGCATACCAGTACCCTATAGATGAAAGTAGCCCACCAATAGTAGTTAAGAAGACACAACAATACATGAACCAGAAAAATAAAGAGCAATAATATGACAACAGATACACAGACAGATGAATATATTCTTCCACTCTGGTTATGGAAGTATGCGCACCTCATAGGGGGAAATGGAGAGACAGTAGCAGGTATAGAAAAGGTAATGGGTAATATAGACCCATCTGCCATAGAACAGCATACCAGGACAGTATATGGGGCCAAGATAGAACTATTACAGGAACTACACAACAAACGAATTATATGACAACAGAACAGGTAAGCATATTGAGTACAATAGTAGCAGGTATACTGATAGGTCTCTCATATATAATTGGGTATTGGAGAGCTGAGAATAGATACAAAGAAATGTTACAGAGACATATAGAAGAAGTAGAGAGATTATCAGACTCAGAATGGAAATTGCGTATAGATATAGATAATACTCTTAGAAAAGGTAAAGAATGGATGAACAAATATTACGCACTACAGCAAGAGATAGAATGCCATATACATGAAGTACATGAAGAGGTAGAACGTCCACATGTAGAGAAAACATGGCCAATAGACAAAAGTAGTTATATACACAAAGGATACCGGGAATGGGTAGAAGAACATGATGAAGATTTCATGAATGGTATATATGGTAATCCACTAGATAAATAGCAACAATTTAATTCACACAATACAAACAATCAAATCAAATGAAACAATCAACCAAATTAGGTGCAGTATTGATACTGGCAGGCAGTACATTAGATATGTCAACTGTCCAAGCACATGTGCCAGAGCACAAGAAAGCAACTGCAGATGTAGTAGCTAATTATATACAAGGTAACCGATTGAACTGGAATTATAGCGAACAACGGAAACAACAGATACTAGCTGAAATAGCAGGTATCAGAAAACAGATGAGAGAACAAGCCCAGATTCAACTGATGGACAATTATCAGAGAAGTGGTAAACTGATAGATAATCTGATGTTCTCCAAGGGTGTGCGGGTATTAGTAAATGATAAAGAATTCAAATAATCAACTCACACCAGTATAATATCATTGACTGATAGACACAGTTCAGATAGACTACTGCAATAATCAAATATATGAATAGAGAAAAAATAATAGGCAAAAAAGTTAAAATACTAGATAATGATAGGAATAGATCTACTAGTGGGTATAAACACTATATTGGACAAATAGGCGAATTACCATACAATGCACCAGATGATACGGGGTTAGATGCAGAAGATTTTGAAATGGATCTCGGAGGAATGAAAATCAAATAAACAATGAAAGATATAATCACAGCAATATTATTTGGTATATGTATATTGCATCTGATACTTTATTTCGGATATGATGGAGGGCTATTTCGTAGTATAATATATCCAATTAGAAACTGTATCAAACAACATATACGATGAAAATAATCATGACACAAAATGGATCTACAACTATGTATGTATCCCCGGAAACAGAAATAGAGAAGCTCATGTTACTGTCCCTATTCTCTGGGGCAGTAGAAACCAGGCAGCATCCAACCGTCCAAATAGGAGGAAAAAACTGGGTAGATTGTGTAGAAATCATACCAGCACAAGCAATAAAAGAATAGTTTATGAAAGAAGCACTACAAACAATGTCAGACCATTGGGCAATGACCATATGCTGTATGGCATTTGTGATACTACTAGTTAGTTGTATACTGGAATCAATAGGTAATACTATACTCTATTGTGTACGAGCAGTAAGTAAGAATAGGAAAATAAATAAAGAACAAATAACTAATCAACAAGCAAACAAACAATAATATGGAAAATCAAACAACTAATATCGAAGTAAAACAAGCATGGTATGTAACATATGAAGCTATCAAGGAAACAACAGCATTCCAGGTGCAGAAAGAGGGGTCATATGGTGGAGAAGTACTTGCTACTTTCTATATGGGTGATAAAGGACTGTGGAAAGAAGTAGGGTATGGAGATTATATAGTATTCACAATAGAAGACGCAGAAGTGTTGAAAAAGGTGAAAATAGCAGAACAATTGGAGTACCTGAAAAAGAGCAATGCAAATACCCAGGAAAAGATAATAACATTACAACAAGAGTTGAACGGATAATATACAAATAAAACAGATAATAGAATGAGTATATATGTAATTGGATTTACAGATGGACAGTTCCTGCAGTGTAATGTGAACAGCTGTATAGATTACTTACAGGATCATGAATGGATAGCTATTGATACAGAGACAAATGGACTCCACTTTATGGACAATGATATCAAATGTTTCCAGTTAGGAGATGCCGATAATCAGTTTGTAATCCATCCAGTACATCTGCAGTCATTCAAGCTACTGTTAGAGACAAAGGGGCTCATAGCTCACAACATGAAGTTCGATGTGAAGTTCTTATACAAGGCGGGTATATTCCCCACAAAAGTATATGATACATTCCTAGCAGAGTGTGTCATGTACTGTGGGGATGCATATCATAGAAAGGCATTGAACATTGTAGCCAAGAAAAGGCTAGATGTAGACCTGGATAAATCAGTGAGAAAAGGTATAGTAGATAAAGCTGTACAGGGAGAAGTGATTCAGTACGCTGCAGATGATGTGAAGTATCTACATGCATTACGGAAAAATCAACTGATAGAAGCATACGAGAAAGACCTTGTAAAATGCATCAATCTGGAGAATGACTATGTACTGGTATTAGCATATATAGAGTTCTGTGGTATTCGGTTAGATACAGATGCATGGAAGTTAAAGATGGAAAAGGATAAGCAGTTGCTCCAAAATGCCAGAAAGTTAATGGATAATCTCATATTTTCACAAGATATGAAGAAGTACATCAATTATCAGATGGACCTATTCAATCCAGAGCTAACTACAAGAATCAACTGGGACTCTCCTGCGCAGGTTATCAAGCTATTTACAGAATTGGGTATAGACTGTTGGGAAACTGTAAAAGGGGTTAGGAAACAGTCAGCAAGTGCCAAAAGCATAGAGAAATATCAGGAACAATTTCCATTTATCAAAGACTATCTGCACTACAAAGAACTACAAAAAGTAGTAGGCACATATGGCCAGAGTTTTATCAACCAGATACATCCATCTACCGGAAGAGTGTATACACAATTCACTCAGATAATGGATACTGGTAGAACAAGTTGTGGTGGAAAAAACAAGGATACAAAAGAGGAGTACATTAATCTGCAGAATCTCCCCAATAATACACAGACCCGTAATTGTTTCGTATCTGCACCAGGTAATAGTATAGTAGATGCTGATTATAGTAGTATGGAAATAGTAGTACTCACCAACAAGTCACTGGAGCCAGGACTACTAGAGTTTTTCGATAATGGATTCACAGATTTCCATAGCTATAATGCATTGAAGATATATCCAGAATTACAGGGAAAAACCATGGAAGAAGTAAAAGAACACCATACTGCTCTTAGACAGAATGCGAAAGTAGGTGGGTTTACTGTATCATTCGGTGGTGTAGGTAAGACAGTCGCAGATAACCTGAAAATATCTCAGGAAGAAGGTGACAGGTTCTATCAATTGTACTTCGAGGCATTCAAAGAGTTGAAGAGTCATTACAAAAAATGTGAAGACCAGGCACTCAGAGATGGCTATATACTGATAGACACTAGAAACAAAAGGAAATCATATATCCACAACCATACCAGGTACAGAGAGCTACACAGAGAATTCGATAGGAATTTCTGGGAAAAGTACAGATTGATGAAAGAGAGTAATCCAGAAGATTACCATTTTCAGTTAATGAAAACAAAAGTTCGGGAGTACTTCAGCATCAAGGGAGAGATAAGTAGAAAGGCATATAACTTCCCTATACAAGGTCAGGCCGCTTCTATTTCCAAGATAGCTGGTATCTACTTCTACAAATGGATAAGGGAGAATAATCTATTAGGTAAGGTATTCATAGTATCGTTTATCCATGATCAATACCTAGTAGAATGTCCGGAGAATATGGAACAAACAGTTAAAGAAGCACTGGTAAAGGCAATGGAAGATGCAGGTGCTTTGTACTTCTCCAGAGTCAAATTGAGAGCATCAGCAGAAATAGCAAAGTGTTGGAGCCATTAGATTAGAGAGCGAGGGATTATTGAATTATTCTAGTACAACAAAATCAAACAATATGACAAACAAATTAGACATACTCTCGATCAAACAAACATCCAATTAGGTATAATGAATACATTCGATAGTACAACAGATGAAGACAATAGAGACCCATTTACCAGGTGGTTCGTACTAGCTATAGTGATATGTACTGGTATAGCACTGATTAGGTATTTATGGTTCAGATAATAGTGAAAAATATGCAATAATTTACTAGCAATTGTGGGAGAAATTATGTACATTGTGTACCCAATTTCTTCTACAACAAATCAAATTACAGATGCAAATAACAAATAGTGATTTTGCCAAATTGATGCAATATATAGCAGAGAAATTGAAGAATGAAGGTTCTCTGGATGTAACTACATTGGTCAATGGAAAAACAACCAGAGCAGTTACCGTAGGTACTATTAGTGGTATATTGATGAGTTTGAAATTAGATGAATATCTGGTAGATACAGGTACAGTCAAAGAGAAAAAGAAACCAATAGTAGTAGATAGTAAATTTCAAACCATTTGGGATGCATATCCATCTAGTGCATCATTTTCCTACAGAGGAATAAGTTGGAAAAGTTCTAGAGTGTTACGTGCTAACTACCAAGTGTGTGAGATGTTATATCTAAAAGCAGTAGCTGTAGGTAGTGTAACACATGACCAGATACTAGGAGCAGTAAGGAAACAGATACAGATGGTCAAGGAAGAGAGCTATGAGAGTGGTAATAATGGTATGCAGTACCTTCCAAGTCTCGAAGTGTGGATCAGACAGGCCCGTTATGAGGCTATGATAGGTACTGAAGAAGAGGAAGAATATACAGAAACTAATAACAACTGTGCATAAATATGGAAACAACAAAGTTAGCAGCCGTTATCCGCAGTATAGTACAAGATAATGGTAGAAAATCAGATGGACAATGTATAGATGAAATCATACAGTACCTACAGGAACAGGGGTTATGGGATCAGCAACAAGAACCAGTACAGGAAAAGGTAGATATGCAGATAGATGGTGTATGCTATATAGTGACACCGGCAGTAGCAGATACTATACACAATATACTACAGCAGGAAGGTACGAGGAATGATAGTGAGAAAAAGAAATGGCTGATGTCTACTATGGATGGTGTACAAGTATATCAGGGAGACAGTATATGGTTGGAAAGGCTGAATGTGAATGACTGGACAACAGAAACCATAGAACCATGCCCAGAATGTATCTCATACGATGTAGACAATTATCAATACTGGAAGAATGCTGATGTATTGAATATATACATAGCGGATAACAAACCAATGTTCAGTTACCGGGAATTACAGATACTGATAGATGGTAGATTAGAAGCTCCTCGGACAATACAGAAATGGAATAGTGAGCAACTGGTATGGCAAATACGTCAAATAGCAATGAACAAGTTAGCAAACAAGCAATAGAACTATGAGCCTCAGACAGGACCTATTAGAAGAGATCAAAGCTGGTAGAGCACCAGGTGGAGGCACTATACCGATAAATCTAGATAGGGTATGTGACTATATGGAGATAGGCAAGAGTACTATGGTGTTGATAGGTGGAGAGCCTACTGCAGGTAAGACAACTCTCGCACAGACTACATTCATCATAGATCCTATAGAATGGTACCTGAAACACAAACCGGTAGGGATGAAGTTATCTGTGATATCGTTCCTGATGGAAAGGCGTATGACGGCATACAGTAGCCGCTGGATCTCCAGAAAGATATATGAAGAAACAGGTAGAGAGATACATCCGAAACGGATACTGGGTAGAAAGGTGAATGAACAGCTATCTGATGAGGAATATGCTCTGTTGGAAAAGTACAGTGAAATACTAGATGAGTGGGAGAAGGATGATCTACTGATAGCATTCCAAGGAAGTCACAACCCTACAGGTATCAGCAAGTATATAGAAGCATTCGCCAGGAAACACGGTACTATAATAGACAAGGATAGGTCAGATACCAGTATGGACAATATACTGGCAAAGAGGGAGTACAAACCACATCACCCCAACCATATAGTACTGATAGTAGGGGACAATGCAAGTGTACTGGATCAGGAGAAGGACCTGAAAGAAAAAGGACTAGTAGACAAGTTCAATAGAACTATGTATGAAGCTAGAGATATATACGGATTCTCTCCAATCATAGTACAGCACTTGAACAGGGCTATATCAGATACCAGTAGACGGAAGTTGGTAGGGGATCTGGTACCGAAACTCAGTGACTTCGCAGATAGCTCACAGACTCAGAAATCAGCAGATATAGTATTAGCAATGTTCAACCCATATCCACATATACCTGCAGGGGAAAGGGCAGACCACAATGGATATGATCTACAGAAGTTACGAGACAAGAAGTTACGTACCTATTACCGGTCACTACATATGCTGAAGAACAACTTCGATGGTGAGAATATACAATGGCCAATAGCTATGCACCCAACATATGGAATATTGAAGACTATGCCCCGTATCACAGTAGAGAGTCCTATAGACAATGCTATATATGGGGAGATAACCACTGGTCGCTACTTCCTACCTACAGAGATAGAACGGGAAGAGAAACAGATAATGAGCAAACCCTTCCAGGGATTTCCTTCAAATAGAGATAGGATAATACAAGAAAAGTAGAACCAAATAGTTGGAAATCCCAGTGAAATGTACGACATTTGTATAGACAAAACGGATGGTACCCGTTATCAAGATATTGGCCTATTAGGACAAAGCTGTGTACCATACAGTTAGTTCTGGTAGGCCATAATAGTCTATAGGAATGAAAGAAATATGGTTAGGTGGAAAACATGGTTCAGTTATTGAGAATTATGCAATGGTAGATGATGAAGACTACGAATGGTTGAATCAGTATAATTGGAGTGGTTATAAGCACCATCATACAGAGGCTATATATGTTACTAGACGTGGCTGTAAAGAGTACCTTGAAGGTAAACAAAAATATACAACTATTCGAATGCATAGAATGATACTGTCTATAACTGATTCCAAATTATTCGGAGATCATATAGACAGAAATACACTGAACAATCAGAGAAGTAATCTGAGAGTAGCTACTAATGGGCAAAATATAGCTAATAGTGAAAGAAAAATCAGCGATAAAGTTACTTCCATATACAAAGGTGTATCATTACAAAAGAATCGTGAAAAATATAGTTATTGGGTAGCTGAGTTAGATTGTAATAATGTAACATATAGAAAGAATTGCAAATTAGAAGTAGAAGCTGCTGTAGTATACAATGAAATGGCATTGAAATACCATGGGGAATTTGCAAGATTGAATGTATTGACCTCTGAAAAGTTGAAAGAGTATGAAGATTATATAAGCAGTTTACCAAAAGAAGGCTACAAAAAATGTAGAATGTGTAGTGAAAATAAATTGTATGATCAATTCAATAAACATAGTCGAAAAAATAGAAAAGGAGATGGTCTCTACTCATATTGTAGATTATGTGCAAACAATTACAGAAAGAAAAGAAATGCCAGACAACGTATTATGAACGAGGTAAAAGCAGTAACAGAATGACAGCAGAACAGATAATAAGAGAGGATAAGCTATTATGGAATATCTCCGAGAAGCATGGAATGACAGAAAGTATTGAAATATATATGGAAAAGTACTCCAGGCAAGAGTGTATAGCAGTACTGGAATGGGTAACTACAAAATGCTCTACATTCGAACAAGAAACTAACACTCGGGAGCAACTGTATCAGCAGTACATAGACAGTAAAACAGAGCAGATATGAGATCAGTGATAGAAATTACACAGGAAGTGTTCAAAGAAATGCATGTGAAATATTCGGAAGATATAGGAAATGCTGAGATGTCAGAAATATGTCACCGGTATGCCAGAGAAGCTATAGACGAACTACGGGATAGGTTAACTATTAGTGTAGTATCAGATAGGGACTATAGTGATATGGATGAAATAGTAGAAACACTGAAAAATGAATTACAATAACCATGACAGAACAAGAAATAGAAGCAGCCTGTTGGGCTCATATACAGCAAGCAGAGAACTGGATGACTCCCGAACTCTCTGATGGGTACAACGAGAATGAGGTATATAGAGCATGGAAAGCCGGATACAAAGCTGCACAGGAAGAGTATGAGCTAGATGCAGAACGATGGAAAACATTCATAGCCATTACAGACAAGAAGAACAAGTAAACAAACAACATATGGAAACAAACAAAGAAGAAAAGAAAGGAGGTATCGTTCTACCTACAGCACCAAGAAAAGCAACTGCAGTGAATCCGAGAAACCTACTAATATATGGGAAAGAGAAATCGGGTAAGACAACTGCATGTAGTCAATTACCGAACCATTTATTGATAGATGTAGAAGATGGGGCAGAGTTTGTTACAGCGAATGTAATGCTGCCACCATCTGCATATGGGCCAGTATCCCGATTCAAGTGGTTAAAAGAACTAGCAAAGACTATCAGAGAAGCAGGATATCCATATGACTATGTAATTATAGATACTATTTCACAGTTAGACATTGATGCTGAGGCTGTAGGAACATTTTCATATATGCATAGTGTAGCTGGTAAGAATTTCAATCGGGTTACAGATGACCAAGGGCAGATAGTTATAGATCCAAATACAAAGAAATCAATTATGCTACCACCATCTGATCCAAATTATCAGAGTGTATTATCTCTCCCGAACGGTTTTGGCTATCAGTACAGTAGGACTGCTATATTGGACATATTTGAGGCATTGAAGAATCTGGGAAAGATATGTACTATATTCGTGTGCCATGTGGCCGATAAGATGATAGCCGAGAAGAACAAGGAACAGGTAATGATCAAGGATTTAGCCCTGGTTGGAAAAACGCGCGATATACTTCCCCGACTTGTGGACGGAACTGCTAATGTGTGGAATGAAGATGGTACATTCATGATTTCATTTAAGGGTAATGACCAACAATTAGGTGGTGTACGTGCTACACATTTGACAGGATTTTCTGGGCCATTAAACTGGGGCAAAATTTTCATCTCACCTGACAAGAAGTAGATATATGAGAACAGCAAAAGAAGTAGCAATGGGACTATTATACGCACATGACCAATCAGATGGTGTATGGACAGATAGTATTGTATATGCAGCTATGCGAGAATATGCCAAGGGGGTTATAGACCATATACTCTCTAGGCCAGATATGATATATGTAGATGATGAAGATGGTACTGCTGAATATAGTTATGATACATTCGAGAAATTCAAACAGGAATTACAATGATACAGACAGCAGAACAGTATATACAAGAAATGCTAGGAGAACCCAAAACAGGTGATAATATGTATGCAATATCACCGAAAACACTGGCCCTACTATTACGTACATATGGGAAGAGTATAGTGATAGAATGTGCAGGTAAAGCAGTATGTGAATATGATGACAACGTGAGTATGATGGCAACGGTGAAAATACATGAAATAGACAGAAATTCAATAATAACAGTAATGAAATCCATATGAGTCAATCACTAATACGTACAGATATAGGTAAGATGATACGTGATACAATGAAAGGAAAGAGTGATACTGTCAGTACAGACGAGGTATTCTCATATATAGTATGGTTATGTAAACATAGCAAAGTGAAAGTAATTAGCAGAGAAGAATTCGATAAACACATAGAAAAGTCAATTTACAAATAACAAACAACAAAACAAATAGACACATGGAATTAGTGAAACAAACAAATACAGGAAGTGGTGGTAAATTATTCACTGGCATATTCTCGGCAAAGGTCATTGCTATTAATCCAGATAGGGCAGCAGTTGCAGAAATGTACAATAGTACTGTAGATCCAGAGAAGAAGGAATTGGAGTATGAGGGAAAATCGAAAGATGGTGATGAACAGATACAGATAGTACCATGGGTAGAAATTACTAGTAGTGAGTTCACTGGTCAGAAATTCCGTATACCATACTATATCACAGACAAACTGATGATATGGCCAACATCGAAAAAACTGCAGTTCGTATCTCAGACTGGAGATAACGGTAGTGCAGATAGTCTAGAGAACCTACAGGATTGGTTCACACATTTCCAGGATTTCAAATCCAAGGAGAATACAGCAGACAAAATAGTTAGGCAAGGGCTCTCTGGTGAGGCAGACTGGTACAAATTCCTGAAACCCTGGTTATCCAATGTGAAGTTTTCTGATCCAGCTACCAATATACTATTTGACTCTAAGAAACTATTTCGCAATGTAGATAAGTATATTACAGATGAATATCGTGCATTGTTGAAACTGTCAAAGGAAGATTCTCTAACAGGTGAGATAGTGATACTGGCATATGTACAAACAAAAGAAAAGGATGGTCAATTGGTACACCAACAGAAATTCTGGCCAGAAATACTAGGTCGGCAGGTAAAAGATGGTAGCCGTTATTCACCTACTATGCAGGTTGTTAATAGTGCTGTTAGTACAGGTAATTGGAAAGGTGGACTAGAAAAATGGCACAAGCAAATTACAGATGTAGAGCATGGTTGTAAAGGCAGTTATACAATGGGATTACTGACAGAGTTTGATGCAGCCACATTCCAGCAATCAACTAACAATACCTTCATACCAGCAACAGATATAATAGCAGATACAGATTACTAGTTCACAACCAAGGAGTAGAAGAGATGTAGTATTGCAAGATCCAGGGCAGTAATCTATAGATTGTGAATCTGTGAGCAGTACTACTCTCATATACTCTGACAAACAAACAAATAGAATAGATATGAACAAACAATGGCAGTATATTTCCGAGAATGGTGACCAGGCAGTATCACTAATTAGCGATGATAGTGTAGTATTCTATATAGATGACCTGAACAAGGAAGTAGTAGCAGATATAGTGAAATTATGGAATAGTGGAGCAGATGTAAATACAATACAGAAAACACTGGACAAAGATCCACGAGTTACCCTAGATGAAAGTGACTATGTAGTAGAACAAATAGAGAACTGGATACAATTGAATCCGCCAGTAGAAGGTGACCAGATAGCAGCAAATGTCCAGATAGGTGTGGATACAATGACACCGAATGAAGTAGCTAATACACTCACTACCATAGCAGAACAGATAACCAACAAACAAACAGATATGATAGAAGATACAACACAGATAGCAGAAAGGCAACAACTGATAGACTCGGTAACAAAACCATTATCCCTATCAGCAGATGGAAAGAAATCCAGGACACCTCGTACTACTACAGTGAGAAGTACAGGTAAGGTAGATACAAAGGATCTAGTTGCAGCTATGAAAGAGAAAATAACACTGATAGAGTATGTAGATAATGCAATAGCAGATATAGAGCTACCAGAGGCTCTTAGCAAGAGTGCTAGGGAAATACTGATCCAGATGCAGAAAGCTATAGATACGGCCAAGGGTGAAGCAATACAGTCAATACAGGCACTATAATAGATAACAACAAATACAACAGAATGGAGAACGGACAACAGGTAGAATATAGTGAAATTGATTGTGAAGGACTAGCGAAGTGTTTGGCTACTGAGGATTGGAAGAAAGAAACAAATGGAATACCAGAGCAAGATCTATATCAGATTGGATGGGCAGTAGACCCAATAACAGGTGAGAGAACAATAGTGAAAGAGATCAGAGACAGATGGAGTACACTGATGTTCAACCTGTATAGCTCATATATGATACTGATAGATGAATTTCGCAGAAAAGAATAGGTAACAAGTTACAAACTGATGATATGAATCTGGTGAAACGCAAAGAAGTTGTGAATATCACAGCAGAGTGGTTACTAGATAGATTATCGGTCATGCAGATATACACCCAATACGTATCAGATATAGTGCTACATGGGAAAATGAAAAGTCCTATTCGCACAGATAAACATGAAGGTAGTTGGAGTATATTCGAATCAGATGGAACAATATTGTGGAAGGATTTTGCAACAGAAGAGAGAGGTAATGTGTTCCATCTGGTGATGAAGATGTATGGGGATAGTTATGACAAGACTCTCACTCGTATAGCCACTGACATGGGCCTGATAGATGTATCTGGACAGGATATGGGTAAAAGGGTAATTCCAGGCAATTCTGATAGGGTTCCCACTGTTAAAAAGGCTGCACTGATACAAGTTACTGCTGTCAGGTGGTCTGATAGAACACTCGGATACTGGCAGCAGTTTGGTATCAATAGAGAGCAACTGGATAGAGAACAGATATATCCAGTTCGAGAATGGTACCTGAATAGAGTACGGCAACCTATATATGATGGAGAGTTGTGCTATTGCTATAGATATCCAGGTAGTACACCAGATGAGGATAAGTTCAAGCTGTACTATCCAATGAGAGGAAAGGGAGAAAAATGGCCAGCAAGTAATATCAGTACACGAGTTGTAGAAGGGCTAGACAGATTGAATGGTCATGAGAAGGTAGTTGTATGCAAAAGCCGCAAGGATAGATGTACTCTCGAGCAGATACTACCAGATACTATAGGGCTCATATCAGTGCAGAATGAATCCATTAGTGCATGGACAGATGATCTACTACAGATACTACAGGGTAGACAGGTGTGGATATCATATGATAGTGATAGTCCGGGGAAACAGGCATCCAGAAGAGTCAATGAGAAACACCCATGGATGAGACATGTGAATGTACCAGACAACTACAGCCCCTACAAGGACTGGGCAGAGATGTATGCAGCTGGTATGAAGGAACAGATCGTAGAGCACTTCAAGAACAAACAGATAATATAGATACACAATGAAAGAAACAAAGAACTACATATTAGGCTACAACAGATATCAGGGGAAAGTTGTGACCTACAATTCAGAAGAGCAAGCAAAAGATTCTGGGGGATATTGGAGAGTAATAGAAGCCGATGATTACAAATCTGCAAAGGATAAATTCATAGAAATCTACCATGAAAATCATATAGAATCTGAATAGAATTTCGTACCTTCGTACTGCTCATTACCGAATACCATGTACATAGTCAATAACCATTCAACAATACGCACTACAGCACAGATGCATCATACCTCTATGGTATCGGTGATGAGCCTTCTGTGTATGTAGTGCATGTTACGTTATGGAAAATTGCAGAATAGAAAACGGAGAGATGAATACAGTCTCCGATGCTGTTGAAATATGGAAACCGGTAACTGGATATGAGAAATTCTATGAAGTATCCAATCAAGGTAGAGTTAGGTCACTAACCAGAACTGTAACAAGACGAAATAGATGGAATCCTGACAAGCCTCTCATACATATAAGAGAAGGTAGATTATTACGTCTTATAGATGCAGATGGATATAAGTATCTACCACTAACGAAAAACGATAAGCAGTCAAATTATAGAGTACATAGACTTGTTGCTATAGCATTTATACCGAATCCGGAGAACAAACCAGAAATCAATCACATAGATAAGGTAAGAGACAATAATCGTGTAGAGAATCTGGAGTGGTGTACACATTCTGAAAATATGCAGCATGCCTGTAGGACATTTCCATTTCGAAACTATAGCAATAGACCCAGAGGAGAAAAGTCAGCTACATCTATATGGACAGATCGTGATGTAATAGGAATGAGAAAAATGCACAAAGAAGGAAAAAATAGAATGGAAATAATGAAAGTATACAATATAAAGAAACCTACATTGGATTGTATACTATATAACAGAACTTGGAAACACATAAAAGACAATGAAATATGACACAAGAACATGCAGAGAAATCAGGTACCTGGTATAGAGAAGTTATAGCAGATGGCCTGAAACAAGCAAAGGAAGAGTTTATAGAACAATATAGAGAGAATCACCATGAACAAGAATAGGTCACAATACTCAAAGCGAACAACAATGAATACAGCAATAGAACGAGCACAGGAAATACTGGATAGACAAGACAGGTCTCCATTGCAGGGTCTGGTAGAAGTATTGGAGAAACAAAAGAAAGTGAAACAAGATCTAGTAGTACCATCTGGACATATACGATATGATGCAGTTAGTGGTCTGCTACATGTATTGGATAGTGAATATAGTATATCAGACCTGGCACATGACCAGATAGGACAGAAGTTAGAAATACCAGCAGCGTACTATAGAAAGTTGAGAACTACATACCCAGAACTACTGGCCAGTAATATCAATATGTGGTTGAGCAAGAAGGAACAGACCAAGTACTTGTTACGGACATTCAACTATGGAGAAGAGGGAACAGAGAACATATGTAGAGCAATGTTGAGTAACAAATACAATATACTGGACAACTATGATGTACTGATAGCAGCACTGGAAGCAATCAGGAATGCAGGTATAGACGTGGAAATAGTGAAAGCAGAAGTTACAGATAAGAGAATGTATCTCCACGTAGTGGCACCACAGATACATATAGAAGCAACGGAGTTATTGGATGGATATCTGGCAGATAGAGCAAATGCAGTTACTGGTAATGGTATCATATCAGGACTGGTAATCAGTAATAGTGAGGTGGGTCTTTCAGGTTTTGAAATATCAGCTCGTGCTCAAATACTGAAATGTAAGAATGGAATGCACGATAGAATGGCTAGATTCCGTAAAGTCCATCTAGGTGGAGTAATGAATGACGGTATAGTAGAATGGTCTGGTAATACTATCAATAAGAATTATGAATTAATAATGTCACAAATCCATGATAGTGTAAAACTTTATCTGAGCAAAGAATATTTGGGGCAACTTACTACAAAACTACAGAGGGCAAAAGATATATTGATTGAAAATGAGGTAGCTATTATCGAGAATGTGTCAAATGCAATAAATATACCAGAGCAATATCGACAGAATATACTTCGTTATTTTCTGAAAGATGGGGATAATAGTGCGTTTGGTGTATATAATGCAATTACCCGTGAAAGTCAGAAAATGAGTCCTGATATGCAATTCGAGATAGAATCAGATGCATTTGAAATTCTCCCGAAAATGAAAAGTTTCGATAAGATAATTAGTAAAAACTAAGGAAAAGTTAGTACCTTTGTATAGATAAGTTGCGGTAACAACTATACAAAGAAATTCATGGCCTGTTGAGCTGGATCTGTTACCGCAGTGAAAGTTCTACAGGCCAAATTTTTGTTATGAGAGAAGTATATATACAGGAAAAGTTCTTTAGTAAGAATGTTGATAAGACCGGTATCTATAGTATAACCTGTAAAGTGAATAATAAAGTGTATATAGGTTATGCAAATCACTTTAATAAAAGATGGGATAGCCATAAGAAGAAGTTGAGATATGGTTATCATAGAAACCCTCATCTACAATCTGCATGGGATTTGTACGGTGAACAGATGTTTAAGTTTGAAAGAATAGAACTCTGTTCAAAAAGCGAATTAAAAGCTAGAGAAAATTACTGGTGTAAGTTACTTAATACTCATAATAATAAAATAGGGTACAATTTAAGAGGGACCGGAGAATATGGGGTGTCTGAACATTCCAAAGAAAGTAAAGAGAAAATAAGAGCAGCTAGAAAATTACAAGTTATAACCCAAGAACATAAAGATAGAATATCCCAAGGTTTAAAAGGTTATAAAAGAACTAAAGAAGAATATCAAAAGAGTTATCGAACAAAACAAGAACGAGGGTTAATACGACCTGTTATACAGATGACTATAGGCGGTATAAAGATAAAAGAATGGGAAAGTGCTGCTATCGCATGTAGTGAATTAAAATTGCATAGAAGTGGAGTAAGTAATGCATGTAAAGGAAAGATAAAAAGTACAGGTGGGTATACCTGGAAATATAAACCAACAATCAGCAAGAACTAGACAAGTTCATATACAGATATATCCAGATACAAGCAGACACAAGCAGACACAATGAATTATCCAGGTACATGAGTAGACAACTATACATATCAGCAGATAATACTGGTTAGATTCTGTAGGAGGTTGACAATCAAATTGCTGATGATGGGATAGGCTATATGGTATACTGGAGGAAATTACTAGCTGCTGTGGTATACTGGATATATCTGCTATATGCTGCAGATAGAAAAACAATACAAACAAACAAATTATGGGATATATTACTGTATATGAGTTAGAGGTACTAGAAGGTGATAGCAACCTGATAGCAGAGTTCAGAGAAGAATGTGAAGAAGCCAGATGGATACTGGATGTACTATGAAAAATATGAGGAAATGGAACTACGAGATGGCCCCAAACAACTGTCAGATATGGAATATGATAGTGACTGGACGTGGCTGATACCCATAGTGAAAAGAGCAATGTTCGAGATACGTATGGAGATATCAGAAGACCCACTAGCAATATTGGGAGGGGATGATGAGAGGAAAAAAGAACTGAGACGCACCAGAGACAAACTAGAAAATACACTGCTGACATGTGATATAGAGAAGTTACATCCAATAGTAGTACAGGCAATCAAATTGATCACAGGTAAACAGTAGTAGTATGACACGCAAGAAAGCAATAGACAAGATAGTACAAGATGATATAGATGATATACGTCAAGAACTACAGGGGAGAGGAGAACCATGCTATCTGGTAGATATACTGATACAGGGCCATGTAGGATACCAGGAAATGAACAATCTGGAACTAGAAACAGAACTATGTCAGAGATTCGACAAGGAATATACTGTCACAGGTAATTGATCACAGGTAACAAGGAATAGAGATATGAGCAATGGAACAATGACAGTACTAGGACATACTGTAGAGTATGACAACCATACCGGAGATACTATAGATACCGAAGAGATAGAAAATGATATCAGACAAGGTTATGCATCAGAAAGACTATGGATGAAGAATATGGTACTATGTATAGGAAGTTGGAAGATATCGAACCCTGAAGCAGATAAGTGGAAGAATATAGCTAAGAAACTCTATGACGCTGTTATCAGTGCAGATGAGTGGTCAATATATCATCTATCTACAGCGTGTAATGAATACAGAGAGGCAATAAAAGAACAAGAGCTATGACAATTACAGATGCAAACAGGGGTAAACTACAAGCACAATTTGGTACCTGGCTCGAACTCATAGCTCCATTTATTGAGTCAACAGCATGGGATTCTATAATAGGCACATTGAAAGCAACTACTGCAGCTAACAAAGAGGTTTATCCAGCTAGTAGCGAATTATTCAAATCATTTGCCCTCTGTAACAGGAACAAGTTGAAAGCAATAGTGATTACAGGTGGGCCATATGCAAACAAATTACAGGGGAAAATCATAGCCAATGGCATTCCATATGACAGTTCAAATGTGAAGTATGATCAACCTGTACTATACAACTGGTACCAGGCGTATGAGAAGGACTATGGGTTTGATCCAGATAATGACCTATCACTAGATCTCAGCTATCTGCTAACTCAGGAACATGTATTACTGATAGGTAGTAGTTTGACAGTTGAAACCCAGAAACCGGAAATACATGCACAATTATGGGAACCCATGTGGAAGTACATTATAGAGGAAATAATCAACCAGTACTACAGAGGATTACCTATTGTACTGATAGGATTACAAGCTGGTAAACTGGAGAAGTATATCGCACCAATGTTACATCATGTACTGAAAGTAGAAGATCCACAGACAGCTGTACAATACAATAGGCCCTGGAAATCAGATGGAATGTTCTCATTTTGTAACAGAATACTGGCAGCTAACAATAGTAGTGGGTATCAGAATGAGATTAGATGGGTGAGAAAAAAGAACGAAAACAAGGATGAAAAAGTACCTTGGAGTACAGTAGATGAGAATCAGACCATTGGTGAATTACCATGGCAACAAAAACGATAACATATGGAAACAATAAAGGGATATGCAGTGCTCTCGGAGACGATAGGTTCACCAGAACTAGTGTGGAGAACAGTAGAAGGAGAACAGACACTCCCACAGGTATTCGAGAGTGAAAGAGCAGCACAGCTAGAGATACTCGATGACCTGCAGAGTGATATAGAGCAATTTCGTAGTGGAGAACGTGAATGGGATGAGATACACTGGCCAGATGAGTACACAGTAGCACAGATAGAGATAGCAGAGGATGGCAGTATAGTAGTATACCAGCAGTGGGATTCTCCGGAAGTTCCCGGTATGATCATCAAAGGGACAATAATAGAAACAACATTGAAAAGTTGGCGAGACAATCTGTAGAGAGATGAGCAAAAAGAAACTTACCACCAAGGATATAGTGAAGGAAGGTGAAATGATATGGGATGATCAGATAGTGGATATACCGGTAGAATTCGATGAAGAAGAGCTGGAAGTGTATGAACCTACAGATGATGAGTTACTAAATAAATAACAGTAGTATGGGACTAATAATAGCAGAATCGTTCAAGAGGTTCTTCGAGGTAAATAGGAGCAAAAGTAAGATAGCGAATATATTGCTGCAGGATACATACACAACTACAGAGTTTGCAAATTATATAGCACGTAGAGGAGATATGATATCGTTCCTTCCAGCAGGTAAAGAGCATACAGTGAATGACAATGGAGATTGGAAGAGAGAGAACAGGCAGATATCAAGAGCAGGGAAGTTAGCAAGAAAGTTGATAGATAGTACACATATAGACACACTAGAGCTGAAAGATACAGACTTTGAATTGTTCAGTAATCTGATAAAAGCAGATAAGATCAATGATGAAGATTGTCAGGTACAGTTCATAAAAGTGACAGGAAAGGATATCAGATACAGGTATAATGAGGAAAATCACAGCAAACTATATACTCTCGGACAACTGGGGGATAGTTGTATGAGGTATGAAAATTGTGAGAGATATCTGGATATATACGTAAAGAATCCAGACAAGATATCTATGCTGGTGATGATAGACTGTGAAAACAATACTGTAGGTAGAGCTCTTGTATGGAATACCAACAAAGGAATGTTCATGGACAGGGTGTATGCTACAGATGCTCACCAGAAGATGTTTGAGAACTATGCAGAGGAGAAAGGTTGGATGTACAAGAAAGTACATTCAAATGATGTAGATGGTCATATAGTGAGAAATGGAGAATCCTGCAGTAGAACACTGATAGTAGAACTGGATGAGTACGAGTTCGATGAATATCCATATGTAGATACATTGTGTTATCTAAGTGATACTGGCAAGATATCTAATGATAGTGGATACAATGACAAGGAGCTCAGAAGTACATCAGGAAGTTGGGAGCAGCAAGAAGATAATCACGATAATGAATGTTGGGATGAGGAAAATGAGGAGTATATAGATGAAGGGGATGCAGAGTATATAGAAGGATATGGTAATGTTCATCGTGACAATGCAGTGCTAGATGACTATACAGACAATTATATCAGGAGAAGGGATGCTCAGAGATTGGAAAATGGCAAATGGTGTCATGAAAACAATGCTAATAAGACACAAGATGGATGGGTGCATGATGATGATCTGGATAACTATGAGTGCATTAATGGTACATACTACAATAGGCAAGATGACTGCGTTCTGGATAGTCTGACAGATGAGTATATACTGGAAAGTGAGTCAGTAGAGTTGTATGATGGTGACAGAACTCATGAAGATAGCAGAGAGATAGTAGAAATGGACAGCAGTTATGGGGATAACATATACTGGAAGAAAGATTGTTGTACTAAGTGTGTGTATGTTGATACATGGTTCCTAACAGAAGATACAGTACCGTTATACAGTGGAAATAGTGTAGCACAGACAAATCTGGAAGCCTGTATAGCAGAAGGTAATGAAATAGTGATAGCCGATAACCAACTAATACTGGAAATGTAATGGATAAAATACTAGAACAGATACTGTGGACACAATCAGAAACATACAACAGTAAAGAAATGCACAAGACCATCCGGGGAATAGTGAAAACTATACCCGGGTGTGTAGTGCATGAAGACAATGGGAATATATACGTGACAAAGGGTGTAGCAGATGCATACAACTGCATAGTATCACATACAGACACAGTACATAGGATTATAGCCAAGAAAGACTACAAAGTAGTGCAGATGGAAGATCGTGTGTTTGCGTATGATAAAGGAAAAGGAAAAGCTACAGGTATAGGTGGAGATGACAAGTGCGGTATAGCAATATGTCTTCAGGCATTGATGCAGTTAGATGTATTGAAAGTTGCATTCTTTCGTGATGAAGAAGTGGGTGGCTTAGGCTCACAAGAGGCAGATATGGAATGGTTTGATAATTGTAACTATGTACTTCAGTGTGACAGAAAAGGTAACTCAGGGTTTGTACAGGAGATATACGGTGAGATCATGTTCGATGAGGCATTTGAGGAAGCTGTAGGGCCTATTATAGATACTTATGGGTATGCCACAGTGAGTGGTATGTTTACAGATGTATATCAATTAGTGTGTAACGGTCTCCAGGTAGCATGTGCCAACATAGAATGCGGATACTACAACCCTCACTCAGAAAATGAGTATATTGTGCTGGAAGACTATGAAAGGTGTAAGAAGATGGTACTGCATATACTGGAAAGAGTCAATGACCGATATGAAATAGATCGTGATTACAATGACCGATATGCAGGATATGGAGAATACAAGTGGACAGAAACTGGAGACAAGTATATGGACCACTGTTGGGGATGTAATGAATACAAAATAATAGATGAAACAGAGATGATATGTGATACATGTATGGAGCATTGTATGAAAGAGGTACATACCAAAAAACCTGCAGAACTGTTTCCAGAAGGAAAATGGTAATAATATGACACCAGTAGAAGCAAAGAAGAAGATCAAAATGATGAAGACAGGAGTGTTCACTCAGTTGGCTATGGAGATAGTGAAGTACCTTCATGAAGTCAAGATGGGTGAACCTCCTGCCAGTGTAGAAGAGTATGCAGGTATCACGAAAGAAGTACTACAGGTACTCTCCAGCAGATACAGTGAAGTGTTACTGAAGAAGGTAGTGAAGGTGAAACAACAGGATATAGAAACAGCGATAAACCTACAGAAAGATGGAAAGTACTAGGCAAGAAGTACCATGGACATGGTGTGGTGAATGGATAACACCAGAAGTAGTACCGGAATGGGCAGTAGCTATGGTGTACAAGATAACCCGTATGTGGTGGGATGATATGAAAGGTCATCAGGTACAGGTATATATAGGTAAGAAGATGCTCACCAGTACCAGACGAAAGAAGATAGGAGTACGAGCAAAAAAAGCAAGTGGTACCAGGAAGACATACGAGACTACAGTGAAACAGAGCAACTGGCCAGAGTACTGGGGAAGCTGCAAAGAGCTCATAGAGGACCAGAAACAGTATCCGGAACAATTCACTAGACAAGTGCTGGAATGGTGCTACAGCAAGAAGAATGCCACATACCTCGAACTGAAGTACCAATTCCAGTACAATGTGCTAGAGAATAGAACGTACAACAACAACATCAACGGTAGTCTGTACAGGTATGATACTGATAGACACCTGTACAATGAGCACAAAGAGAAGATGAGGAGTACACCACGGAAACCAAGAACCAAAAAGAACATACAATGAACATAGGTAAGAAAGTTACAGATAGCAGAATATCAGAGAACCACTACAGAGCAATCAAAGATCGACTCAGCTACAGTAGCATCAAAACATTCGACACTGACAGGAGGAAATTCTATCAGGAATATGTACTGGGGGAACCAAGAAGGGAAAAGGAAACAATAGCCACAATCATGGGTAGTATGGTGCATCTGCTACTCTCTCTCCCACAATCATTCGATGAGAAATTCCATATAGCTAGTGCACCGGAACCTACAGGACAGATGCTGGAATTATGTGAGGCCCTGTACAGTAGAGCACTGAAATCCATTAGTGATGGTGTGCAGAAAGACAAGTTCGAAACATTGTTCACAGATGCAGTCAATAGTGTGAAGTATGACTATAACATGAAAGAAGTGAAGTTCGTAGGAAAGAACCTGGAACAGATCATTGCACTATTCACCACTACAGACAAGAAGGGAGTTACTCCAGAACAATGGTACAAGGAGAAGATAGAGTGTGTGGGTAAGCAGATAGTCAGTGTAGGTAATATAGAGACAGCAGAGAAGATAGTACAGAAAATCAAAGAGCATCCGTATACAGCCAGTATAGCCAATATGCAGGAATCTCATGATATGGAAGTCTACAATGAATGGCCGATCATGTTCATGATAGATGGTGTAGAATGCAAGAGCATGGTCGATAAGCTGATAATTCATCACGATAAGAAGGAGATATGTACATATGACTGGAAAACATCATGGGATAATGAGAATCCGGAGTATGCATATGTGAAGTTCGGGTACTATATCCAGGCATGGATGTACTGTCAAGCAGTTATGTACTGGGCAAAGGAAAGTGGGTTAGGAGAGTATGTGATAAAACCCATGGAGTTCATATTCTGTGATACACAGGGGTTCTCAGCACCTACGATCCTGCAACTATCCATGGATGATATAGAGAGGGCAGGAAGGGGGTTCAGACTGCGTGGAAAGAGGTACAAGGGAGTAGATACACTACTGCAGGAAATTGCATGGCACATCAGTACCGGTGACTGGAGTACTCCATATGATGTATGGAAGAACAATGGATATATACAGTTACGACTAGACTATGGGTCACGGATATAGATAACAAGGTAAAAAGAACAACAAACAGACAATGAAGAAACAGAATGATATGAAAAAGAAAATGAAAGTAGGTATAGGAATAGATGGACAACCATTCCAGTTAGATATGAATAAGAAAGAACTCACTACCGGAGATATAGTAGACTGTGGTGTCAAACTGCAAGTGTTATCAGATGAGCCACAACAGAAAATAAGTATAGCATATTCCAGATGGAAATTAGTAAACTGGTGGAGAAAAATAACAAAGACTCAGAAAGTAGAACAATGTTGGGTATATAGTGTGAAACTGGTAAAATAGTAGATAAATATGAAATCAATAGAAAAAGTAATCAAGAGTATGCGGTATGGTGCTCACAAAGGTTCATATGAGCCAATACTGAAAGCATGGGCAGAGGAGATAATAGATGAGTGTGCTATGAAGGCGAATATCATGATAGATAAACATGGATATGGAGGAAAACAGCAGGTATCACTCACATGGTATGAAGTAGATGATGATGAAAGTATACATGTAGATAGAGAATCTATAGAACGAGTAAAGCAACAACTATGATACAGAGAGTAAAAGAACTGTACAAGCAGATAGCAGATGCACATGAGAGAGCAGATGCAGAACTACATGAGTTGGTAGCAAGTACACTGGATGATGCTCTATACCTGAACTGTGAACTATACAAATATCCAAGAACAATCAATGAGATAGTATGACACCCAAAGATGTAGAAGACGGTCAGAGGTTCACTATCCACAACCAGAATGAGGTGTGGCACATGGAGACTAGAGATGTAGATGAAAGGAGTATATGGTACATAGAACCCGGACAAACACATAGAGATATGTACGATGAGAATGGTAGAACAATGTGGGGAGCACACTGGAATATGGAAATAGAACTAGTGAAGGAATAAATAAACAACAAACACACACAATATGAAGCACCACTGGATAATCAAAGTACTGATAGTAGTAGGAACATTGTCACTACTCACAGCTATCAGTCAATGGAATGAACACTGCAGGATGAACACACTGGAGAAGGCCCTGATACGGCTACAGGAGAATGATGCAGTACAAGATAGTACTATACAGATACTGTTATATACAAATAGAACTGATAGTATGGTATGGGTGTATGAACACAGCAAAATAGAGTAGATGACAACAGAAGAACGTAGTGAGTTGAGAGCATTTTACTGCAAGGAATATAGAATACGTACAGGTGTAGCTCTCAAGTGTATGGAGCAGGGGAAAATACAACCGTCCAGATGTAAATCCATATGCAGGAAGAATGTATTACAGATAGCAGCAGAGTACATAGAGATACCAGTACAGCAGATAACTAGCAAATCCAGGAAAACAGATCTGGTAGATGCCAGACGTATGATAGCAGGTGTAATGAGAATATACAAGATCACATTCGAAGAAATAGCGCAGATACTAGGAGATAAGGACCACACTACAGTAGGCTACTCACTGCAGAAACTGAAAGACTATTGCAAAGTAGACAGAACCTATAGAGCCAAATACAAAGCATTTTCTGACCATTGTAAGCAAGAGATACTACGACTATACCAGGAGAACAGAGCAAATAAAATCACACAACAACAATAGAATATGGCCAAGGTAAAAAAAGAAGGAGAAGAAAAGTTATCAAAGTTAGAGGAAACAATGAGTAGATTGAACAAGGCATATGGTGCAGGTTCTGTTATATCTATGGGAAAGAAAGAAAGTGGTATATACAATGTAATCAGTACAGGTTCTCTCGGTATGGATTATGTAGTTTTAGGTGTAGGTGGTATAGTTCTAGGCAAAATGTATGAATTCATGGGGTGGGAAGGTACTGGAAAATCAACACTATGTGGAACATTAATAGCTAATTGTCAGAAAGCATATCCAGATAAGAAAGTACTTTGCATAGATAGTGAACATGCTGTAGATATGAATTACTTCCGGAAATTAGGAGTAGATACAGATGCATTACTACTGAATCAGCCATCATATGGTGAAGAAGGTTTCAATATAGCAGAGGAATTGATCAATACAGGAGAAATAGCTCTATGTGTACTAGACAGTGATAGTGGGCTAATACCGAAAATAGTGATGGAGGCTGCAGTGGGAGAACAATCCAAGATAGGCAAGAAAGCATCATTGAATAGCACTAGTTACCCGAAATTGAAAATAGCAGCCCATAACAACAATTGTGCTATAATAGTAGTTAGTCAGTATAGAGAAAAAATAGGGCAAATGTTTGGAGACCCTACTACTACCCAGGGAGGACATTGTTTGAAATTTACAGCAGATGTTAGAGCACAAGTCAGTAAAACATTAATCAAAGCCCCAGATGGAGAATTGAAGCCCGGTAATGAGACAAAGTTCAAAACAATCAAGAACAAAATGTTCCCACCATATAGAGAGCACAAATTCGATATATTGTTCGGTGAGGGTATAGATAAGTTCAAAGAGACAGTGAATATGGCTGAGGAACTAGGAATATTCGAGAGATCGGGTAGTTGGTACAGTTACAATGACCAGAAAGTAGCACAGGGATTTGATAATCTATTGCAATTTATGCGAGATAATGAGGACCTATATATTGATATACAGGGTATAGTAATATCGAAGTTACAACCAGAGACAAAACAATGATATGGACCCATGGGTAGATCTAGAGAGGCACAAGTGTAGTATTGGTAAGCCGATGTATACGAAGAAAGAGGCATATACCAATCTCCAATATCTACAGAATGGTGCTCATAGACGTAGAACATATAGGGAAACCAGTTACGTATACATGTGCCCTCTATGCGGGTTTTACCATTTATCTAGTAAAGAGCACTATGAGGACAACGAAGAAAAGCCATTGATACATGGTAATCAATTTGAACAACTAATACAGAAAACAGATGAATGACAGTATAGAATACACAGACAAGTCCAACAGTGACTACGCAGATGAGCAGGGAAAGAGGTTAGTGAAGCTGAGAGATATACATGGAATGGAAAGGTTCTACATAGATGGACAGGTAGGGACATTCTGGAATGGTGGACCTGTGATGACAGAAGAAGATGTACCACAAGCTGGATATGTATGTGTCAGTGAGGATAGAAAGAATAATGTGTGGTATCCAAATAATACTATAGTACAACTAGTAGATGAACCAGTACCAGACACAGTAGCACAGGCAATGATCAGGAAAGTAGCAGAGATGAAGAGAGATGGTACAATGCCAGCAGAGAATGCTACACCAGTACAACTACCAGTACCAGATGCTATAGTAGATACAGTAGTGAGTAACCTGAGTGTTGGTGGTGATCTGCTACAGGAACAGATAGAGAAGATACGAGAGAGGAATGTACCAGAAGTCAGCGGCCAACTAGAGAAGGAAATAACAGACAAGTTCATCAAAGCAGCTACCAGTATGACAGGTTCAGCAGATATGAGTAAGTTGGAAGGGCTCCGAGATATGGGTAATGTACAATCAACTGATGAGTGGAAATTCTCCATACCACTAGTAGATATCAGTGAACTAGGAAAGGAATTATTGGAGAAAGTACCTGCAGATGAAGCTATACAACATGACATGAGAGAGTTCGATGTATACAACACACTGGAACAGATACTAGCAGATATATGGAAGATACAGACCAGAGAGATAACCATACAGGAACTGGCTATGAAGGTACAACGCAGTATCAATAATGGCGCATATATACAACAGAATGGCACTATCTAGGAAGACTCCATTACAGAGAACAGGAACACTGAAGAAGGGTAAACCACTCAGCAAGGGTACTGGGAGGCTCACCAGAGGCAGCAAACTGAAGAGCCGACCAAAGACTCCAGAGGAGATACAGCAGAACAAAGAAGACACAATGAGAATGTGGGCACTGTTCGAGGAACATTGGCAGAAAAAGCCCCATAGATGTGAGCAGTGTGGTGAAGGTATATGGGGAGAGAACAAGTCACTGTATCACCACCACCTCCTTCCCAAAGGGTTGGACAGGTATGAACACCTGAAGTATGAGTACAGTAATCTGATGATGCTCTGTTGGCAGTGTCACTCGAACGTAGACAGTAATCCAGGAGACAAGGTAATAGAGAGAACAGAACAAGCACACAAACAATTCGGAGTATGACAGACAACAAATCACTAGTACGTACAGTAGTACTACCGGACATGGAAGAAATAGACAATGCAACAGTAGCCCAAATTACAGAGTTGAAGCAAATACTGGTCAAGTATGATGCATTGCTATGTAAAATAATCAGAGGTAGAGTAAGTAACTAATAAACTAGAAATAAATATGAGCAAACAAGAAATGAATACAAGTGGTAAGATGTTATTAGACATATATGGAATAGCACCTTCATACCTAAAAATGGGAGGATTTATACAATGCTATCTACGAGATAGCAGTAGACCTGCAGATTCTTCATATATCACATTGTCATTACTATTTCATCCGGAAGATAATCAACAAGATATGTTCCATGATTTAATGAGTGAATATAATGACATGCAAGTGTTGGTAGATGTGTATAATCATGATGAAGGTTATCATGTAGCTGTATTAAAAATACCACAAGATTATGAACATGACTTTGAGCTATTTCTGCAGGGAAAATATGGAGACTTTAGCAGCAAATTGATAAGTTGTTACATGATGTATATAACAAGGGTAGATCAATGGGGTAATACAGAACAAATACTTAGCCCACAATATAGGATAGTAAATAGGGATGAAAATGTACTGGTATATTGTAATAATTATAAAGAAGGTCAACCTATTGCAGATGGAGAAGTGTGGCCAATACCAGATCTCAATAAAGAAACATTGATTATTGCACTAATAGAACAAGAAGAAAAAACTAAAATACAGTAGTAGGCACCATAACAATGTAGAATATGATAACAAAAGAACCGAAAAAGTTCATAGAGGAACTATTAGACAGTATAGCAGGAGATCCTAGACTAACTGCAAAACTATTCGAAGAGATAAAGAAGGACATGGAAGAACGTTCCCTAACATGGGAGGAATGGAAACAGAAAGTAAAAGACAAAACATTATGATAGACATCAAGACACAGTACCCAAAGGCGTACATCAAGATAAAAGAACAGATATTAACAGAGCTCAACAAGAGTGGTAAGCTATCACCAGAGATAATGAGCGCAGTACCTGTAGACAGTATAGTACAGAATAGTATAGGTGCTGCACCCAGAATGATGTACGATATACTCGATAAAGAAGGTATATATATCAGCATCCACTGGACAGAAGATAGTGGCTGGAACTATGGTATAGGAACACTACAAGGGACTGAGTGGTACAAATGCCGTACAGATGCTGAAGTAGCTGCATTCACATTCGCACTGGAACTACTAAATAGTAAGAAATGATAAGTACAGCATCAACTATGGTAGAGTATATAGACTACCTGAATAGTGGAGTATTAGAATGGACTCCGGAAATGGTACGTAGTCTAATGAAAAGGTATGCAATACATGTAATAGATGCATGTGCGTGTGAGGTGGAAAAGTGGGAAGATAAAGAAAAGATATACAAAGTTAAGCAACAACTTGTATAATACTAATATGTGTAGTACCTTCGTGGTATGCATGTAGCATTCACAGAAAAAGACCACAAATATGTAGATGATGCTGGTGTACAATATACCAGTATCACTACATTATTGGGGGAATACAAGGAGAAGTTCAATGAGATAAGAGCATCAGAGAGTTGTGTATTACGGGAGGATGGAAAATGGTATGGTATGGTACCTGCAGAAGTACGTAAGATATGGCAGGATGAAAGAGATAGATCAACTACACTCGGAACATGGTACCACAAGTTACGTGAGGATGAACTGGTAGAGGGTATACAATGTCCAATAGTAGATGGTGTGAAAATGTCACTGCCACAGGAACTACAGAATGGTATATACCCGGAGTTCATAGTATACCACCCAGAATACAAAATAGCAGGTCAGATAGATTATCTGGAAGTGCGTGGTAATAAGATAATAATAAGAGACTATAAAACCAGTAAAGAGATAAAGAGCAAGTCATTCAGAGGCAAGAAGATGTTGGGACCATTATTCTCACTAGAGGATCATAACCTCAACCACTATAGTCTCCAACTATCACTATATGCAAAGATGCTGCAGTACCATAACCCACATATGGTAGTAGATTCATTAGTAATAGAGCATGTGAAAATGAAAGTATCCCACTATGATGGTATAGGATACCCGGTAATGTTGGTAGATAAGAATGACCAGTATATAGTAGAAAGTGTCACACCCATCAAGGTACCCTATCTGGAATTGGCAGTAGACAGAATATTCAAAGATATAAAGCAACCAGTATGACCAATGAACAGATACTCAATGCCCATATGCCAATAGGTTATACAGATACTCAGATAAGGGTGTATGATGAGTATACTGTCATGGACATGCTTAACCAATGCAAAGACTATTGGTCAGTAGCAGTATCCATGACAGATCCCCTGTGGGTAGATGATAATCAATCTAAGGTAAGAAAGAACTAAGCAGGTACATCAGCAGTAACTACCGACTCCGTAGCCTCATATGCTATACCGGTTCCTACTGCAGCATCCAACATACCATTCATCAGTTGGTGCAACTGGATAATAGCTGTACCCTTCTGCATCTGCTGTTGGAATACCGGAGATGCTACAATGTTAGTTAATCCATTATACAAGGTGCTAAACTCCTTAGAGGTCAGTGTAAATACTGCATCCTCAGCCCATTGGTACTTGGTACCTGCCTTTAAATTGCTCATATGTAGTTAATTATGTAAAGGCAAAGATACATCAGATACTGTGATATCCAAATTGACAGTAAAAGAAATAATACGGGATATACCAAGGCTACTAGAGAAGTGTATACGCACTTTCAGTACCTTGTTAACATACAGTAAGTTATCAATAATTCCCTGTCGAAAATCCTGTGAAGACGGTGTGATATGAGCTATAATATTCTCTGGGTTTTTACAGATAGATATAATGAAGCCTGGGTCAGTGTATTCAACTATAGTAACAATCTCTTGTAGCAGATGCAGCTCATTATCAGTAAGACGTGAGGGACCTACATATCGTATCCTATCCATGTGTAATCAATAAGTACCCTATAACTGCAACTAATACCCCATCCAATACTCCCATAAGACCCCTGTGTACTCTGAGCTGCTGTATGTACCTCTTCTGATCCTTAATAACCCCCTGCAGCGTATCTATAACTGCTACCTGGTGACTACTAAGGAAATAAAGTGATGCAATTTCATTACGAAGTGCCTGGGTAGCACTGTCAAATAATATATAAGATGCTGCACAACTATCAATAGCTGTTAATAGTGAGTCATTCCCCTGTGCACAGGCTAACCATGTCTCATGGGCCCTGTTCAGCATCTTCTCCTGGTGTACAGTAATGAGTACTACTGTATCCTTATTATAGACTATCTGCCTGGGATAACCACTCTGAGAATAGCATAAATTGCTGATCAGCAGACATGTTATCAATAGTATGTAGTTGCGCATCTCTTTTATTATTAATGGTCTGTAATATACCTGGTACCCTAGCTACTGCAGATGCCATACCAGCTATTCTAATAGAATCCTGATGATATCGTAGTTCATTGTATTGTTGTACATCATACTGTTGCTGTGTCCATATGCGGAGACTATCCAGAGAGTTACGTACCTTGATATCATCCCGTACTATAACAGGATCAGTACCACCATAGAATAATCTGAATAACAAGATCCCTATCAATATAGCCAGTACAATAACTATGTACCACAACTTATTGTGGGAGTTCTTAATATCCTGTATACCTTGTTCTATTGTCATGATGCTGTTCTGAGGGTTTTATTAATAAGCTGCAGTTGATTACCATGTGCTGTTAGCCAACCTTCCTGATCATGGAGTTTATCTCGAATAGTCTGTATCTCTATAGTATGTTCAGCTATTTTCATTGTAAGGGGTTTCAGGTCCTGTTCAATAACCTTCTGCTCATCTACTATCCTATCCAATCTCTTCATGGCCTCATTGTGCTTTCCTTCTACTATGTTCCATACGAATTTCGTAAGAGTCAGAAACACTGTAATGATAGCCCCTATAACTAATACAATAATGGGAGTACTCACGGTAATGTCAAGTAATAACATATTATGTAGTTATATTAGTCGTCTGATAATACTACAAGATATTGTGATGCTGGTGTAGCACTGGTATTAAATACTGCAGATACTGTACCACTGTTAAGGAAGCTAGGAGTAGCTGCTGATATTGTACCGGAACCTACTATAGTAGATGTTGCAATATCCACACCATCATGAGTACCTACCATACCTATGGTAAGTGTAAAAGTCTCATCATATCCATTAGGAATGACAAATACATGCATACCACCAGATTGAGCTATAGTACCGGTCCACTGTATAGCACCATCTGCAGTAGTTAATGATGTTACAGTAGCTCCTGGATTATTACTGTTAGTGCTATTGTTCTGCACTATAAGCAAACTACTACCTACACCGCAGCATAATGAGCTAAGATCTCCTGGTATCTGTCTCCAGTATCCGTCTCTAGGTATAACGCCAATCGGCCTCCATGTGTTGGTACCGCCTATCATAAAGCCTTCTCCTGTGAACTTCATCCACGCCACAAGTTTGTTATAATTCTGATTAGCCATTTTGCATAGATTTTAATTTGTTTTGTAATCTTGTAATTAGTAGTGTATCCTACATACATTTTACCATTTATAGTATTAGTTATTGTATATATTCCTCCACTAGTCATTGTTAGTAATTTATGCTCTTTGTAATGCATACAGGGTTCTTAATACTAAGTATTTCCTGTAGATACATGTAGCTGCAATATTTGTCACTTACTCTCCAGCTATCTGGATTAATATCGAACCATGTTAATGAACTAGTACGGAACCGGATATCCGACTTATAGAACATTCGAATGTTCTTACCATCTATCTCCATCACTTTAGCATTTACACCGGCATTGTGAAGGAATATGTTATTATCATATTCTGCTATAGGATTAGTAGACCATGCAAAATTCATATACTCCGGGCATCTGGTCTCTTTACCCCGTTTCCATAGGTTCCAGAGTAGTCCACACATATCTCCTATAGCCCATGACTGAAATCCCTTATCCTCACTACTAAAGTATTGTGCATTGAAATTAACAGTACGTAATCGGAGTTCTATACAATTCTTTTCAACATCTTCCCAGAATTTAAGATCAATGTCCTTCAGTAGATATTGACAACCACCGGTATTATCCTGGTTATCTATTGCTACCTGTTTATCTATACCTACTATCCTACAGAGGTCTCCTAGTACATCTTCTTGGGCATATTCCTTCTTCTTGAATGGGTATATGTCCTTCACCTTACTAGCAAAGTACTCTGCTGATATGTACTCCGTCTTAGATAGGTAGCAGATATCATCATCCATATACTCAGAGAAATCAGGTAACCTGGTAAATAATACATCACCATCTATATACAGTATCACCTTCTCTTGCAGTTCAGGGTGCTCAGTCCAATGCCTTTTCAGACATCTAACCCTCTGTACCGGTGGATATATGGCTATCAGGTTCTTGATATGATCCTCTCTATAGAAGAAGAAGCTGGCCCATGGATACCTCTTAGCAAGTTGACCCCAATACCACTTATAAGGAAATTCCCCCTCTACAAGTACCAGTACATGATATGCACCGGTATATCCCAGTCGTTGAAAATTGGCACATTGTACCTCTATCTCAGCTACCCAGTATAGATCATGTGGTACAGATACCACTGTTACTAGTTCCTTCACAATATGTAGTTGTAATTAGTTGATAATGAGTATGTTATACTGTCGTTGTCTTGTACCTGTTGTCTTTTACTTCTTTTATTCCTCTTCCTATTATTCTCATCTCATCTACTGTGAAGTTGCTCATCCTGGCTGTATTACACTCCCAACAACATGGTATACAGTTTTCATCTGTATGACCTTTTGTGTTATCTATTCTATCTAGTCCTGTAGCAGGATACCCACAGTATGTGCAACTCTTTTGAAGCTGATCATTTATATACTCTTTACTCAATCCGTACTCCAATCCCCTCTTTATATCAAATACCCTATAAGAGGATAATAATCGTGTTGCTCTATTCACATTACCACTCGACCAGTTTTTTCTTTTTTCACTATTATAGTACTTCAATCCCCAACACTTTTTACAAGGATCTCTATATACTTGATGCGATACAGAATAATAGAATTCTCCTATTAATTTGTCTTCCATACATCTAGTACACAGTCTTGTACTACTCTCTGGTAAGGGTCCCTTATTTATTTTATTCTGTTTTATAGATTCGAATACATCATCGGTACATGCTCTGCAAATATTAGAGAAATTTCTACCTCTTGTTGTATAGTTATCTATAGTTCTTTCTTTTTCTACACCACAGGATAGGCATTTTTTCACTTTCAAATTCCTTAACTCTATACCCTGCTCTTCCTTTTTTAACCTATATGCTGCTTTTCTTTTTATATTAAAACAACTTATACATGTCTGAGATATACAGTTGTGTCTGCTGTAATACTCGTCTATTAATTTGTTTTCTTTACACTCTTTACAGACTCTTCTTCCCTCTACTACAGGAGCCTGTTGTCTTGTTGTAGACATATTGGTAGTTTCTGTAAATTTACACTATTACTACGAAACTACCAAATTAATTATGGTGCTGTGGTAGTCGTAGTTGTAGTTATTGTTGCTGAAGCTGCTCCATACACCCATACCTTACCCTGGTTAGGGATAGAAATACCAGAGAATATAGCCATCAACGATGTACCAGGGAACACTACTTTTTGCCCTATTGTGAATGATACACTACCGGTATTCACTATCCAGAAGCTCTTAGGAGTACTTCCTGTAGTTGCTGGTAATGAAAGTGTCTGACCAGCAGTAGTCTGACTGATATACGCCCCCTGATACTGATCTACAGTAGCAATAGCTGTACCAATAGCACCACCAGATGCCAGGTTAGTAACAGTTATGAAGTCAAGGAAGTTCTGTGGCTGAAATGCTGGACTGTCTGAAAATGAACGTGTCATGTTATTAGTGTTTAATTGTTTATGAATGTTATTTATTATCTTCTATCTTAGTATCTGTTGTAGTGGTAGTTCCCTTCTGTACATACGCATCCTTTACAGTAGCTGCTACCAGTAATGTACCAATGAGTCCTGCTATGATATCGAAACAGTGCATGAATACCATCTGGTTGTCTTTCGGTATCACATTGTAAAGTAGGTGACGAGTCATCCACAGTATAGCTATTCCGAATATGAATGCTAATAGCCTTTTCATTGAGAACTTTCCATCACTGAACAGTGATAGTGCTCCGTCCTTGAATACTGGTAATATGTTGAAGTCTTTTAAGTTCATCTATTACTATTTAATGCTTTCCCAACTATAGGAGACCGACACAATCCCCGGTGCTGACAATGTGGTTACAGTTATATTAGTACCATCCCAAGTTACATAATAAGGTAATGCAGCTCCCGCTGTTTTAGCAGTAACATTAACATGTGTGGGAGTATAACCAAGTCCATGTGCAAACACAAACGAAGTATCTAATGCTCCTGCTGTAGTAGTATATAACCCCATTACTATAACAGGAATATTACTTACCAAGGCTATTGTACCACTACTATTTGGTAATGTATAATTTCTATCAGCAGTTAGGGTACTTTTTATTGACCTTGTATATGTATCTGGGTTTTTCCAAGCTAGGTCATTACTTGCATTTGTAAATAGTTCAAAACCAGAAGCTGGTGCAGCAGGTATAAAAGAAGCATAATTACAATTCAATCCCGCATTAAATCTCTGAACAATAGTCCATTGATTAATATAACCTTCATTTATGGAAGCCACACCAGTTGTATTATTATAAGAAACTCCTGATGCCCCACTTATATAAGCTCTTATAGTAGCTTGTGATGGTATATCACCAGTTGTTGCAATAGTACCACTTTTATCAGGTAATACCCAAGACCATGATGCACTTGCAGTCATTGCTGCTGAACTAAGTACGCCTTGTGCTGCTGCACCAACTTGACTAAATAATAAACTATTGGTATCTAATCTAAGTCCATAAGAAGCATCTGATATAGTTGTTTTATTATTTTCAATTGTATTTGAATTAGTTCCACTTACTATTTGAATATAGTTTGCAGATGTATTACCGACTGTTAACACTTCATCTAATGTTGGTATGTTAGATCCATCTGTAACTAAAGATATATACCATTGTAATGTATTATATTTATACTTACACATTAAAGTATCACCTGCGTTAATACCAAAAGAAAAAGGTGTATATACAATAGTTTGTCCTGTATTAGGTGAAAATGTAACAGAAGTAATTACAGTGCCTGATGTTATAGTTCCTCCAAAAGGTATGATAATTTCTTGCCCATCTACAGGGTTTGCCATCATTGTAATAGTAGCAACGGCAACTATAGTTGCAGGATCATAATACAACCCTCTTACACCATCATTTATAGTTACATCGCCACCAGACGTATCTACTTGCATATCTTCTATAGATATAGTAGGTGGAATATATATAGAATTAGTGTATGCCATTATATAGCAGTTGTTTGTATGAGCGTAGTATTAGTTCTAGTACCCGGTATAGTGAATGATATATCGGTGTTGAATAAGCTATCAGCCTGTAGATTAATATTACTACCTGCAGGATATTTAATAGTAGTAAATCCACCATCCATAGACACATACATATTACCACTAATAACCTGAAATGATATGGAATGTATACTACCTGCAGTATAGGTAATGGGACTGTCTGTAGTGACCATTATAGCCTGTGCTGCTGTATTGTATGGAGTAGGTGAACTTACTAGTGCTGCTAATATAGCTGAGAGCTGTCCACCCTCATTATTCATAGCCATTACTATCAGTTCAAGCCATTTAGACTCTTCTGAAGATGATCTGGTAGTTACTCTACCTCTCTTACCGAATTGGGTACCTGGTTGTATCATATAGCCTTAACATTTAGAATGTGAAATACTCATAAAAGAAAGAGTATAACGAAGCTAACAGTACAAATGTATACAGTTATTCTTAGTTACACTCAGTATGTAGTTAATTTAGTAACCTATATAGGTCATTATTTAGAAAATGCTTGACCTTGATAAGATTTTATACCAAGATAATCAGCCATATCTTTATCCAATATAGGTAATATTTCCTGTTCTCCTGCTCTTATTATAGGAAACAGCTTTCCCCAATCTTTAATAACATGATCCTTGTGTATTATATTATCGCCATACTCATCCCATCCTGCTGCTGATGCAGACATACCCCATACAGCACCTAATGTACTTTCAGTAGCAGTTACAGCATCTTTAATATAACTAACTACAGGGAACTTAGTACCACCTCCAAACTCAAGAAAAGAAGAAGGATTGTAATAAGAAGTCATAGCCTCTTTAGCTTTCAACATAGTTTTCTTTAATAATCCAAATTGAGCAACTGTTTCTTCATAATCATCATCACCTTTCTTAGGCAACATTGCCATAAGTCCCCAATATGCAGCACATACAGCTAATACTACTTGAAATTCTCTTACTTGGTTCTTTACTTTATCCCTTACTAGATCATAGAACTCTTCTTTTGTCATTTTTAGTTCTACGCCTTTTTTTAACTGATCTTCTACAGTTTTGTTATACATCTCTTGTAGTTGTCCCAACCCTTTTTCAGTACCACGAGTAACCTCATCCATACCTACCAGTGTCTTTAATATTTTAGTAGCTGCAGGTAAAAATCCTTCAGCAAATACTACTTGAGCAAATACACGAGTACGCCCCCATTCATATGAATCTTTACCTTTGTTATATGCTAAATTACCTGCACGTACATCCCATTGTCTGGGTAACCAGTTATTATACATTAACATTTGTCTCCACCATACATTAGATCTCATACGAGACTGATCTTCATGACTAATATTACCCGACATCTCTCTTCCTGTTACACGTATAAGCTGTTTAAAAGCAGCAACTGACCTATCGTTAAGATCAAGTCCCGGATAGTCCATTTTACCTGTTTCTTTATTATACTTGGCAAATTTCATGAGACCGTACTTATCTAGTAGTTCTTTACATTTAGTAGGTAACTCTTTTTCATATTTAGTTATATCTTTATATCGATTAGCACTCTCAGGTAAAGATCTGTAATACTCCCGTACATTGTGTATCTTACCATCTATAACAATAGCACTTTCCATGTGTGCAAAAAAGTTACTATATACTACTATATTATGCGCTGACTTCACTCCCTTCATCAGAAATTCTTGTACATTCAGATTATTCAATTTATTAAGAGATAGTCCTTTAGCAGCTATATGTAGTTGTTCTTCTTCAGGTAAGAATGATTTCAATAATCCTATTGTAAGTTCATTACTTCCTTTAAATGCCCTAGATGCTATAAAGTCATATAAACCTTGTAATTGAGTTTTTGCTGAGAAATACTTATTGGCATTATATAAACCTTGTAAAGTAGTCTCCAATGAACGAAATGCTATAATAGATGGTTTCCAGGATAATATAGCCATTGACCCCGCACCTGTAACTGTGCTTAACATTTTGCTACCGGAGGCTTTTACCTCTTTTCCATCACTAGTCATTTTTACTTTACCAAACTGGGCATCATTACCGAGATCGTGTATATTGTAAAATCCTATATCAATAAAGTCGTTAAGCAGTTTCACATTATCTGTCTTTTCTCCAATACCTATTACTTTACCTGTCACCATTCCTTTTTGAGTAGGCTCTAACATACCCTTAGATCGTTCTATATCCTGCAGTAGATATATTATATCCTCTACAGCATTCTTTTCTTCCCACTCTATTCCTTTCATTATGTGAAGGAGTTGGTTTTTGATAAGATCTTTAGATACTTCTTTTTCAGATAATCTACTTTGAAAAGATTTAGGTAGACTATTAATAATTTCACCTGTACGAGGATCTCTCAATGGATCTCTGTCTTCTATCACTTTACTAGTATATAGACTCAATAACCCATCTTTAATATTAAATCCTCCTGAGAATATTTTAGTTACAGTTTCTTTAGGTACATGTGGTAAGAATGTACGAGCACCTTCCCATTGTAGGTATCCAGATGTAGCAAACTGATTATTCCATTTTTGAATATAATCATAGAACTTTTTAGCAGGTGCATTTCCTGGACGTTCTAAGTTTTTCATCTCTTCACTTACCCATTTAGTATAAGAACCATCTGCATTAAGTTTCTTTGGAAACTTATGGGCATTACTGTACCAGTTTTGATTACCTTCTTTTCCTGCATGTTCTGTATATTTTAGTATTCTTTCAACCGATTCTTCCAGTTTAGTATCTACACCTCTACCCCATTCCCATGGCTTATCCATTGTCATACCCTGAGATGCTAGATGATAATATTCATAAAGATCTCTGAGTTGACTTTCTCTTTTCTTATTAAGATAATCTTCTAATGCTTTATTATCAGTATGATCTTTTACCCATTGAATATCTTTAGCTTCTTTAGCTTTATCTAACTCTTCATAAAATTCTGACTTAAATGGGCTAATCAATTTATTCTTATCTTTTGCACCTATAACACTCCATAACTTTTTTTCATCACCCCATTTGCTAACTTCATCGTATATACCTGTACCAATATCATTAGTAAAGTCATAAAGTGTGTCGTTTATCCTATTCTGACTACGGTTACTCAGATTTTGTAGTACATCCTGCAGACCTTGTACAGTAGTTAGTTCTTGATTACTTCTTTCCCTTACTGTACCTGCAATTGCCCCGTATTGTTTTTGTGCTTTTGCTATATCATCTATAGTTTTATCTTTAAACCATTCTGAAGCTACTTTCATATTCATCTCTATCTGTTTATTATAGAGATTCTCAGCTTTAGTTATTAACTGTTCTAATGCCTGTAGTTTATCAGCATCTTGCATATACCCTTTAAACTTACTAAGGTCTTTATATATCTGCAGATTGTCTTTTAGAACAATAAGATTACCAGCTTCTTTACTGAACTCCTTCATATCCATATTAGAGAAGTCCACGTTACTTGATGCTATTCTGGCTTGTTCCCTATCAGCATACTTAATAAACTGATCACCTTGTTCCATAATAGGAGCAAATGACTTTTCAAGACGTAATCTGAGTATTGCTTTTTCTAAATCAGCAGCTCTTCTACTTCTTGTTACCCTTTCTGCATCTGACATATCCTTAGCCTGTAAGGCATTGAGCATTCCTATAAGACGATCTGCATAGTCATCTATCACCTTATCTCCTGTTTTATGTATATCAGTCAGATAAGGTCTATACAGTTCACCAGCTGACATAGAAAGATCTATACCGTGTATATTTACACCTTTTACACTATCACCTTCTCCCCATTTAACACCCATAATATCCATACGAGCTGTCTGTACCTCCACTCCATATGCATCTTTCAACATCTTAGCATATGCTTTCATCTGTAGGTTGTAGGCTTCTTTAGTATACCCTTTTATTTCTCCTGTACGACCAACTGATTTCCAGTCATGTAGATGTGCAATACCATCTGGAGTAATAGCTATAAAGTCAGGTGTACCGGCCATACCACTCTTTCCTTGGAATGCTGCATTAGGATCATATAAAGATACATCCCAGATAAACTTAGTACCTTCAGGATATAAGTCTAGTATACCATTATGATGTATAGGGTTATGAATATCTGCTTTATTAGGTTCATCCCATCCCCTTATCATCAATTTTAGATTATCATAGATAGAACCATTTACAGCTTTATCCATATCTGATTGATATTTATCTGTTATTGGTATATAACCATGATCTTCTTCTATTCTGTCTCTTTTTAAACCAGTACTCTTATCTACTACTTCAGACACAATTTGATCAAGATCTGAAGATATATCTGTACCTAATTGAATAGCCTTTTCTGTATGTTTAGTATACTTCTCTTCTTCTTCTTTACTGGAGAATGTCATTTTCCCCATTTTCTTCTTTTGTTCAGCAGCTATTTTATCATGTACCCTGGTAGGAACTTCAGCACCAGCATATGTGTATTTTTTACCTGGCTCAGTAGGTCTTACCACTTTACTACCTACTTCAGTTATTTTATCGAAAGCGTTGTCTCTTTTTTCTTCACCTGTCTCTTCTTTCTTCTGTAAGAAGGTGTCTTCACCTTGCAATTCTTTTCTAATAATAGCTGCTGTATGATCTGTTCTTTCTGTATCTGTATTAAGTACTTCTGTTACACCTTTTTCTTTTAATTCTTGTGCAGCCATTACTGCATCTTCCTGTCCTTTACCAGTTAAAGGCGTTTCATCAGTTGAGGGTTCTTCCAATACATTAGCAGTAGATTCACCATGTCTTACCAAATACAAAGTCTTATCACCTACTTGAAGTTCTAATACATGACCATTCTCTGTTTCTTTCTTGTTATAACTATCTTCAGATATATTATCGTTATACATGTTTTCTTTCCATGACCTAGCCATATCCAATACAGTACCATGTGTTACTACGACTGTCTTATCTTTTACTTTAGATGCTATGTCTTTTAGACTGGATATTGTCCTGTCTTTGAAGTTACTATATGACTCTTTCTCTGATTGATCTGTTAGCTTGTGTACAGCTTCATGTATTTTTCTATCTGTTTTGAATGCACCTCTATCTCTTGCAAACTGTTTAGCCGCTTTTCTGAATGGGTCATATCCTGTACCTGAAAAAAACGATTTCAACCCTTCTACAAACTTCTTCCACCATCCTTGTAGTTGTTCTAATAATTCTGGTTTTTCTGTCAACCCTTCTCTCTCCTGTACATAATGCTCATGCAGTAACCTACCAATAGTTTCCTCTTTCATCTTAGGGATATTGATACTACCATCTGGGTTCTGATATTTTTTATCATTCTTGTATAGGTCTACTATATCTCCGTAGAGCTTATAGTTCCCTACACGATTCATCATCTCTTTCCATAGCTTAGGATCATGAGCTTGTATAATACGAGAGCCATAGTGAAATGTCTCTTCTCCTAGTGCTGTAGGTTTTTCCCCATCTACTATATATACAAGATTCTGTGCAAGGTCTACAGCATTCTTAGCTGGTATGGGTTTACCATCTTTATCTAATATACCTGTAGTAATTATAGGAACACCCTTTCTCTTTAAAAACTCTTCATATTCAGCTACTGTAGCAGGATTAGCTTTTGATGGTAATGTCTTCTCATTTGATTTTTGGTAAAATGTATCAGCTGTAGACTCTTTGTATTGATCTGCATACTGATTGTACTTTCTGGTTACTTCAACATCTGGTATATTGAGTGTTATAACACCCGGCCTACCTTCAGCAGCTACTCCAGGGTATTCCTTGTTAATCTCCTTGATTATTCTCTGTGCTTCCTTACTTTCTCCACGTACCTCTATTCTGGCATGATTACCTTCTCTATCTAGTACTTTGACCTCTTTACCACTCAGTTCCTTTACACGATCTACTACAGGAAATACTAGTTCTCCTGCTACTGCAGCCTTATCCTTTACTGGCATATGAGTATCTGCGCCTTGTATAACTTCCAGTGCCTTGTCAGCTAGTGGTTCTCCATTAGCATCTTTTTCCCCTTTATAGAGTTCATTAAACTTCTCTGATGATGTCTGTGCCCATATTGCGTGTGCCAGATTACGGTTATTATCCAGATCGAATACCTTACCTTCTTTTTTCCATTCACTATACCCTTCTCGGAGTTTCTCCTTGTCCTCTGACTTCATATCAGTAACACGTTCCACAAGGTCCTTAAATAACCTGGATTCCTCCCTATTATCTGCTAACACCTTAGTTATCTGTTTACCTGTTGTGAATACTAATCCACATTCAGTTCTGGCTATTCCCATGTTACTTGCTATTATCGTATGCTTTAACTCGTATCTTATCAGTGAATTGGACCTTACCTTGTATAATACTTTTACCTGATAACGTCATAAATTTAGTTAACCCTTTTATATTGTGCGATATACCAGAAGATGAAATACCTAATACTTTACTAGCTTCTACTTGAGATTCAAAGGTAGCAAGTAAATCATATGAATTAATATAATAGAGGTATACTTTTTTTCTTCTACTACTTTTATGATTGCCTTTTCCTCCTTTTAGTAATTTAACAACTTCCTGTTTTCTTACTGCATCTATAGCAGTATTTAATGTAGATACATGATCTTGCATTTTAATAGTAATGTCTATATCCTTTAGTATATAAAATATAGTAGCCTTAGAGACTTTATATAGGTCAGCAATAGATTGGTATGAATGAGCCTCATTTATATAGAGTTTTATTATACTTTCTTTATCTGCAGTACTTAGTTTTTTATTTAGCTTTCCTGTTATAATAGGGGTATAATCTTTGAATCTGCCTTTTGCATTTATAATATCACACACACTTCTTGTACTAATGTTTACATTCTTACTTATTTCCCTAATACTGCTTCCTGATTTTGCTAGATATCTAACTTTATTTATTTGATCCGGTACAATAGTTGTGCTATTTTTCTTTTGTACATCTGTTTTACTCCATGTAATATACTTCTTTACATTACGTTCAATATTATAGCTCGGATTTAAGTTATCTATGAACCACTGTTCTAGGCTGAATAGATACTCATTGGGGCATGTAGCAAGTATTTCGAATTTAAAATTCTGTACTCCATATTTATTAACTGCTCGTTGCAGATGGGCATTATCATGTGTATTAGACTTTACCTCTCGTATATGAGTAGCCCATCTAATACCTATTGTAGTACTACTTCCTATGTAAGAATCTAAAGTTATAGAATTGGTTATCTTATATATTCCTGATAACTTTCTTATAGAACTATTTTGAGTTATCGTATGCACATATTTTAATTTTGTTAAGATGTATTATTTCTGTACCATCTGTGTTACTGAGGGTCATGTGGTTCTTCATTATCTTCATGTCCATAGTACAGGGTTCATTGAGCAGATGAGGGGCTGTAGTCATCCTGTATACCCCTTCAGTATGGGCTAGGGTATACCGGTATATACGTGGGGTACTTTCTTTTCCTTTTACCTGTAGTATACCTCCATGTAGGAACTTTAGCACTAACCCGGGATATTCAGCTACAGTATACTCACTCATCATCAATTCCCTGGAGAGTTGACGTAGACCCATAACCTCCTTCTTAGGTTGTTTCTGGAACATCTGCGCATTGACTGTAGTACTATTTAGTGCCATTTCCTTTCATCATTTTAGCAAATTCCTCAATAGCAGTATCTATACTATCTGTCTTCACTGATACCCCATACCCTTTTACTTCTTTGGCTATTTCTTCCATCTGTTTCTTACAATCCTCAAATGAACCACCTACAGTAACTATTGACCCACATTCTGGATGGTTATTGAAATTTAGACAATAGTATTGTCCGTCTATTTTCAATGGTTGAGACAATTTAACATTATTACGGTATTTTTCTGGAAAGTAAATAGCCTGATGATCTTTTTGATACCATTCACTATATATAGTACAATATAACCCGTATACAGCCTTTGGTTTCACATCTATGACCTCTCTCTGTCCTAGTGCCCATACTATATCACCTAGGTTATCGAACATCTCTCCATACAGTGCTGAAGGTGGCTGAGGCAATCTGCAACTCATATCTATAAGGTAGTGCTCCTTGCTCTTAGTAGTACGTACTTCTGTACTGATGAATCCTTGATACTTTACCTTCTTGAGAATACCAGATATCTGTGCATTAGTCTCTTTAACTCCTTTGGATAACTTATCATAGGGCATTATCATACCAGCATATCCAGTATCCTTGATCTCTACACCTGCTAGTAGCATCTGAGGGTACTTACCTGAGACTGAGTACATATCACAACCTTCCTCTACTACAGCATCTATAGGCTCTTCGATAATGAACTCTATGATCTTACTCATGGGACCCATTTCGTGCTCCATCTTGCTCAACAATGGTTCAGTAAGTATATACTCATTATGGTGGAATGTCTCAGTCTGTTTCCGGAACCTGGAAATTTTTACATACCTGTCCTTTACCTTCATGAGTTCTTCACGGAGTGCATCTATACCTATTACTCTCTTAGCAGGGTTAACATCCATTCCAGCTCCCTTGAACTCCATCTTACACTTCCACCTATCCAGTTCCAGTTCAGCTCCTTTACCTGCTGATACTACAGGATATCCCAGACCCCTGAAGAACTCTGCCTGTTCACCATCATAGACATCAGAGTACATGATGATATCAACTTCCTCCAGATGACTATATATGTCGTACACTCTTCGTAGTGGTTTACCATCGAATGTATCCAGTACCTTGCCGTTCTTATATTCACTACCTACCACGCACTTATCCATACCCGGGAACCCTGATGTCCACTGTACATAGTATAGTACCTCCTTATAGTAGTCAGCCAAAGATAGAGCAGTTTCAAAAAATCCACCCGAACAGACATATAACAGTGTTTTGTCTTTGAGATTAGCCATATTAGTATATTAAGTTGTCTTCATATTCCTTCCATATTATTCCAAGGTACTCTGCCAGTTGTCTCTCGAAATTCTCTGCTATTCTGTGCTCATTTCGATATGGTGCCTTGGGGTCATCTCCGGGCTCTATACCGTCATCTAACCCTGTTGGGTGATTCTTTTCCCATTGCAGATCAAATTCCATGATCTCCTGCTCTGTTATATCCCGATCAGTGCATAGTGTGTACTCAATATACTCATGTAGTGCTATTAGTAGATTCTTACGGGGGTCATTCTGTTTCACTATCTGAAATACGATTTCAGTATCAGTTTCGAAATAGTCACCAACGGTAATATACCTCATTTGATGGGGTTCGAGGAACTCTATTCGTATGTTCTTAGTACCGTCCATATATTAGCACTTAGGTTTCCATTCATCTGCTTTATTCTGTTCCTTCAGGTTCGAAGGTTCTAGTAGTTTCTCTGTCTTACGTAGTTCATCACGTACTTCGGTCAGTAGTCTAGGGAATTCAGCACCCCATTTCCCTTTATCCTGTGTATGAGTCAACTTAGCATCCCCGGTAGCCAGTAGATCTCTGAGTGACTCTGGATTCTGCTTGAATGACTCTTTCATAGCTGTCTTCATAGCTTGTTTACCCTCCTTATCCCAGAATACTTCATCGAACTTACTGTTGGGTATTCTAATGCCTCCTAGCTTCTTAGCTTCATATCCTGATATATTCGGTTTATCTATAGCATCTGCCATCTCTCCTATCTTCTTGTATACTTGTGCTGAGTATTGCTCACTTATAGGTTCTATTACTCCAGCTATCTGATACTTTTGTAGTTGGAAGTACTGTTCAACCGACTTGTACTCAGACCCTCCTATAGTGAATGGTCTATTAGTCATATTAGAGAGTGTTACATTCTCTCCAGTACCTGCATATATATTATACTCACCCTTTTCGTTAGGTTTCACTCTACTACTAGTTATACGCTGTGAAGGTACTACAGGTTGTTGAGATTTCATAGCATCTAACACTTCTTTCTTTACAGGTTCTTCCATCTGCCATCCATCTTTTTCTAATGCTGATCTTACTTTATTATTATCCTCTTCTTCTATTTTAAAATGCATATCACGTACAGATGGTCTATTATCTTCATAATATTCCTGTAAGTTAGGCCCATCTCCTAGTGCATTAATCTGTTTATAGGAGTAGTACTCTACACCTTTAGCATCTTTAATTATCACAGGCTCTCCTTCACTATTTTCTATTCTACGGTATAATTCAGGTACAGTTTTAGGTTTAAACCCTTTTAGTGCTAGTTCTTCAACTTCTCTATCTGTGTATTTCCTACCTGTATCCGGATTGATATATTCCCATATCTTAACTGCCGCTGATGTAGAACCCCAACTCCCTTTCTTTAGTGTAACTACTCTGTTTTTTAACCCTTCTATATTCTTACTTCTATTAAACTTCTTAACAGATGGTACAAGTTCTTCATCATTCCAACCGTTCTTATAGAATTGGTTAGTCTCTATAAATGTCTGTACAGCTGAAGGTATGTCATTGAGCATTTTCATTCCAGCTTTAGGAGCAATAACTGCATCTTCAGCAGGTATGAACTTGCCATACGCTTTCAACCTATCAGTAGCACCATATTGTAGTCTATCCAGTATTACAAGGTTATCGTACAACTTTTTCTCTTCAGGACCAAAATCTCTAAACTCTCTGAAGTATTGTGTAAGCATATCAGCATCAGCACCTTTTGGTTTTTTGAACATAACCACATTCTTCATGTCCCTGGAGAATATAGGTATATCTACACTAAGTGCTTGTATAGCTTTATTATCAGGATGTTTTAGCTGTGCCTCTTTCAATAACTTGGGTATAGCATTACTCATCATGAGTTGTTTTATACCATCAGCAATCGGTATACCTGTAGGCATGTGGTACCTACTTGATAAAAAATCTACGAATTTTACAATGGCTTTATTCATAGATGCAATCCTGTCATCATTTTTCATTATTACATCAGGATGAGTAAGAGCTTTCCATATTGGTTCAATTTGTTTTATAAATGCTTCTGAAGAACTTTCCATAACAGCACCTATCATTTTTACTGCTTCATTAAGACTTTTCTTTCTAGCAGCTAGAAAACTATCTTCTACTATATTAATAGGTGAGGATATTACATTGTTTTGTAAAGAGTTTTCATACGCTCTATTTTGTGCATACATAGTAGCTGCATCTGGAGAACTTATAAGATCATATGGTGTTCCTATTTGTGTTCTAAAAGCATGGTTGGCATACATCTCATACTTTAAGTATTCTGTCAACACTTGTTGTTGGAAAGCATTATCAACTTTTTTATTAGCACCACTCAGAGCCACTTGCTCTTTCATGATATTCCTATCTAAGTTACCAGATACAGGCATCCAATTACCTGGATATAAACTCCTTACATTATTCACTACCTCTTTTCTAGGTACTCTGGCATTAGGATCAAGGTTTCTACGAGTCTGGTATTTATTACGCTCTTCTATTAGTTTAAGAACTGCAGGTTGGTGTATCAGCAATACTACATCATTAATAGGTACACCTGTACGAGTAAGAAATACTGCTGTAGATAATGCATCTTGTGAAGGGAAGACTTTCATTAACCATGGATCTTTAGGACCATCAACAGCACCATCTATATACTGTGCAAGTAACTCTGCTATATATTGATTGTTAACTTTATTACCAGATAAGGTAGCTACAGCATCTTTCCATGTATTACTGTTTCTATCATACCATAATTTAGTAGCATCATTATGGGGAAGATGTATTTGCCAGTCTAATTTACCATCTGCACCTACTGGTATTAATTCGGCATCTTTTTCTGTTAACTTAGTACCTCTTACTACTATAGGATACTTGGCACTTTGAGCTAAAGAGTGACCAGTATTATTCTGTGCACCTATACCTATCCTATACTTACTATCCAACATATCCTGACGTTGTTGTGATACATATACAGGATCTAGTACTTCAGAATAATTGATATCATCCTTATCCCTGGATTGTGTCTTTTTGTCATCAGGCAATTGACTCTCTTTCAGCTTCTGGATATCTTTAGTAGCCTTCTTCATTTGTTCTGCACTGTTCACATGCACCAGCTGATCAAAGTTATCAGGATGCCTAAGAACACCATCCATATCCATTTGTAACTTGTTTTCTATAGCTTCTTTGCTATTAACATCATATGGAGATTTACCTCTATTTTCCTTTAAGAAATCTTCTAATGATTGGTCAAGAGCTTTTATCTTTTTAGCTAACTCTTTTTCCATTCTTGATAACTCACGGATAGTCTTACCGGATACACCTTCTGATACTTGTTCAAATAAGTCATCAGCATCTTCTATATTATCAGGCAACAGCTGTTTTTTCTGTTCCCATATTGCTGTAAGTTCTTTATCATGATCACCTGCAATATCATAATCAATAAACTTGAACATTCGTGGCAATCCTTTTTCATCTGTATAAAAATTAGGTAGATATGTAGATATCTTATCCACGTCAAAGTCAGAGCTATCCTTAGTAGACATTTCTGCAGGTACTACTATAGCATCTCCGTATGAAGAAGGCATAAACATTTCACCTTCTATACCTTTAATAATATTTTCTTCTCGGAATGGAACTATTTCAAAAGATGACATGAAGTTCAATCCTTCTACAGGTATACGAAAACCGAGACCTACTAATAATTCATTACCTTCTTTAGAACTCAGATATTTAAATAATGCCTTCTTAGATGGTGGTGTTATACCTTTTTCAGCCCAGTTCTTTTCTAACTTAGCCTTCATAAAGTTTGGCATAAATACCTGCATCCTGGTAACCTTTTTACCATTTTCTACTAACTCATGGAATGTTAATCTGTCTGCTATAAGTTTACCTGTATCTTTATCTCTACGTATACCATCTTCGTTATTTTCAAATCCTACTACAGATACTATTATTTTCTGGCCACCATTAACTTTTCTTCTGGTTATCTTTTTATCTATTAGAGAATTGATAATATTCTTTACCTGAGAGAAGTTGGGCAATGACTCTATAGGATTCAATAGTTTTTCAGTCTCGGTATTCTCATCATATTCTACATCTAACCCGTCTTTAATATTAGCAGCTTGTTCTCTTCTGGCTACTTCACCTGATATATATGTAACAATATTACCCAGTTGTTCTACCTTATAACCTCCAGCTACTTGTACTAGTCCGGCTATATGCATTATCTCCTCTTCACCTTTCTTAGATAAAGCACTTAATGAACTATTAATCTCTTTATATTGACGATATTGTTCATTCTCTAGTTTTTTATTTTCAGGTAATCTTGACCAATCTTCAGGTGTACCTTTAAAAGTGACTGGTGTAGAATTGCTGAATAATGTCTGTGTAATCAGTTTATTAGCTTGACTTACCATACTTACTTCATGGTGTTCACCAGCTGTTTCAGATATAATACCCCAGTCACTCCATGATATTGGCATCCTGTGGGCCTTTGCATCCATCTCTGTTAATCCAAACTTACCTTCCTTGTTATATAGGCTAGGTGGATCTACAAGACCACCTATTTTCAACTGTGAAATAGAACCCATATGTCCTATATTTTCCTTTAACATATAAAGGAATTTATCTTCTAGCATTTTACCTTCTACAAGACCCCAGGTAAGTCCCAATGAAGAGGTCTTAATGGCGTATGGTGTTAATCTATCAGTTAATGCGTAGTTGCCTATAGCCATAGGTTTCTTGATATATGTAGAACCATATATATCGGGGTCACCTTTCTGTACTAATTTTTCATCTGCAGTTCTCAATGACTTACCTGCAGCATCATCTGTATATTGAAATCCTTCAAACTTACTTTCTCCTGCTTTATACCTTTTATCAGCATCTTGCCTGAATTTGGCCATATCATACTGATAGGCATCTTCTTGCCCTGGAATATTATCCCATGTACCATTACGTATACCCTGTTGTCTATATGCTGTAGGAGATAAATAAGATTGACCATCGTTGATAATCATGCTAGAGTATTCCTCACTACCGGCAACTTTATTAAGTTGTTCATGGTTGTAGGACTGCATGTTCTTCTCATCAGCATAAGTAAGTATATACAAAGTATCAGAAAAGTCTGTGTATCCAGCTTGTCCGGGTAATAACTGATGTTCACCCACCTTGTTGTAATGGTCTGCCTGTACTCCTCTTAAACTGCCGGTATTAGTACCATTAGCTGTAAACTCTTTAACAGATTGGAATAACTTAAACCTTTTAGCTATATCTGTCCATATACCAGGATCTCCTCCTACCATTTTAAATAATTCAGTATTATGAATCATGTAGTTAAGTGTTCTGAATCTAATGATATCATCAATGTTTTCAGAACTATACAATCTTTCAGTAACACCATCCTCTGTTTGTTTCTTACCTAGCTGCAGTTCTTTATCTACATGATCTGAAGATAGCCCATAGAAGTTATACATACCACTTTCGTGGTTAGTTATAACACCTTCTTTTATCAGTTCTTCTTTTTGGGATTTTACCAGCTTTTCTATATGTGCTTCTATAGCATCCTGTAGACCAGGTAAAGACTCTACAAATTGGGAAGTAGATATAGGACTATCACTGTTAGCATAGTCTTCTATCTTCTTGACCATATCTTCAGGGAGCATATCCTTAAAGAACCGTAACTGTTTACCTATAACAGTATCTCCTACTTTCTTATTCAGTTGTGAGAATTGACTACGGTTATCAAAATCTTTAATAGTCTCTATCTCTGCTTTTAAGTAACCATTGAATATTTTGCTAACTTTTTTATTTCTATCGGCCTTTATCCTATATGTAGATGGAGATATATACATCTTACCATTACCTATATTTAGACCCCACTCAGTTTTAGCATCTGCATTTAGTATATTGTAGAATACACCTTCAGCATTCATATTGATACCTTGTACTAAACGTGTACCCATATTCATCCGGTCATTGGTCACTACCCGGTTACCCACTTTTAAGCCACTGGTAATAGTAGGGACAATATCCATATTATCTCTTTTCTTACCATCTTCATGAAACAATAAACCACCTTTAGACATTAACTGAGACTCTTGACACCATGGGTCAGTCTTGTAGTGATCAGGTAATTGATCCCAATGTCCAACTTGGTTAATAGTAATAGCTACTTCAGCTATTTTATTGTAATCCGTATAAGCACTTTGAGACTCACTGTTAATGTTACTGTAGTTAGTAGACTTATCATCACCTGCAGCTTTTACATATAATCGGGCTAGTTCATTAATAGGACCTTGTATATCCATAGACTCCATAGTGAATACACCGCCTTTAGTGGAGATTTTAGGAAGTAATCCTGCTATCTTACTGGCAACTCCTACTACTTTCTCTTTATCTGACTGGTTCTTTAACCGTTTGAATATACTTTCAGGAAATTCAAATCCTATATTCTTTAGAAACTGCAGAGCATTACGTTCATTTTGTGCTGCATTAGTAGTTATAGATAACTTAGGTTCACTGCCTTTTTTGAAAGTGTAATTACCATACCGATCTATTGCTACAATACTTTCACTTGGTTTGGCAGGATTGTACATTCCCCTGATATTAGATAAGAACTCTCCTATTTTCTGTCTAGCAGCAGCATTTTTATTAATATTATTACCAAAGACATTCCCATTCTCTTCAATAACAGTCATCATATCATTGATATTCTGCTTGTTGAATGTCTTTATAAATAAGTTCTGCAACTTGATCTGATCAATGGTCATCTGAGCCCCTTCTTCTCCGAATACAGCTTTGTATATACGTACCAAATTAGGGTTCTGTGCAGCTAATTCTCTGAACTTCTTTTTAATATTCTCCAGACCTGTAGTATTAGCTAATGCTGACATGGTGAGATACCAGTCTTTATTATCTCCTACCATTTTTGGCATACCATTAGTTTCTCTTATAGCTGGTGGTAACTCCATATCAGGATTATATTCCTGTAATGGTTTATTACTCTTTGAATGCCTTCTATCTTGAGGAAACTGTGCGTGTATATTAAAATTGTATAACGCTCTTATTTCGGCTGCAGCATTAACTTTAGAATCCAGCATTAATTTATCTACAGCATAATCTTTGTTGTTAGCATCTTCCCCTCTCGTCTCTTTAATATCTTCAGAGCTTTTGATACCATCCTTTACTAATTTACCCTTAGTTGATTTTAGACCATTAGCATGTAGTACAGTTATGATCTCTTTACGGAAATCTTCCCAGTTAGTAACTACATCATGCCAATTGGTACGGATAAGCTCTTCCTTTATAGGATTAAGTAGATCATCTTCAGTCATTTCACCCTTCCTTAGCTTTTGCCATATACCCGGTTCTGTCCTAAGTCTGGCACCTACCATTCCCACTACACCTCTTACTGTAGTATTAATAGTCTGCATTGATATACCCTTCTCCTGCAGACTCCTGATAGCTGATAAGTTTTCTGTCCCTTTATATTCTCTAAGTTCTCTTGTAGCAAACTCTCCTTTTTCTACTGCCTGGAATATATCATGTATAGTAGTAGGTGTATGGAATAATGCTTTCAATGCATTCCACAGCCTCTGGAAGAAATTCTTCTTCATAGGTGCTACATCCATCAACTGCCCAGTGACTTTGAATTTTCCAAACTCTTCAGATAGTTGGTCATTAATCTGGAAATCAGTAGCATCTTTATATCTGATCATCTTACTACTTTCCAAATCATAGAAACCACCCTTCCTATTTCTAAACTCATTATACATATCCTTCTTCTCTCTGTTTGTAGCAAGAAGATCTATAACCGGATGGAATGATTCATGATATCCTGCTACTTCAGGAGCACTTTTATAAAGTGTAATGAGGTTACCTTTAGTCATTCCCCATGCTTCAGGTCTACCTGCTAATCTGATAATATCATCACTTTCCTGAAGAGTAAGTTGTGGTAATGCTCTTTTTAGGAATTGCCCAAGTTGTTCTTTCTTAGCAGCATCTTGTACAGCTACTTCACCTGGTTGTATAGTCCTCAGATTAGCATCAGGAAATGGTGCAGATGGTGGTACATAGCTATTTGTAGTTATAGGTTTTTTTGTAAGTTTCAGTACTTCTTGTTCTGCTACATCTGCTCTATCAAGTCTTGTTTCTAAAGAACCAGAGTTTCTCTCCTGACTCCATTTTGTCAGGGCATCTGATAACTCCTTTGGTATATACTTATCTACAAGTTTTTGTACATCCTCAGCAGAGGGGAGATCTTGTGTAGTTCTATATGTTCCGTCAGGTTGTTTATCTCCCCAAAGAGTAAACCTTCCAGTTCCTATATCTACAGTGAGTAAAAATGGTCTTTTATCCCCTATAACTTCTATCTCAAAAGTTTTACCTTGTCCTGTAAGTTCTACCTTTAGCTTTTTATACTTTTCTATATCACCTCTCTTAGCTTCTTCCGTAGTACCTGCTTCTTCTTTATCTAATGCTGCTAGTTCTGCATTATATTTTTCTTCTATAAATAATCTATAAATATTATTTAAAGCTGTTACATTACCTTCTTTTTTAGCTTCATTTAATTGTGATATAAACTCAGTTGCAATATTTTTAATATTTTCATCTTGAAATTTATCAGGATGTATTTTTTTAGCATAATCTTTATATAGTTGATTTGCTTTATTCTCATCTATTTCATCTGTAGTTCCATAACCATATCTTCTAAAAACTTCATTAATCTTAGCTCTACTTGTTTTATCACTTTTATCTATATTTAATTTATCCATTAATTTATCAAAAGTATTTCTAAATCCAGAAACAAATGTAGAAACATCTTTATTATTATTTGTAGGAACTATAGCTAATTCTTCTTGTTTTCTTTTTTCTATCTCAGCTTTTTTAGCATCTATATCTGATACAGGTGTACTAGTGACAGGTGTCGGTGTTACAGCAGTTGCATCTTTATCTTGTAATCTGCTTTGCCATACATTTGTAGTAGCTCTAATTGCTGCTAAATCTTCTGGAACGGATTCACCATCAATAGATACAGGATCTACTATTATCTTACCATCAACACCTCTTGATACTTTAACTCCTACTGAAACACCTTTTATAGTCTCTCCATCTCTTACAGTATCTTTCGTTGGAAAGAACTGTACAGCATCTTGTACTTTTACATCAGTAAGTTCTCCAGCTATATCAATCTTAATAACTGCAGATGTAGTAGGTTGTTTAGCAATAGGTGCCTTATCATTAGCATTAAGTCGGTCTTGCCATACATTAGTTGTAGCTTTTATTGCTATAAGATCTTCTGGTACACGTTCACCATTTATAGCAATAGGTTCTACAACTATTTTATTATCAGCACCTCTGTATACCTTAACATCTACTTTAGAACCAGGTATAACCTCACCATCCTTGACAACATCTGCCATTATGAGTTCCTGTGGGTCTCCTCCTATACGTACATATTTATCTTTACCTGCTACTTGTATCTTAATAGGTTCCTCTTTTACATCTCCAGATAAAGATGGTAATGGTGGTGCTGAGACTGGTGCTTTTTCAGGTGCTTTCTTTTCTGGTGCTTTATACTCATGTGCAGGATCAGTATGTCTAACTTTAAACATTCTACCTACTATAGGGCTCTCTATACCCTGTGGTTTAATAGCATTTGTAGATACAGGTATATCACCACCTATACCTGTCTTTCTTTTAGTACCATCTGGACGTTCTCCAGATAGTAGATAATGTTGATAGTTAGACCACTTCTCTCTGGACAAGGTGCCATCTTCATTAACTGTTAAATGGTTCCATGCTTCCAGAGGGTTCTTTAATGTTACATTATTAACATTGTGGAATAACCCAGGCTGACCATCTTCTATACCACCTATAAGAGCTTCTATTCTTATACGAGCATCTTCATTAGTTAGTAAATCAGCAATTGGATAGAAATTGACCTTATCGTCTACTCCATGTATATATAATCCTCTTACAAGTACCTGGTTACCACTCTCATTTACTTCAGCATGTTGGCCAAAGTATATCATACCACGTTCTCCGGAAGTACCTTTGGCAGGAGCTTTATAGTACAACATATCACCTAAGAATTGTTGTATCTCTTTTGCCTCTGCAGAATTTGTATATGTGGTTAATGCTGTTTTTTCTTTTCCTGTATCACCTGCAGCCTTGTTAAAAGCATCATACATCCCTTTAGCAACCTTCTGTATTAACTTGAATAGATTAGGTGCTTCATGTGGCTGTATTCTACGGGTATTAACCATGTAACTACCTGTAGCTGTATTAATGTATGTACGACCTAAGAACCCTCTGCTACCTGTAGATAGTATACCCATCTTAGGGCTAACAGCATCTGGGTTGACAGCTACTTCTAGTGTACCAGGAATGCTAAGTTGTTCAGTAGTTATTACACCAGCATCTGCTACTGAATGATTTCTGATAACAGTCTTACCGTTCTGGTCTTTACTTATCTTCAATATTCCCTGGGATAAATTGCCATCAAGAACTGGCCATATATTATCCCTCTTCATAAGCCCTTCACGGAAGTCATCTATTATTAACTGAAGACGAGCCTTTTCTGCAGGATCAGATGGTACATCATTAAACTTCTTACCGGCATCTCTTCCTTTAGCAGACTCAGTGATACCTTCCAGTTCACCACTTCTTAATATACCGTATGTTAGGTTATTATAATACTCTTGTTTTTCTGTTTCATCTGTAGGTACTTCATCTACTTTACGTAATTTATTACCTTCTTTGTCTACCGTCCAATATACATTACTATCATTTGCATCTTCATACACATACAGTACTGCTAATGTACCTCTCTTTGCATCTGAGTTCTGTATAGTTTCTCCAGCATACTCATAAGAGTCAGGTAAAAAGCCTGTATACCCACTAGCTTCTTGGTTTCCTACATGTATAGGAACAGCCTTTACAGTGCCTGTAGTACCTTCAGGTTGATGACCTTGGGATACTTTATTGAATAAAGACGCTTCTCTTTTCCACCAGGGTATCTGTTCTCCATCTACAGTAAGTGTGTGATACACATTCTCATTTCCTACATAACCAGTAAATAAAGGGCTATCTGGAAACGCACTATCTTCATGTATAACTACTGTAGATGCATAATTTTCTACAGAGGGTTTAGTCTGGAATACAGTAACCTCTGGATGCTTTTGTTCTTGTAGTTCCTGGGTGGTACCTTCTACAGAACCTTGTATACCAGCATTCATTCTGGATTGAAAAGAATCTATAGAATTAGCTACATTACCACTGGTTGATGCTCTTTTGAATAACTTGTTGACTTCATCTTCTTTCATCCAAGCATCCCACTTTTCTTTAAGAGTACTTAACAGTTTCTCACTTGCTTTCAACTGAGATCTGAAGTTTTTAGTCTCTGCTTGTACTTCAGCTATTTTATCCTGCAGGTCTTTTATTTCCTGTTCAGTTAGATCTACTTTAGAACTTTCACCTTCTATTTCTTCCCGGTCTTTAAAATAATCTGGATATTTTTCAAACCAGTCAATCATCTGAAGAGCTTTGTCTTCTTCTCTTCTGCCACCTTGCTCATATGATTGTTCTTCAATAGCTTCTTTAGATGCTACCATAATAGCCCTCAGTTCTCTAGTGGCATTATCAGGAGCATTAATATATTCACGAGTAAACCTCTTTATTTTATTAGCAATTGTACTATATAACTTACTTATAAAATCCTTTAGTTTTCCTACAGCAGTTTCTAAAGCAGTTGTGGCAAGTTCATTATGGCCAATCATCTCTTTCATACTATCCTGAGACTCTTGTATCTTATCCATTACTTCTTTACCAAGACCGAGATCTTCTATATCACGCAATGTTCCTTGCAAGTACTCTAACTGGCCTTTAAGATCATCACGCTGTTCATACATAGACTCCAGATGCTCCTGTAGTTTATCGTATTCTTCATTAGCTACTCTAATCTTTCCTAGTACAGTCTGTATTTTCTTTGAGGAAGTTTTCTCACCCTTAATGCTTTCTTGCCATTTATCCAGATATTCTTTCTCTAACTTTAAGTACTCTTCATGCTCTGCTATATTCTCATTGATTTCTCTTAATTTGTTATCAGCTTCTCTCCATTGATCACCGACTATTGTAAGTAATGCCTGTGCACGTTTCTGACCATTAGGATCATTTCTTTCCTGATCCTTTTTCATTTTCTCATACTCTTCCTTACTGAGGATTTCCTGAACACTGAATCCTGTAGATTTTATCCTGGCTTCATGCAGAACATTACCATCCTTATCTAGTGTTGGTTTAAAATCTTTAGCATCTATAGGTCTCCGTAATGGTTTTCCATCCGGTCCTATATACTCAAACTCCAACCCTTTGGTTTCTGGGTTGTATTTAATAAATCCCTCTTTTCGAGCAAGGTCGTTATTATGTTGAAATTGAAAAGTCACACCTTTCTTATAATTTCTCATATACCAACTAAGGTTGGTATTCTTGTCAAGGTCTTCTACTTTTACCAGTTTATACTGAGCAAACTGTTCCGCTTTTACTGCTTTTTGTAATATAGAATCTCCTTGTTTATATTGGATATCTATATGACGACCTTTCATAACAGGGTCTCCTGCAGGATTAAGTAATGGTGTAGGAGATATATCTGGCTGACCTGCTCTGTATACTTGTCCTTCCACTTTTCTATAATGTTCACCTACTACTGTAAATTGTGCAAATTCCCCCACACTACCTATATGCCCTTTGTAACTAGCTGGTACCATCTTCATACCTGCACTGTACTCTTTACCTACTTCTATATCAGAGGGTACAGTCTTTCCTTTGTCATCTTTTACACTGTTACCATGTATTAACTTGATAGTAGGACCTTTGATAACATTAGTTTCTCCTGCTGCTTGTGGAGTACCAGATGTAGATGATGGTACTAACTGTTCTTTAATGTTATCCGTATGAGCTTCAGGGTTATTAATAATATTCTTATACTCACTGATATAGTTACTCTTATCTGCCTGGAACCTTATTATATTAGCTAATTTAGTTCTAAGTTCTTTAGCTTTATCTATAGGTAATGTATTATCTTTTACCTTATCTGCAATAGCTTTGAATAACTTATCAGCAATACTTCTTGCACTGCTTTCTATATCTTTTACACGAACAACTGCTGGATCTATTGTCGGTTTACTAAGTGCCAGTATTAACTTATTCAGGTCTTTATCAGCACCATTATATAAACTGGTTAATACATCAGATGTTCTAAGTTCTCCAGCTATTTTATCTATTCTTTCAGATGAGTAATCTGTCATGCCAGAGAGATACATCATTTTCTCTACATGCTCATCATTGAATATTCTTTTACCTGCAGCATCTGTATACCCACCATACTCCAGTGTAATAGCCTTATAATAACTCTCAGCAGCATCTGCTTGTTTCTTCATTTCATCCAAGTGTGCCAGGAAGTTATCCTTCAGTTCCAACAAATTATCCCCTTTAGGAAATTCTCCTTTGGCCTGTAGTCTACGTATACCTTCTTCAGTAGATACTTCTTCACGATACCCCTGTATATCTTGATCAACTAACCATTTCTGACCATGACGTATTCTAGGATATAAATAACTTTCCCATTGCTCCCTTCTGCTATTATTGGCACCTTCTTTATCTCCAACTCTTTCTTTTTCTACTATATCCCTGGATATTACTTTACCTCTGCTAATACTGCCTTGTAGCATATGTAAATAACCACCCATATAGTTATCAGTAAATGCCTTTGCAGCAGCCGATGTATTATCTTTTGTAGCTTTAGTTTCTCTTAACTTACCTGCTATTTCAAATGGCATAGGGGCCAGCATACCGGTTACAAATGTTCCCAATAAATCCTTGATACTCATATCTTTAAAAGTGCTACCTATTGCTCCAGCTACATCTTCTTCACCTGTCATGTATTTCTTACCATAGTAGTTTTCTACAGTAGGTGAGATAGTAGAAAACTCTACCATACCTGCACCTGCCCAAGGGTCTATAAATGTACCAGCTTTTCCGCTTATTCTTTTAGTAACATCCCAGGCTTTCTGTCCAAATTGACCAATCTTACTAGTAGCAGTAGGTGAGAATTTATAAGGTTCATAGACTGTCTCTCCCAGATGAGGTGTACCTTTCATTGATAGCTGCCCCTTCTCACCTTTAATCATTATATCATCAATAGACTCTCTGAGTGCAACTTCCGTACCTTCTTTATTCAATAACCCTTTGAATACACCACCAAAGGATACCATAGATGCTAATGTAGTCAGTACTGTAGTGACTGTACCTACAGTTCCTGCCAACTCTTTTATCTTAGCTTTTTCTTCAGCAGATGGTTCTCTATTCTCTTTAGTGCGTATCTCATCATACATTTTCTGGGTAAAGTTCAAATTAGCATCATACCCCATACCACTTGCCATACCCAAATTAGCAGTAGCTGTTATCAATGCATTCTTACCTTGTCCATATAATTTAGCTTGAGTAGAATACGTTTCTGCCAGATCTTTCCACTTCTTAGTTACCTTTACAACATCTTGTGCAGTTTTAGCACCATTAATTTCTTCTGTTATCTGAGCTGCCCATTTACTTCCTTCAGGTACATCTCCTATTACAGAATTAATTTTAGCCAAATTAGCTACACCTTCTTTATAAGCAACATTACCAGATAGACGAGCTCCAAGAGTTGTTTCAACTTCTCCCAGTTGCAGAGATGTCTTACCTACACTAATACCTTCAGCAGCATTCCCAAGTCCTCCAAATGCATACATAGAACCTGCCATCCCTGCCACAAAGCCCATATTTTCCATGAGACCTGCTATATGGTTTCCTGTTATCCATCCTGTAGGGTCATACCAATTCTTATTTTTTTCAGCATCTGTTATGTATAATGGAGTAGATTTCTCTACAGAGTCTCCCCATGCTTTAGACATTTTATTCCAATCAGTGTCAATAAAACCTCCTCCAGATAACCAAGATGCTGTGTTGGCAACAAGCCCTATTGTATTATCAGCAAATACTTTACCGGCAGAATTTAATCCTCTAGCAAGACCATATCCTAATTTCTCCAGAGTACCTTGTCGTTTACCTTCTCTATCTTCATTATTAAGACCTTGATAGTATACAGGGTATCTATCGTAGTCTTTAGGTAGGTCCACTTTAGATATATACGAATTGTCTTCAGGGTGTCTTGCTGTAGCATTATCTACTTGATCTGTAAGCCCTTTAAAAGCATCATACATCTCATCTCTTTTCCTTCCACCACTAGGTGCTTGTGCTTTAGCTAATCCTGGTGTTACTACAGGTAGCATCTCATGCACTTGGGTTGCTTGTTCAAATGCGGATTGAGTCTGTGCCAAACTTGTATTAATATCTAAAGACCTGTCATTCATTCCACGGTCAGTGCTTGGTATAGTTGTGTTATTGTCCGGCATTATTATCTTGATTTTGATCTGAACTCATATAAGAACGGTCATTAAAGTCATAATACTGTGCAGGTACAGCAAGTGAATTGCCTCTTGCGAAGTTATTAAGAGATATTCTGATATTAGTTAGGCTTGAATTAGTAGCGGTTAGTATCTGTTTAGTTGCAGGATCTATATAAGGATGCCCTTTATCATTTTCATTATTAGGATCTTTTACCCAGAGTTCCATGTAATATTGCCCACTCTCCTGTTTAACATGATACCTTATATCCTGCAGAGAACCATTAAGCACTTTCTCAGTAAGAGGTACTGCATCTGAAAATGATCTGTCGTCCCAATCTTTACTGGTAGTAGATGATGTGCCACCTGTCCTGTTTTTATTAATTCTTATTAATTGGCTTAATTCATCTTCAGTCTGTAAGTCAGATGCTCCATTATCTATAGCCTCTTGTCTGGTTATAGGAAATTCTTCATCTTTTCCTTTAGAGCCTTTTATTACCATTTTGAATTGCCCGGTACCTACATCCTGTACAAATCCTACGCCTTGTGCTTCTTTACTCTGCAGTAACTTAGAAGGTACACCATGTAGTAAAGGAACTATTAAATCATCAGATGGTCTTACTTCCTTACCTGATTTCTCAGTAATTAACCATGGTATATACTGTTGGTTAACCAAGTAATTATTAGCAGTTAAGTAATTACCCATGAAGCTATTTTCCTTATCCAGCCCTTTATTGTATACATCTAATGGACTTTCAGCACCAGTACCTTTCAATAGCTTATCTATAGAGTATATTGATCCTATCATTCCTTTTAATTTTTGTATATCGGCAGATGATGGATTACTAATACCTAATAGATTTTGAGACAACTTCTTAACTACTATCATCTCACCAGAAGTAGGTTGATTACTCGCCCAGAGATTGAGACTATCCGTACCTTTATTTAAAACTCTATTTATAAAGTTATTAGCCTCTACAGGGTTATCTTTCTTTAGATTCTTCAGAGTTAATGCAAATTTCCTTACAGTTGTACCATTAAACCCATACGCACTGGCAAATTCATTAGCATGATCAGCAATTGCATTTATACCACGCTGTTGATCCAGATATTCAGGAGTTTTTGTAAATGCATCCTGACCTTGTTTTAACACATTACCCATAGCATCTACTAGTCTGTCTTGCATACTAATACTGTTAAAATGGTTTTTTGTAACAGGTCCTAGTTGCAATTTAGTCTTACCTGAGAATGCATCTTTCTGTTGATTATATAATTCCTGTACATTGAATATAGCATCATTTATCTCCTTCTCTTTATCTGTTTTAGGACTAGGTATTACTGATTTAAGATGTGGTTTATTATTCTCATCTACATCAAAAGCATCTGCATATTTTCTACCCCATGTGTTGAACATGTAGTCGTTAGTTGAATTAACTATATTCAATGCTTTTTCATCTTTTTGATTTGTAAATTCTGTAGCATTATCTTTTGTTTTAGTATTAGCCCCATATTCACTGGCATGGTCTAAACCTTCTGCTTTTTTTTGTTTAGCAGCAGCAGCAGACTCCCATAGTCGTTCATGTCTTTCTGCTATTTTCAATCTTTCCTGTTCTATAGCTATCCTTTGTCGTCCCTGTTCCAGTGTCTCATTCTTATCCTTTCTTTGTTCCGGAGACATACCTTCTAGTTTCACATCATGGTCCTCTACGTATGAATATCTCCTGGCAATCATATCATTTAGGCTATCTACATATACTGAGTACTTAAACTTATCCATACTTGACGGATCAGTTTCAAACTCTCTTCTCTTTTTCTCCAGGAAGCTAGGATCTAATAACTTCTTATTATCTTCTAACTTAGCAGTATAGTAGTTTATATCTTTTTGAAGAGACTCTCTATTAGGATCACCAGCAGGAAGTAATCCCATTTGTAGATTAGCTTCTTGTACAGCTCGTTGCTGTGTTTGTATTTCATTAGTCTTTGTCTTTACAGCTAGACTAAGAACTTCTTGGGGAGAAGTTGTTGTATACTTGGCATTTATCTCTAATTGTTTTTGATATGCTGGATTGGTCTTTATGAATTCCTGCCACTCTTGTTGTACTTCTATGGGGGATATTTCCTTCCATTTCTCTATCTTAGCTTCCCATGTTTGTGCAGCTAATTTAGTATCCATGATAGCCCTCCCTTTAGCATCTTTCATGACATTACCATTCTGATCATAATGATTACCTGCATATTGTACAGATATTCTACTATTAGGTTTTTTGTCTTTAAAGAATTTACCAAAGTCTCCAACAGGATCATGATAACCAAAATAGTCCTGATTAAACTTTGCCATACCATCAGGGTTCTGTAACCAACTTTGTATCTCTGCTTCTCCATCCTTCTGGTTATATACAGCCTTATTTCCATTAGTTTCATAGTCGTCTTTCATCTTTTGCATGTATGACTTAGCTTGCATTGTAGATGCGACATTACTTTGTACTCTAGGATCATTAGCAATAGCTGATATGTGCCTGGTAGTTAGGTTATTGAGATGCTGGTCACTCCAGTCTGCTCCATGTTGCTGGTTAAGTTCAGTTGTTATCCCTTCTACAAGATCTCGTAGATGCTTTTTATCATCTTCCCTGTATACTGGTAATGAAGCTACCTGTGTGATAGTATTATCGATTTTCTGTACACCTTTATCGTAGGCTTCTTTTTTCTGTTCAAGTAATTTACCATACATTTCCGAGTTGATTTCGGGAACATATGCATTATACTGACGTGGTTGGGATAGATATGAACTCATATTATATGATTAGGTTCACAGACCTCTCTTTACAAAGGTAGTGAACTTAGTTAGATTGTATATATAGATTACTGGAAATTCCTCACCAGATTAGTTAGCTCTTTCTCTTTTTCTTCTTCTTAGTATCTGCTCCACCTACACCGAAGTAACTGGGACCTCTCATAGCCATAGTACCTCCTGCCATTCCACCCATAGCTCCACCTGACATCATATAACCTCCGTAGTAGTTATTACCATCATCTTTAGTTACTTTTTTCCAGGTCTCTCCGGTCTTTGGATCTTTCCATGACTTTGTTTCTGTAGTTGATTTATCATTAGCTAGTGAACTGATACCATATGGACCATCGTGTGCATATTCGTGATCTGGTGTTATCCTGTGGTAGTTACCATCTTTGTCTTGTATGATATACCCTGTAGCCTTTTCATCAGCACCTAACATCCAGTTCTGGGCCCTTCTCTGTGGCTCATTTTTTGATATTGAAGATGCTGCTCCGAATATCCTCTCACTATGTGCTTCTTTAGCAGCGGCTTGTCTATCCAGTTTCTGTGAGTCCAGTTGCAAGTTCATTGCATCTCTTTTATCCAGTCTTTCTATATTACGACCCCTTATACCACCTTGGTTCTGTTGGTTGTACTGAAATGCTTTAGTATGTATTTTACCGAGATCCTCGCTTTTTTGTGCTAATAATGTAGCTTGTGCTCCAGGATTATTAGCAGCTGCTTTTATAGCAGTATCATAACTCCGATTAACATCATTAATCTCATTCTGAAAGTCAATAGTGTAGGTATCCTCCAGATTGGTTCGTGCCTGTAGACTCTGTACTGGTTCTATCTGATCGAATGCACTCATGATCTCCGGTAGGTAGTCAGTTATTCCAGCTCTGTTCCGTATTCCCTTATGGGTAGTTGGTCTCTGTGCTGGAGTGTACTTATTGAGTTCTACATTAGGGTTCTTCAGCATACTAACATCTGGCCCCGGTTGTGTATTCAGTTTCTCTCTATTATTCCAGTCTACTTCAGGTACTGTAATATGTGGGTTGTCATCACCTACTGGTACTATATACGGAGGATATGCTACACTCATGTAGTCAGGAGGATTAGGTGTCTGTGTATACTTTCCTGCATGTTCTTTTACATTCCTATACCCAGGTCCCCATAGTGCCAGTTTACCTTCTCCTGGTAACTTAGCATTCTTTCTACCCTGCCCATAGTCTTCAGTGAACATCTCTGGGTTGCTCTTCCTAAGATCTTCAAATTCTGCTATATCCTGAGCTGTTAGTGGTGTATTGTCACGTTGTGCTGCAGGAACCTTAGCTCCTTTAGCAGCAAATATCATATCACCGGGTACTGTAGTAGGGCTCTTGGTTATGTATGACCGAGGTTTGCCACCTGCACTTCCATCATTAGCCCAATCCTTACGGGTAGTCATAGGTGCTATATCATATAGTGGTGTTATCTGACTGTGTTGTGTAGGCATTGCCGGTGTGATCTGTAGTGGTTGGTATAGTGACCCACCTGCAGCCATCTTGACTCCATACTTTGCTGATAGCTTCTGTGCATCCTTCATGTAGTTACCTACTTTCTTAGGGTCCATACCCATCTTCTCAGCTATATCATTCTGCATATTCATATCGTCCATTACTAGCTGTTTGGCTGTATCTGTCTTCACTTTATTCTGAGCATGTATATCTGCCAGCACTTTACCACTGTTGAATGAGGGACCCTGATAGTTAGCTCCAGGTTGGTTGGTATTCAACAGGTAGTTTACCTTAGTCTGTATTTTGTCGTTATTTCTCTCTGCCTTGGCTATTATCTCACCTACTTCCTTGTGTTTCATGTTGTTACCTACTTTCACTCCCATTTCAGCTAACTTCATAGCAGTTTCCGGTAATGTGCGTAGATTACCCAGTACATGTGGAGTGCCTGTACGTGGTTCATTGGCTACTATCTCTCCTACACCTGTACCGTCTCCATTAGGTCCTTCAGCCTCTACATGTGTACCATTGGCATATATCTTCTGCCCATGTGCTGCATGTGATTTACCATGTAGTTCAATAGACTCCAGTGATAGGTACTCTGCAGGACCTTGTACATGTATTGGAGTATTACTGAATCCACCTGCATCCATCTTCATATAGCCTCCATTAGCATATGTAGGTATACCTGTTGCCTTCTTGTATCCGTAATTGGAGAGAGCATCAGCAGCATGTTGGGTAGGAGCTTCTATATATTCACCTGTCTCTTCTGCATATCCCTCAGCCTTTCTGCCAAGATTCTTCAATCTTCCTGACTTGTCCTGTACTATATCTGGATACACTCTATAAGGTCCTGCATATTTACCTGGAGCGTACTTCTCACCTGTTGAGTAACTCATTCTATGTGACTGATACCCTCCCATATTCTGAGGATCTCGTATAGATGGGTATGCTGCAACTGATGAGTTAGGAAGTGATGGTAGCTCATATTTATCATCCTCTTTAGTGCCATTATCAATATGTCCTTTCTGTATATTACCTGCAGAGAATGCCCTATCTACAAAGTTCTTACCCCTATTACGTTCCATCAGCACCTTGGATATAGCGGCATCCTCTGGAGATAGTGCACCACCTTCTGCCATGTGTATACTCTTCACAGGATCATCGAAGTAGGTGTTCCTTTTACCTCTGTTGATACTATCCGGGAACATCTTGGTACCTGTATATGCCTCATCAGCATTACCCATACGTACATCACCTATAGGATCTCCTGATTGCCTACTGCTCTTACCTGTAAAGTAGTTGGATGGTAGTTTCTTACCTGATGCCTTCCTTTCGTTGTACTTCTGTTTTGATTGTTCGTATGTGGGAAATCCTGTCGCCTTCAGTCCTTGTGGCTGTACTGCAGTAGGTTGTGAGGGGTTACTGAACCCACTTACCTGTCCAGGTGCCTTGTAGTTTACATCTTGTGTGGGATCTCCGAATCCTTTATATTCATCTCTGGGTTGCTGACTGGCTATATACTGGTTTGCCTTATTAGCATCTGTGCGAAAGTCCTTCTGATCAACTAGCCCGTATTTTCTTTCTCCTCCGGGAGCAGTATAAGGGGCATAATGTTCATACTGATGCTCCATTTTACTATAACCAGTTGTCTTACTGCCAAGTATACCCTTTATGTTACTTGGCCCAAACTGTTTTCTTACTGTAGGATCTGCGTTACCTTCTTGTTGATATCTTGATATGTCGTTTGGTTGTATAGCTTGTGCAGGATGTACAGTGTTCCACTGAGAAAGAGCTTCATTGTTGAAGTTTCCATGGTTAAGCGTATCTGTTCCGTACTGTGGGTTGTTACGTGACTGATCTGCATGGAAGTCGTTAAAGTTGTCCCAGTTAAGTGGTTGTTGAGGCATTTGTGTACCATCTGCTGCATACTTTCCCTTCTTCATCTTGGTACCATTCTTAGCAGCAGCATGACTTCCTGTACCTTGTGGGTTAGTGTTGATAGCCATTTGATACGGGTTTACATTTTGTCTTACCGGTGTCTGTGGTATAGCCATATTGAGTGCCTGTGTTGCTCCTGCCCATAGGTCTCCTGCATGTTCACCAGCCCATTGTCCTACCTTAGCTGCTCCTTGTTTGAACCTCTGTCCAGCTTGTTGCCTCTTGCTAAGTCCCTTATTATTATTACCACCCATATCAGGAGGAGTACCAGGTTGATTAGGTTCATTAGGATCATCCATAGCATCTGCCATACCACTAGGTCCACTACCGGGAACATTACCTGGCTGACCCTGTACTGGCATACTCATATCATACTGCTTCTGTGCCTGGTATACGTTCTGTTGTGGAATATCTCCAGATTTATATATACCTGCCTCTATATCCCTAGTTGGTAGTCCCTGTGGGTTCTGTATAGGCTGTGGACCATTGAGTTCCATAGGAGTACCTCCAGCATATTCAGTTCGGGATCTTTCCCCAGGGGGCTGTGGACCATTGAGGTTCATAGGAGTACCTCCATCTGCCTTCAGTGCATACCCATACCTAGCCATTGGGTGAGCCTTGAAGAAGTGCTCCTCTGTTGGGAACTTCTTATAGAATTCCTTCTCACTCTTTACCTTAGCTAACTTCATGAATTTGTGTGTCATAGTCTAATATTTTGATAACCACTTCTTGTTAATTGCTCCACCGTATTTTTTATTATCTTGTTGAGACATTGCTGCTGCTCCTATTCCTACTCCTACAAAAGGTGCTAATCCTCTAATCATTTTAATGTTTCCATAGTCTGTAGGTTCTGCAGCAGGTAAATCATTCAGTCCTTTTCTTGGTTTCATTCTACTTTCCCAATAGTTCTTTGCTCTTTGCAATCTCTCTACTTCTCCAGTCGTTGGATTAAAGTGTTCTGTATATGCAAAGTTCTTAGCAGTTTCCAGATTAGTATTATAAGCCTTCATTAGACCTTGATTAATACCTCTATACAGAGCATCTGACATATTGTTATTAGGATCAACTGCAGAGTGATGCTCTTCTAAAAGAGCAGCAGTTCCTACTCTTGGTCTACTTGGATCTATACCTGAAATGTTACCTAATACCTTACCATCTTCATCTATCAGATACTTTGTACCACTTCCCATTGTATGTATAGATAAGTTCTTCTTAGTGGGAACTTTTCCCTCTTTTGCTAACTCATACTGAAAACCATTGCGTAACCAGTTAGTAGAGTATAAATCTGATAGATTTCTGTTAAGTTGAGCTATCACCTTAGCATGATTTCTATCATCAGGATTTAACTTTGATTTTATATCTTCATAAGTTTTTATCTGTTTTGGTATATCATCAGTATTCTCTAGTATACTCTTATCACTTATATGAATATCTTCTTTTAATCCTCCAGAGTAATCCAACATGCCAGGTGCAGACTTTGGCTTATTCAAGTGTGTTTTGAAAGCATCTGCATCTTCCTTACTAACTCCTACTTCATTAAGTATATCCTCTATAGGTTTATCTGGAACTGGAGGAGTTCTAAATTTATATTGAGGTGTAGTTGGAGTTCTTAGTATTCTATCATATTCTCCTCTATATAAATCCCCCATACTACGAAGATTCTGGAAGTTTCTATTATTATAATACTCTAATCCTGTAGCAGCAGGAGACTCAGAAGGAGCAGGTCTAAATCTCATATTAGGTGCCTGTTCTATCTGATTAGCAAGTCTTGCACTTATAGTTTCATACTCTTTCCCATGTTGTATACCAGATAACCTTTCTGCTTCCTCTCTTTCAGCACCAGGAGGTATAGTATTTCTAATATTATGTCTAATGTTACTAAATCTATCTGATAATGCAGACTGTTCGTTAGATGCATTTTCAAATATTGATCTTAGATCAGGTCTATTATTCCATGCGCCCAATCCTACAGATCTATTATCTCTTAAATATGCAGCAATATTTTGATTAGTTGGAGGCAATGTAAAATCATTATACCATTCATAATCACTCTTTGGAATAACATCTGCTCTTTCTCCTGCAGTTACATCTAAATTTCTCCAAGGGTTTCTTAAAAGATTTGGATTACCTAATGCAGTTATAGCAGCACTTTCTAATCTTTGTCCTTGAGGAGTTTGACTATAAGCTGTTATAGCATCCGATGGTGTTTTAAAGTTTCCTTCTGACAGAAATCTATTTATTCCATTTCTATCAGCAAAGAGTCCTGCATTAGTATGAGATTGTACTAAACTATGAAAAGCATCATCTAAATGTTCAGGTACTGTATATGTACTATATCCTGCCTCTGGTATAGATTTACTATTTCTGTAGTTATCCAACCAATTATTAATAGCTTTATCCTGTTGTTCAGAACTCATCGGTTTCTTCAGTTCTCCTGATGTATATGCAGTAGGTCCATCTACAGGTAAAACATTAGGTCTTGCTTTAAATTCACTTGCTAAACCTGTAAGAGCAGCTATATCTAATGCTGTATTAAGTGCTGCACCAGGAAGATCTTGTAAACTCTTCATGTTTCTAAGATGTTCCAGTGTAGCAGTTCTTTTACCAGCATCTACATAGGTCATTGGGTTAAGTACATCTGTAGCATAGTCATAAATATTTCTGTCACCTTTTTCAAAATAGTCGGGAATAGGTTGACCTTGTACTACATACTGTGCAGCAGTCATTGGGTTTCTAGCAATAGCACCTGCTTTGCCCCAAGCACTTCTTCTTGGTTGAGCTGGTCCTATTTTAGATTCATTTTGTCTTTTTTGCATTTCCATCAATTGCATCTGTTCAGGTGTAATTGAAGCAAGTTGCCTTACTGTTCTAGCACTTGGGTTATATACCCCATCTACATAATCACTTTGAGTATTTTGATACTGTTGTGCACCCTGTCTTAGTTGTGCAAGTTGATTTGGTGTCAAACCACCATCTTGATACTGATCTAACCAACCACCGTATTTTCTACTTGGTACTGGTTCACTAGGGGTACCATCAATGTAATAATTTAAACTATTTCCCTTTAGATGACTTCCTATATTATGTAGAGTTAGTGAATTATTATTTACATGTTGTCTATAGTAATCATTATATATTTTTTCAGCTTCTTCTTTAGAATATGTTTTAGTCTTACTGAAGGGGTTAAGTTTGCTGGCAAATTTATCATAAGGTATTGTATTTGCATTATAATTAGCTATAGAACTCTTATTATAATCAGCTTGCAGATGGGCATGTAAATAGTTACTATCATTCCTTGCCTGTATCCTTGGATCATTAGGATCATGAGTTATATAGATAGGAGGTTTGGTAGATTTCTTATCCTTTACTTTGTCACCACCTTTAGCATACCTTGTTAACCACTTTGCCATAGTACGAAGTTACATATTATTTACTATCCTGAGTTTGAGTTATTGTGAACCTACTGATCATCTTTACATCGTTCCTGTTATCTAATATACATCGTACCTTTAAATCCTTGGCCCGTAGCTGATACTTTCTGAATGACCGTACATTGTAGTCCAGATTAGCGTTATTCAATACTTTACTACCCTGTATAGGGTCACATGTGTCTAGCCATATAGGAGCGTTAGTATCTACTACCTTATCCCAGTACATGTTAGTGTTATATATGTGGTCTACCTTACCCACCAGTATACTAGTACTGGCTGCATTATATATAGGGTACTGACTATATGCATACAGGTTACTCTCGTCCTTTGGTACTACTACACACAGCCCTGTATTCTGCTGGTTATTGTATGCGATCATCTTATTGAAGTAGATAAATTCATTGGGCTCATTGTAGATAGTGTCTGATGTGTACTTCAGTACTGTTATGTATTCCGATATGCTCTGTAGTATCTGGTCCTCGAACTTGTATATGAATGGGTATTCCACTATATATGGGTATGGGTTGTCGAAGAAGTTATTAAATAATGAGAATGTGCTATTGTGGTCATACACTGTACACTCATTACCCCTGTTCTGATTACTGTTGAGTGCTGCCTGGAAGAAGTTACTATACTCTATATAGAAGTTAGGTAGATAACTATGCCATGATATCCATGCATTACTGAGGAATGAGAATGACATTGTTAGTGACTTGTTACAGAAGTATGTAGGGTCAGTTAATTGCACTACCACTTTCTCATATATAGTGTCAGTAGTGTCTATGTAAGGACATCTGAATGGTGTAGCCTTTCCTGTTGTTATAGGGTTATAACATAATGGAATATCAGATTCCAGACCTGCTAATATGTATATATACCCTTCCGGGCAACAAGTTACTGTACCAGATACACCAGCATTCACACCACACGATATAGTTGGTATAGGTGGGCCAGAATCAGGATAACATCCAATATACAACGGAGGAAAAGAAGCTGCAAACAGATTATAACCATCTGGACAACATGTCATAACCGGGTTACCTGTGGTAGATTGTTGTTGAGTAGATGATATTGCTCTCTCTATATAAAAGTTAGTACCGTCATACTGTATACCATCTACTATAGGTACGTAGTCCAACTTAGTGAGTATGAACCTCTTGTAGAAGTTGTCATATACTCCATGCAGTCCAACCCCATTGAAGTTATTATCCACGCTCACATTAGGGAATGTGTTGAGTATCTGGAATGGTAAGTTATCCTGGAAGTACTTTGAGTTCAGGTACTTTGGTCCAGATAGTTCCTCTACACTGGTACCTCGTAATAGTATCACCTTACCCCTGTAGGCATCTGCCATGATATGCCCCTGCTCTGTGTTGAGTATGAACTTATTCTGCGTACCACAGTAGCCTACATCAGTGATATTGATATCCACAGGTTGACTACCGGAGAACAGTGCTCCAGTGCCCAGTACAGCAGTGAGTGATGACGTGTCCACAGTAGCCATTGCGTTGTATAACTGGAAATGGTTCTGATACCTTACCAGTACTGTACGTGACTCTAACCTATCCAGTGCTACTAGTTGTCCGAAGTTCTTAGGGAAGTCGAATAGATTAGCTGGTCTGTATATAAGATAGTTGTTCTTAGTCTCCTCCAGTGAACTCTTATCACTCCATATAGCCCTATTGTTGTAGTCTATATAACACACCTGATCAGGTGCCCAGTCTGGACGTAGAGTAGTGAATGCTGTTTGCTTATTCTGACCTGAGTATGTCTTGTTGTATGTGTAGGTGTTATCGAATGCTATAGGTACGTTAGTTTCCTGTAACCACTCATCCGGTATACCAGTACCCACATTAGGCCAGAAGTTACCTTCCTTGATGTTATAAGCCTGCCTCATGGAGACATTCACTTCACTCTCACAGTAGTAATTGATGATACCATATGCATACAGGTAGGCCATACCACGTTCATAGAGATCTACAGTACTGTAGTTGTTACACTCCAGGTTGGTTATCTTCAGTCCGAATGACTGGAAGAACACTGAACCAAATAACTCAGCTACCAGTTCCAACATTACAGCAACTAATGCCAAACCTCCTGTTAATATGAGTATACCTATTCCTATTGGTGTATTGAATAGATCCTGTAGATGTTGAAGCCCTGGACCGAATGGATTATCTCCGGCAAGTGTTTCATTATCAGTACTGTAGTAGTATATGGGATACCCTATATTACCAGTATTGGTGTGTGAAAATGCATCTTGGTTGTAGTTAATATCATACCCATCTGGTCTATTCACAGTACTCTTTAGATAGAATGCCTGTTTGATCTTCAGTGCGAACTGATTGATGAAGCAGTCACCTCCGTATACTATAGGTAGTGTAGTTATTCTATTGCCATTGCTATCCAGCAACTTACTCTGTGTACCGGTATCTACTACCTGATATGAGAATATCTCCCCATACTGGTCATCTAATTGTCTCTTCAGTGAGCAATAGTATGAGGATACTTCCCGTATGAATGGAGTACTGTGGTTACATACTCCTGCCTGACCTGCAGTTACTCTGGATGTGTCCTGTAGTGCTCCTTGTTCATGAGTATATGGCAGTGTACTGTTAACAGCTACATACACTGATGACTCCCTATCTGTATTATTCAGTGGGTATATATCTCCAAATGTACTATTGATACCGGAATTCACATAACCTCCATGTTGTATCAGCCGTATCTTATTACCCACATCATTAGGAACTTTTACGAAGTTGTTGTACTGGCCCACTCCATTGTACTGCCATCCATAGTTGAAGTAGGGTACCAACTTAGTGAGTACCTCCAGCATCGTATTATAGGTAGGGAAGAAGTTGTTGATATCCAACTTTGGCATTACATGTGTGCTGGTAGTATCAAGATCTTCAGTACCTGTAGTAGTTGAGTTGCTCTTATCGAACTCTAGTGATATAGTAGAGAGACAGGCAACTACGAATGATATCTCCAGTACCTGTTTCGTTATTATCTTCTCTCCTGCATTGTCCTTCACTTGTACGAAGTGGGATGTGCAGTTACCGAACTCTGCTGTCTCCAACTTCAGGAATGACCCCTGTATACCAGCTGCCTGGAAGAAGTGGGTATCAGGGCTATGGAATGTGAACCGGTCCTTCTGGAAGTCATTTAGCCTATGTGTAGCATTATCTCCTGACTTATTACCCACCGGTTGTGAGGATATGAATGGGTCAGGACGAACATCATTGAATGGGTAGTTAGGATAGAAGTAGGTGCTCCCGTCCTTAGTATACTGGCCACAGTTAAATAGCAGTCCCTTAGCAACTACACTACGGTCAGCACCTCTGTCACTACGCATTACCTTGAACCCCACTATAGAGTTCCTCTGCGCCTGTGTGAGTGATGATGTAGCTATTGCATTCCGTAGTGATGCTATATCCACTGTGAATCCAATGGGGTATACATTACCTGCACTGTCATGTATATGTGTTACTGTACTATCTGGGAACTTGTGGTGACGTATAGGTTGATTAGCCAATGGTCCCCATATAGCAGTATTGGCAGGATACACATCAGTGGATTCCCAATAGGACATAGTACCATGTTCCCATGGCCGTACACCTGTACATGGGTCACTACTACCGGGTAACATTCCAGTTGGTGAGCCCGTATTATATACTTTCCATCTAGGCAGCAGTGGTGTAGGGCATGTACCCTCCTCTATAGATGTTGTATCACTATTCGGAACTACGAATGTCAGATCATATGCAGTGGCTACTCTACCGGGTATATGACATCTGATAGACTGTTTTCCATTAGCGAATAGGAAGCACCCCTCAAGGGCATATACCTCATCCCGGAAGTAGCCCTCATAGTTGGCACACACAGTACCATCAGAGTATCCTAGCATCTGCCCATAGGAACCATATGGAACCTGTGATGTGCCCCACCCTACCTGTACCTGTGACCAGATAGACTGGTAGCTAATATCTTCCTCCTTAATGAGGTCACCCCATACAAGTACATTATCTACTTGACACAATGTACCGGCTATATCATAGTACTCGAACTGCTCCATAACCTCAGTAAGGGTTATAGGGGTATTGATAGAACTCTGTTCCAGTGCTGTATATGTGTGAGTGTATGTAGCTGTCTGTATATGGTATGTACCTACATACTCACATGTAGTTACTGCGTTAATAGTCTTTATGACTACCAGGTTGAAGTAGCTATATAGCCCTGTAGTATCTAAGTTACTAATATCTACCTGTATAGCCTGGTTAGTGAGTAAGTTGTAATCCAGTGATGTCTTTCCCTGCAGGAATATACGAACAGGGTTAGTGACACTGTAGAACCTTGTAAGCCCATTACTACGTACATCAGCATACTGTATACAGAACTGGTAATCACCCTCGATAATATTACCACCTACTGCTATCTTATTAACATGTATATTAGGTATAGCGAATGTAGGCTGTACTGCCATCTCATTAGTATCTACTGCTGTAGTACCTGTATAGAATGGTAAGTTGTTGAGATCAATATATCTACGTACATTATACCGATCAGTGAAGTACAATTGGGTACTACAGTTGGTGGTCTTTACTTCGACTTTTTGGATAGGATGTCCAATATTCCAGCCAATAACATCAGAACCAGTAACAGTATCATCTATGAGTGAATTGAATATGCATTGACTATTAACCACATATCCGAATATACTATACCCAGTAGTAGGATTAGTTAAGAAGTAGTAAGTGTTATTCAGTTGTGTAATGTTCTTCAGTCCAATACACTTGTACCCAGATGGCATAGTGAGGCATAATACATTACCCTCCTCATTCTGGTAGGATATCTGCATTCCATTGACCGCACTGTTAATCGCATTGAGGGCATCAGTCAGATATCCAGCACCTACTTCCGAGATGATGGAGTCCGTATTGATACCGGCCCTTGGTTGTATAGGTGTGTTACTAACTGCCATTGTATATTATATTACCAATATCTTCCCCTCTGTACTCTAGTTGTTGGACCAGGTAACAGATATCTGTTATTTCTATTATATGAACGTATGATAGACTGCTGTACTCCATATATACTATCTGCTATGGCATAATTCCTGGCATTGATGTACTCTTCATTCATCCTGCCTTCAGCATCGTCCCTTTTAGCTCTTATCTGATTGAATGTTTCATCAGTACTCTGATCGAATAGTTGTTGATACACCATGAACCGAATATACCTATATAGGTACTTCTGGAATGGGTCATTATCAGGAATCATGTAATACCCAGTCTCAGAGTCTACACCTCTCTGAGAATAGTAGGACATGTATATGGTACCGGACTGAAATGAGGTTATCATATGATTGCCTACTATATCGAATGTGTCCAGTGCGCTGCTGCATACATTAGGAGATTCGTTATGGCAATTTGCAATGGTCTTGAAGTTACCCGGTTTCAATAAACAAGATACGGAGAAAGTGAACGATAACTGGGTCATCACCTTATTAGTGACTATGAAGTTATCAGATACTCCACACAGATCAGGTAGATTGACAGGTTGTTGTATATGGTCAGTACATGGGTTTCCTGGAGAACAACTTGGGCAGTTATTCGTTTCTACATAAGGAGCTACCCTACAGTCAGTCTGATAATAGAATACATGAGGGGATATTATAGGGCCTTTATTAAATGTGGCACACATCCAAACTTCTCTGACTTGAAAAAAGTCACATGGCAGATCGCACTTTCTATTCCACATATCCATGACACAGGGTACTATAGGACGGTATGTATTCTCCATTTTCTCCAGACAATCTGCAGTCCAGGTAGGAAATAGAAGATCATCAATAGCCCCTGTATTGAAATAATCTTTCATTTCCTCCTTGATCCTTGCATATATATGCTCAGGGCTTATATACTTTGTTGGACTTCCGTTTGTCATATACTCGTGATTTGTTTGGTTTGGGGAGAATGGCATACCTATCCTTGTAATCATTGTCCTCATCCATAATATACTTATTCAATAGTCTCTTATTCTCTTTGCTCATTGTCAATCGCCATATAGCTTTACATCTTATTTTAGAGGTTGTTCGTATCCACTTGTACTTGAACCTGCTACCGTCTGTATGGTGATTGGTCCATGGTACTAATGTACCTTGAACCATGGTCTCTTTCCAATTTATTCCACAACCTCTTCTGTACGCTATTCCTCTATTATCAGGACTTCGTTGTATCATCATCTTGCCCATACCATGAGGGAGTATTACTTTCTTCCCTGTCTCCAGTATGTACTTCAGATAGTACCGGTTAAGTTCAACAATGCATTGGTAGTATTGTTTGAATGTTAACTGTGCCCCTGGATTAGACTGCATGAACTTTGTATAGGATGCTTTAGATCCGGTAGTTACTTCATACTTCGGTCTTCCACCATGGTACTGTCCTGCGAAGTTGAATGGCATATGTAGTTACTTTGTGTTATCCTTTCCTAGAGGAGCTCCGTCATTATCAGCACTCCTTTTATATGTACCCAGTAATTTGTTAGCTACTTCCTTTATGACATCATCTGCCATATATCCAGGGCACCTAAACTCTAAGTCATATGGGTTAGGGGGGCAGCATAGGCTCATATCGTTAATAGATATTTCATCTGATGCACTGCAACACCCTACAGCCAATGGCCTATTACAATAACCTGGAAACCATTGTAATGACTCTGGTATGTCCTCTTCAAAGTATGCTGATATCTTCACCTTCTCTATGCTATCACTTCCTATATAGAGATATTTATTCTGTATCCAGAAGTGTATCTGGTTTGTCTTCAACCCTAATGATAAAGAGTTAACAAACCTATCGGGTGTACTCTCTATGAACTTTCTGGATATGAGATCAATGGAATATACACCCTGTATTAGCATTCCAAAGTTATTACCTTCAGCTATCTTAGGAAGTTGTACTACTGAACGGGATATAATGTAATCTGACTTGTACCCACAACACTCCGCTATTGATACTTGTTTCATCTTCAGACAGGGAATAACAGTGAATAGGTTGCCGGAGTTCCATAGCTTCCTTTTATCAGTTACCTGTCTTACAAATTTCAGAGCCGTAGATTCTAATTCACTAGCTATGAACCGGTCAGATGCATTCTGTACAGTATCGCTGGAAGTCAGTTTGAACTCCCCCCGTACCCTACTGATTGCTTCCCTAAGTGAACGTGTGATCATGCAGTAACAAAGTTATTGAGTATTCATATAAGTTGGTTAGATGTATAGTAGGTAGTCTAACGCTGCTGGTTAGGATATTACTATACCAGTTAATGTGCACCACCCTTCCAACTGGTCATCTGAATAGGACATTACCCCATTAATCAATGTGCCCATTCTCCAATTAACATGATAAGTACCTGCATCCTGGGATGCGAAGTTAGCATTAGGGGCAAGACCTGTAGCAGTCTGTGAATCTACAACTACATCAGCTACATTGAGTAGTTGATACTGTATAGTATCTATAGTAGACAGTATAGACTGGTTAACTGATATTATACCGCCTACAACTACTGCAGTAAGTGACTGGCAGCTGTATCGTATAGCCTCATAGACATTAGATCCATTAGTAGCACCTGAACATACGCTCTCTATCTGGAACTGATATACTGTATTATCATCTAAGTTAGACACTGTGGATGTAGTAATGTCATTAGCTTCTGGGTTAGTTGGTGATATATTCACATTAGTTATCCAGTCTACAAATCCCCGTTGTCTGTACTCTGTCATCTGTGATACTGGTGTACCTCCTATTGTCCATGCTAGTATAAATGTGCCCATACCCAGACTAACTGTAAGGTTACTAGGTGCTGTACATGTACACCCTGCACATTGACTGTTAATTGAGCACCATAATGCTAGTAATGCGGGATCACTAGCTACATAGCTCATGAGGTTAGTGACGAATGTAGTTGGGTCAGTTATAGTGGGAGATATTGTGAGTTGACTATTATCTACAGTAGGGGCTACTATATTAGCTAACCCCCAATTACCAGGAGATGATGGCAATTTAGCCTGTAAGTAGTTACTAATAGTGTCTGATGAGTTCACTAGTGTTTTACCATCTGCAGGTAGTGAGTTAGTTACCAGCACTGTCTCATTACCTCCTGGTGATGTTACAGTTAGTGATATACCAGTACCCGCAGTTAACTTGGCTAACAGACTATTAGGAGTAGTATCACTACTATCTACAGCTACCTTATATAATCCTACCCACGTTGTATCAATAGATAGCGCATTACCATTACATGCACTTCCTGATACCACACTCATTCCGGTACCAGCACTTGATATATACGTGTTGGCTATATAGGAAGTAAACGTTACTATAGCCTGTATATCAGACTGTATATCTCCTCCTGGTGTTATACACCCCCATGTTATTGCACCTGATGTATATGACGGTAATGCCGCTGTATATGCAATAAGTTCATTAACTGTAGTAGAAATACTATCAGTTGCACCACCGCCTATAGGAGTAGCATCAAATGTCCCTATAGTAGATTGTTTACCAGATACGGTAGTAGTGAGGTTAGCAATATAAGTGATGAGGTCATTGAATGCAGCTAGTATAGTAACTGGTGTACTGATACTCAAATTACTCCATGTATTACCTGGTGCTGCAAGTAAGTTCAATATACTACCAACTCCTGTATAGGTAGCAGAGAGTACCTGGTTACGTGTCATACCACTGGTAATAACTATACTACTACCTCCTGCTGTTACAGAATAGGTAAGTGCCGGTGTCTGTAATGCACTTATAGCTGATGATAATACAGTCTGATCAGCAGCGTATGTAGTTGCAATGAAGTTAGCCAGGTTATATTGGTCAATATCTACTATCTTCGATATACCCTCTACAAACTCCTGTATAGTACTAGGTACTCCACCTGTAGTAGTAGTAACTGTATACCCATTATATGGACCGTAGTTGAATGCACTAAAGTTGGGGGATGGGTTCAGGTTATTAACAGCAGTATTAATCTCTGATAATATAGTACCCAGATACTGGTTAGGTGTAACCCCTATGTATGAAAGTGCTACTCCGGTATATTGTACTGTATTGGCATTAGTAGGCATGTTATATGTAGTTGAGGTTCGTTAATCTAAATGTCATATCAGGATCTCCAAACTGTGGAGGTATAAATGGTTGTATACAACAGGGTATTGGTACCGGACCAGTAGTACAACAGTCATCACACTGTCTGGTCATGAAGTCGTATGTAAAGGATATAGCTACACCATCTGGCCCACATGTAGGACAAGGTGCTGGTTCGGGTGTTACACAGTTACAGTCCAGGCATGGTATAGTAGATAAAATACTCTTAGGGTTTTTCAACTGTACACAAACTGCTCTAACCGAGTCATAGATATATCCATCAGGACAACATGGGCAACCTATAGGATCAATAACAGGATCAGTTGGCAATATAGCCCAACTAGTATTGACTATTCGAACACAGTTATTGATAAACGGGGTTGCATCAGGGTTCTGAACATGTATGTATGTTCCAGTCTGGTAACTGAAGAACGTACCATCTGTATTAACATACGCATACCCCTCTGGGCAACACCCACACGGTATAGCAGGAAGTTGTGGAAGATCTCCTCCTGCATCAGGGTTGCATATCTTATTAACTACATTATATGTATATCCCGGAGGACAGCATGTGTTAGCCATTAGAACATTCGTTGAATATATAATAATCCTGTAGAGGGTTGCATATTGTTATGAGCACTTACTGCATTAACAGCACCTGATGGGTTAATGGATATACCAGTATAGTTAGTACGTATCTTCGCATGTATATTGCCTGAATCTGGTTGACCGTCTAGTGTGTTCGTATAACTAGTTGCATCGAACTTCATGTAGTTAGCATTATTAGCACCAGATGCACTGTCTAGATTAACTGATATTACGTGACTATGGCCAGGATCATTAACAGTATGTGTATGACTAGCTGTTCCAGATTCTGGCCCGGTTAGTATATGAGTAGCCTCACTACCGGGTATTATAGCTCCTACAGTAACCACTGATAGACCGATTGCATTGGATGGTAATGTACCATCCATATTCGTGAGACCTACAGGAACCTGACCCATCATGTTCACAGTAAGATTCTGACCATTAGCTACATTCCACCCACACATTGGAGTACCAGGTATACCAACTCCACCGGAGAAATTACTGAGATTACCTGCATATGGGATGACAGCTCCTACTGGTACAAAACCTTGAAACTGTATAGATGCTGTAGACCCTGCTCCCGTCTTGATAACATTCTGTGTACCTGAACAGGTTGTTATATGGCCTAATAGGAAGTTGCCTATAGTATTACCCAGACCGGATGACAAGTTATCTACAGTAATCTGTAATGCCTGTACCTGCGCATTCAGTATACAATACTGATTAATGAGTACCTGTATAACCTGAGATACCAGAGATGTGTTATCAACACCTGGTAGACAGCCTGTAGCATATCCAGACAGCAATGGCCCTATCTCGGCCTGTATAGTAGTTACATCAGTGTATAGTGTACATATGGCTGTCTTATAACATGCCAATAGACACGGTAGATCGGTACAACTATTACAACAGCCTATACAGTCAGCGAATAATACAGCACATGCTCCCTGTGTAAGATCAATAGAAGGTATAGATATTCCAACTCCTGTAGAGTAGTCTACCAGTTTCTGCAATATCACTGCATCTACTTCAGACAGATAATCACCAGTACATATACCCAATGCAGGTATAGCAGGTCCAGTGTATTTCACACCAGTATCCGGTATCTGTTTCTCGAAGTAGTTACTACAACTACTATTACATCCATGTCCCATTAGCAGGTTATTTTCTTTATCTTATTAATAATGTATAGTATATACTCATCATCCAGACAGTTACACCCCATGAACTTATCCATCAATATCTCCCGGTAGTCACAGAGAGCATCATACAAATGCATGTCCACGTACTGCTGCATACCATATATCTGGTTAGTGAATTGCAACTCAGACAGGTATAATATAGTACGATCAATGTCCGTGATCAACTCATTATACCCTGTGTTATTGAGTTGGTTATCGGTGATTATGGGGTTGATGAGGTACATATACTACTGGTCGTTTACTGTCGTTATACTTCTTGTTACACCCTGGGCATCTACCATTAGTGAGTTGGCACTTTGGTATAGTTACTGGGCAGTCTGAGCATTTTGTTATTCCGCACCCCATATTAACATATATTACATCCCAGTGGTTTATTAGGCCACTGATGACCTGGTAACTTCTTTCCTATCTTATCCAGCATCTGGTCTGCTTTAGCATATAGCTGCTGACTGAGTGCGTAGTTAGTTGCATTACAAGCTGCTACTGAGCCATCTATATACAACTTGATCATTCTCAACTGTCCCATATAAGTCTGCCAGCTATGGTCATGGCATACACATTCGAGGTCTATCTTCAGGAATGCGTGTTGGTACTTACATTTTATGCGATCTATTTTGATGAACTTTTGGTTAATACCATTACGAGTACTTACTCCGGGTATTACTGGGGTAGGTGCTAGTATAGCTACACTATAACTAACTGCGTATATACCATCTGGTAATGGTGTACATTCAGTATCTCCGCATGTTATACCGAGGTCAACGCACTTATATACATTAACATTACCGGGAATGAACGGTACATTAACAGTAGCCCCACCTGGTGGTGTAATCTGCAATGCCACATCAGATGTACTGGGTACTACTCCATATACAGATAGGTCACTGATAGCAATAACTGAACTGGTTCTCAGATCAATTAATGCTAAAGTGAGGATCGGTAAGGTAACTGATACAGCCATTGTTACTTAATTAATGCGTTATATATTGTAGTAGTATGCTGAATACGTTCATTGAGTCCTAGTGTTCCTCCATTTACATGACGTGTAACTATAGTGACAGTAGCAACACTCGTACCCTTGTCACACATCGCCCATATGTTATTAGCTGTAAAGAACCATGCAGCAGATGTCATAGGGTAATCGGATTCCACCAGATCAGGGTTAGATACCAGATCAACCCCAATAGCATTTCCTAATGCCTGGTAATTACTCTTACCTGTAATTTGTAGATACCCACGTCCTCTGTAGTCCCATCCCTCCCCACTAGCTTCATCACCATTACCCATACGATCAGCATATATCCTGTTAGCTATTCGTTCTGGTTGTCTGGCATAGGTATTAGCCTCATCCTGATCTGTAAAATGCTTATGGAACAATAACCAAAGAGCTTTACCAGTATAGTTCAAGTTCTCATGTGTATGTGCATAATCTCCTGACTCTTCCTTGCATTGACCCAATAGATGAGCTACTCTACACTTTGAGTTAATCTCGGGATACTGTAGTATAGCAGCATTTAACTGTGCTATTACATTATTTGGTATTACTCCAATTAACTTCGATGTATCCATATTGTAGTTTATAATGTAAAAAGGGAGATGAGGCTATCCCATCTCCCCTCTTGGGTTATTCTGTAGTTACATTGGTTATTATGGTGTAACCTCTGTAGTTGTTGTAGTAGTAGTCGAGCTGGTAGTGAATGAGCTAGATGTTGTTGGTGTAGCCACTTCATTATCCGCTGTACCAAGGAATGCTGATAGTATTGCTACTGTAGCAGCTTCTGATGCATCCCCTGCAGGTATAGCCATACATACAGTCTCATCGTTCCTCATTACTCCTATATCAGCACCATTCCATTGTGGTTGCAGGAACTTGATATAGTACAGATCATAAGCCAGTGCACTGTCAATGTAAGTCATGTACTCACCATTGAAGTTCACATTGCTGAATATGTGCTTGTATTCAGACTGATAGCTGAAGAAGTCAAATTCCAACTGCCTGATCTCTGCTGGTGTATTGATAGGATATGAAGCCCTCTGGATAATGTTGGTAGTTGCTACTACATTACAGGCATCATCAACTTCATAGTCTGTAGTCAGTTCCGGACCACTACGAACATATGTCCAGAAGAACATACGATCAAACTGGTAAGGGAAGTTGGTAAGGTCAACCGATGTACCCTGCCCATAAACCTGTAGTGTATTACCAACGATCAATATCACTGTAGAGCTACCAGTACCATCAGTGCCCGCAGTTACGTACTGAGAGAGTATTACATCATCATTGATATTCTGAGCCAACTGTTGCATTACTGCCTGGTATGCTGCTCCTGAGATATCATCACAAGGGTTACTACCACAGTTACAACATGGTGTTGTTACCAGTACAGAACGTGTCAGACTATTGGCATTTGCTGCTCTGATGTAGACACTATCCAGACGGAGAGTTATTGATACATTCTGGTTACATCCTACATTAAGACCAGATATCTGAGTAATCTGCACATTAGCTTCCAGACTGCCAGGAACCTTATACCACTCCAGTACATTACGTGGATATATATCATCACTCCTACGTGTACCTTCATCAGGTGAATATATGTTACGTGCCTGACACAGGTAGATGTACTTAGCATTACCCACATTAGCTACTGTGGCCGGAGTATTGTCCGGAAGGAATATACCAAATTGTCCTGTGGTAGTACCTCCAGAGGCATACGTTGTCAGATTCTGTGTAGAACCTGTTGTAGGTAATGTGTTGTTCGTAGGTACAATGAACAAGGTGGTCAGATTGTTATCCATATCTATGGTTTTATGTTGTTGTTATTTATGCGTTATTCGGCTTCTTTAGTTCTTATTCTACTACTTTGTGACTGCTCCTGGTTACCTGTAGCATCTGCTAACTCCTCTACTGCCAGTTCAACCAGTTCATTCTCCAGGTATGCCTCCAGTTCACAGTTCACTGTAGTAGAAGGTGTATTGTCCAGATGTATGTAACCAGCTATATCCATTGGTATTGGGTATCTCAGGTAACTAAGGAACAAGTTAGTTATCGTGAAACTATCCTCTTCATCACTATATACATACAGTGTATCAGCGGATATGGAGCCTATAGTTTCCTGATACTGGAAGTTTGGTTCATAATGAGGAGATGTCAACTTAACTCTGATATCCTCATGTTTTACTATCTCAATAACATCCAGTATCTGTTGTTTACAGTTTCCTTTATTCGCTATACAGTAACTCTGTATCGGTACTATCATCTTATTCTGTAGTGATGATAGTGATACCTTGTAACTATTTAGCAGATCACCGGAAACCTTAGTGAGTCCTACCTCTTCATTAGGTACTACCAAAATCTGTAGATCCTGATATCTCTTAGTGAAGGCATCGAACCCTAACTGGTAGTTATTGTTAGTATCCAACTTCTTGAGTACCAACTTGGTCTGCGTTATATTAAGAACTTCAATCTTCGTTTCATTAGGTATATACTGGCCTCTCAGGTTGCTATTCCTGTTGAGCTTCATATCAATGTCATTCAACAGATTTATTACTGGAATCATACATATACCTATTCTACTACTGTTTCCTTCTTATTCTTTTTAGCATCTCTGGCCTTCTTCAAGGCTTCTGCTTTTTTATGACTTACTGGTATTGCTACCTCTTCTTTCTTTTCTTCTGTAACTACTGGCACTACTTCAGGTTCGTATGATACTACAGGTGGAACATACCCCTGTATAACACCCTTCATTTTCCTCTTATCAGCCACCTTGATCTCTAATGCTTTCAGTTCCATGACCATATTAGGTTGTGATAACTTACTGATCATCTCGTCCTGTGTATTGTAGATCAGTTGCTCACCTTCATAAATGAAGCCTGACTTCTGTATGTACACCCTCAGTAACAATGCTTCCTTAACAAGAGTCTTAATGTGTAAGGTATCTGCAGACAATGCTGCTATACTATTAAACAGAGTGACTGCTCGTTGTCCCTGAAACTCTCCGAAGTTGATCTGGCCACTTCTGATAAAGTTATCAAGCAGGTTATATACTATCTGCTCCTTATCATTGTCACCTACAGGTAAGCCGATCAACTTGGCAACTTTCTTCCGCTTCTCCAGTGACATCTTACTCATTTCGATCACAGCATTGTTAGCTGCCTTCTTCTCGTTGTAGATAGCATCTGCTTCTGCTTCCGGATTATCTACGTAAAACTGTACAGTCGGTTTACACCTTCCTGCTTTCCAGTCTTCTATAGAAGAGGCTATGAGTCCTGTGTGCTGGATAGCGTACCAGTATTCTACCTCTTTGAATGGGGAATTGAAATTGAATACATTCGCTCCATCTATGAGTTTAATACGGGATGCCACTTCATGAGTATTCATCTTACCTGTGTCAAAGACTCCTGAATAGTATGGAGCCCTTGGGCCGAGTCCTGTCATTTCCCTATTATTAGGATCTGAGAATAACCCGGTAGCTTTTTCTAACCTATCCCTTCTTGCCCTTACAATTTCCTGTTCCTGCTCTCTGAGTGTCTGTGAGGGTATCCTCATTATATAATCAGCATTCTCATCGAGTCCGGTAAGGTACTTGCCATTCATTCCTCGTATTGGTGGAAATCCTGCTCCGGTACCAGGGTGTCTCATGTGCCCTCTTTCTGCGAGTGCATTCTGCATTGACTTCTCTCCTTGCTTCGGTGCAATGGGTAGAGGTAAGATTCTAGCTATCTTTGCCATATAGTTACAATATGTAGTTGTATTAGTGGAGGGAGACTTGGGGTGCTCCCTCCTTTACCCTTTATCGTTAGAACTGTGGAACCTGTTCGATCAGCACTGTCCTTGTAATATCTTCAATGAACACATCATACCGGTCTTTGAACCACATCTTGTATCCTGGGAACATATTGGCAGAACTCATACCCTGAGAAGATGCATGACCCATGTGATGGTAAGTACCATCAATATAACCCCATGTCATAGATGGTGCTGATTTAGGACGTACCTCACGTACATTGTCAGATGACATTCCACCTTCTTTAGCCGATACATCGAACACCATGAATACCGGTGTAGACTTTTTGTTACGACCAAACTCTGAGTTAGTCTGCGGCAGATCAAGTTCCATCAAGTGAACTACCTCGATACGACCAGTATCCATAGTCACCATAGAGTCAAATGCCCAGTTGATAGTCATTTTCTGACCACGACCTTCTATGAAACGCTCATCAGCTATGATAGTCAGACCGGCCTTGAGTAGATCATCCTTAGCTGCAGTACGGAATACTTCGATACCTGCTTCGTTGGTGTACATCTTCACCCTACGGTTCTTCATATCCTCCCTACGATAGAACAGATCACCGAACACATTACGTATAATGTTAACAGAGAACTGACCATCGTTGTACTGCTCCAGGTTACCGAACTGACGCATCTGTGGATATACACCCATTGAGTGCTTAATCAGTTCCTGTGTATTACGATCACGTGATGTACCACCTTGTGACCATACCATCTTGTTCACCTTCATTTCGAGCATCCTCTTACGAAGTTCCATCTCGATAAATGGTTCCCAAGCTGTTACATATTTCTTCTCACCATTTTCATTACGTACCGCCTTAGAGTACATGATCAGGTCCAATGGGTTACCATCCTTATCGGCACCCATCTTACAGTTGGCTACCTTAGTATCAGCCCAGTCAGTTACAGCGTGTTCAACACCATTACCAGAACTAAGTGATTGATACAGAGTAATCTCATCACCTAGTGAACCCAGGCCGGAGAACTTCTCGGTGAACTCACCAGATGCATTATACAGGAACTGGAACTCACGACCTTCTACTATCCATGTAGGATCTACAGTAGTATATAGAGGGTTGGTAGTTATCAGTACGAATGTGTACAACCATGCACGTCCATAAGGTAGTGGGTCTTCTACCACCTTGAACTGCTGGCCGTACATACGGTTAGCTGTTATTACATCGTTAATGAAGAACTCCTTCTTGTCGAATACAAGTTGGAATGTATGCCCGTCTATACCAATATTGGTCTGGGCTGTTGTAGAATCCGGTATCTCAACCAGTGTAGGAAATTGATAAGGTACAGATACCTTCCATTGCCAGTAGTCAGTTGCCCGGTCTATATAGTATGGCTTAGACTTCTGTATCATCTGCAGAAAGTCATTGCTGTACAAGGACATCTGAGTATAGAGGCTAATAATTTTCTTGTCATACATTGCTGGCTCTTTCGAGTGCAACATCTGAATGTGATTACTGTCGGTGAACTTACCGAGTGCTCGTTTGTTCATTGAACTGTATCTGGTTGCAATGAACCCTGAATTTTGGCCAGGTATCTGTTGTAATGCCATTTCTTATGTTTTATAGTTTATAACTATTATGTGTTGTACTATGTTATTCTATCGTTTTCCAGAAGTCTGTATCTTCTCCTGCTGTTGCTTTCTTTCCTATAGTTGACTTAGAGCTTTTACTTTTTACCCAGTTGAACACCTCATTACTCTCTTTCGATACTGCCTTCTTTCCTATTGGACCGAAATCGAGCTTCAGTGGTTTACCTGGTTGCCAGTCATCACCCATTGCTTTCCGTATTAGTGCTGCCAGTTTCAACTTCTCTGTATGGTTACCGGGCCTATTAAGTTCCAGTAGTGCACACTCATAATCTGTTATCAGACTACCATCCGGCATCTTCCATGTCTTCTTCTCTACAGTGTCAATGATCTTAGGTACGTCATCCCGTGTTACTGGTACTCCATCCAGTTCCTGCTTTTTCAACGCTTCCGTCATTATGTTACGGATGTTCTGTGCTTCCTGCTGGATCTGTAACTTCTTCTGCTCATTCCTTACTTTAGTCTCTTCCTGCATCCTGGAGAGTTTCTGCTCCTCAGTTTTTACCAGTGCCTTGTGGTACCTGGTTGCTGTTGTTTCGAGATCACTATTTAGTTCGAGCTTTTTTATTTCCTCTTTTATGTCTCCATCGTCCCATCCCTGATTTTTCAGTGATGTCTGGATCACCCTCTTCTGGTTGTCCTCATCTGTTATATCCATTTCCTTAAATGAGGATACTTCTATATACTTAGAGAGATACTCCCTGGGGTCTACCCCATCTACGAATATGGCATTGAACGCATCACGGAAATCTTCACCATGTCTTCCGGCAAAGTTGTAAACCAATTCCTCGGCTACTTTCCGTTTCTCGTCATTAAATTTCTCGATGAACTCTTCAGTAGTTTCCGGTAGGTCTTCATCATCCTCATACTTATTAAATATTCCTACTTTATATAAGTCCTGAGCAAGTTGAGCTATACCTTCCACTTCTTCTTCTCCGTCTTCTCCGTCTTCTGTTTTCGGAGCATCTGTCGGTTTGTTCTTTGGAGCTTTCTTATCGTCTCCTCCTTCTATGAACTCTCTGACTTCCTCTTCCTCTTTTTGTTTAGCTTCTTCAGCTAACCGTTGTGCTTCAGCCTTTTTATCAGCGTTTGAGATTTTATCCTCATCAGCTTTCTTATCAGCATCTGTAGCCGGTTTAACATCTTTAGGGGGAGGAGGTGTCTTAGACACAGGCTCATCGTTCATGTAGGATTCAAACTCCTGGACATCTGTATCAGTATCAGTTGCGAAGATGTCTTCATCATCGAAGAAATTGTCTGCCATATGTAGTTGTATTAAGTACTTGTGATGTAAAAGTAAATAGTCTTTCTGAATTATTAACTTATCTGATTAGATATAAAATGCTGTTTAGGTCATTATGTGTGATTTCTCACTTAGCAGATTTGGCTTTTTTCTTCTGCTCCTTGATCTTTTCACGTTCTATCTGGTTACGATCTTCTTCCAGATCTAACTTCCTGTCTTTCCTCTGAAAGTCGTTATCCTGGTTACTCTGAGCCATTTCCATCTTCTTCTTTTCCATCTGCATACGTATCTGCTCTATGTCCCTTTTGTATATGGATTCCTGCTGCTTCTGTTGGTTAGCCAATATGTCCAACATATCGGGTTGATCAGTACTCTGTGAGTCCTTAGCTATCTGTATATGCTCTTTCATTTGAGCTACTGCTAACTCTGTATTAGCCTGTGTATCTATCTTGTACACCTGCACCTGTATATCATCCTGATGATGTTGCTCTTCCTGTGCCAGTTCTTTCTCTTTCTGTTGCTGTTGAGCTTGTTGCTGTTGTTGCTGCATCTGCATATTCTGCTCCTGTATACTATCCTGCTTCTCCTTGAGTTTCTTCAGCATATCCATCTTCTTACGTATGGATGTAGTCTCCAGCATTTGGGCTACTTCATAGAATGACACACCATTCTGTAATGCAGCTTGTGTAAGTTCTTCTACCTTGTTGTAGAACCTTTGATCCTCAGCTCTGTTACTCATAAACAACTTGATGTCTCGATTCTTCAATGCACTAGCTGTCTGTATCTTACAGAATACATTACCACCTGAACTATCAATGTAACTGAGTGTGCTCTCTGGTTTTCTACACTCTATGTACTGTGCTATATCCAGTATGCACTGTAGCTCCATATTCTCCAGGTACTCTTGTTGTACGAAGTATGGTTCAGTTTGTGCATAGCTTTGTGATACTGCAGTATTAGTACCGGTAGCTGTTTCTGATGCCTGTATATTACCTAGTCTCTGCTTTGTTAACCCTATAAGCTCCCAACATTCTGCCTTGATCCATGCCATCAGTTCCATGCGCATTCTCATCTGATCTGAGAGTGTCATATCCACTACAGTCCAGTTGTTGAATGATGAGGGTTTCTTCAGGTTGTCTGGGCTATCATCTACCCATATAACACCCTCTTCTATGAACTGGTCCATCCACATCTGCTGGCTATCCTGATAGTCTCCACCTTTCTGTAATGGTACATGCCTACGAGATGCTAGGAACCCTTTACCTTTCTCCTTCTCTAGTAATCTGTAGAGTTGGTTAGCACACACATTATACAGTGTCTGCAGTGGTTTCATAAGGTCTACTAACGATACTGATATAGTGTTCTCTATCTCATGTATAACACCTACTATAGGACAGTAGTCTATAATCTCCAGAGGGTTAACATAGTAGATGTCATCCCCTATCTTTAAACCCTTATACCATTGATTTTCCCATTTCCATTCTATTGACAGTTCTTGGGGATGCATACCGTCTTTATAATTATCATCTACCACGACAGACTGCTCTGTACCGTCTTTATCAATATAGGTTAACAGCCCCACTTTCCTTTTGCTTTTCCAGTATGATGTAGTTACTACGAACCTATTACCAAATGTACCTACAGATGGTGCAGCATTACCGAGTAAGCCGTTGATATCCTGCCGATTTTCATTACCCATTTCAGCCTCCATACGGTTCCTTTCATTGAGCACTAACTGATCATAGGGATTGTATTTTATACTCTCTATACCCGTATCATTAGTATACAGGTTACTGAGTCTGGAGTATGGGAAGAAGGCCATCATAGCATACTTCCTGAGATGCTCTATCTCATCTTCTGTAAGATCATACTTATCTATAATCTCTGATAGCTCCATGATCTCTATAATACCTGCAGCATATGCATCTTTGATGTACTTCTTATCCGGTGTAGTAAGCCACCATACATTCTTTGGATTTACTTTTTCTGCCTTGAACCCTGTCTTGTCTTTGGTCTCATAGTTGTGAAAGAACTCCCGATTACAGATAAGTAGGTCACGGAACCCATTCTCAAACATCTCTTTGGTATTAAACTCTACCTTCAGAGCATGTATCATGTTAGCTGCCCATAACTCACCTTGTGATGAATAGGTACTCATGTACTCTTTCATCTTCTCTTGGGTCATCTGTTCTACCTGCTGTTGCATCTGTTCTGGAGGTATCTGTTGTCCCTTTTCCTTCAGATCAGCCATTACCTGCTGGTTCACTTCCTGGAATACATACTGCAGGTACAGTTTAGTATAAAATGACTGTTCCTCCCCTTGTGATTCAGCATCTACGGCTTTAGGTCTGGATACATCAGGTCTTTTACTTTTCTCTCCTACCATAGAGTTGATAGGAGGATTGAGTATAGGGTAGTGTTGCACATAAGCCGGTAGGTCGACATCCTTCATGAGCTCATCCATGAATGACATAATAGGACCTTCTGCGTAGAAATCTGCAGGGGTTAGTCGCCCTTTTATCAATTCATAGTTACGTACTATCTTACTGACCTGGTTATTGTACTGTGACAATGCTACTGTGTAGAAGTAGTCCATGTTCACCTTCATCCACCCCTCTGATTTTTTAGTGTTTTTACTCACATGTTGTTTAGGCATTGGTAGAACATTTCCATTCTGATCAACAACATTACCTGTCTTATTAACAGGAAACCCCTCCTCAATAAATTGATCAGGGTATATGTTGAGCATAACTTCATAAGGTGCATTATAATCGACAATATCACGTATGATTGGCATTGTTATATTGTTTAGTTATTTTAATAATCTTTCTATAGCTAATCTACCAGGATTGTACCTGCTCGGCTCTCTGAACATAGTATGCTGTCTCCTTTTATTCTTATCCGGCACTTTGAATCTCGGATCTTCTTCCTCTACAGTTACTTGTATACTGGCAGCATCCATCTTTCTCGCACATGTTATTGCTAATGAATATGCTATAATACGGTCAAAGTTACCGTCTTTATTCCATTTGATAACTTCTTCCAACAACATAGGATCATATATCTTCGATACTCCCAGTATATCTCTCTTCTCTTGACCAGCTGCATTAACCGCAACTGCAAAGAATTCTTCCATGTACTGCTTCAGATTACCAAATGCCATTTCCCGTATTTTCAGATTCGCCATACTCATACCTTTTGGTCTGAGCAATGTACTGGATGTTGGAGCAACTTCACGTAACCAGTCCGGTGTATCCATCATTAGGTGCCCATCTCCTTTACCTATCATGTACTCTATGAATCCATACTCATCATTCTCACAGAGACACTGTGCATTATAGTACCGTATTAACTTCCTTGCTGTCTCATTCCATTGTGTCTTATTGTCCGGTCTAGCTGTGTACCACGCTACTGGCATATCTTGAAAGCTATCAGCCATCACATCGTACATCCTTTTGAATATAACTACTGATCCATTAGAGTCTGAATTTTCTGTAGGTTTCTCATGTCTGAATGGGTCAGCCCCTGCTACGTATAATCCGTATGGAGGATCTGGTATAGGATGTTCTATTATTACTACCGGAGCATCCCTACTTTCATTCGGCTTACCTGGGAATGTACTAATGGGTAATTTAGAAGACCCCTTACTGATTACTTTATCTTCATTGTACTCTAGCTCACAATACATACCAACTCTAAGTCCGGGGAACTGTACTTCCAACCTTTCCTTTTGTTGTCTAGCTATATCTGTATTGAAGAAGTTATCAGCCGATGATAGGAAGCATTCCTGTGGAGTTAGTGGGAAGTACATGATCTCTTTCAGGTACTCTGTCTGATCAGGATCTAATGCTTTGAGAGCTCTATCTGATCGTATCTTCTCCATGGCCTTTTCCTTATCAGCCACTTGCATTGGTACCTTACTCAGTTCAGGATAATCACCTTGTGGTATCTTACCTTCTGCTATTAGGTAATCAGCAAGGTTACTATCCACTTTACAGTCGTACCTGTATATGCCAGATATAAATAGACAAGTTCTCTTACCTGTTGCATGGTCTACAAATGCCAGAAAATTATTACCATCAGGGTTGTAGAAAAATCTCTCGGCATCTGCTCCTTTTTCGAATGCGCCTCCAGTACCTACTATAATTGGTATGGCTCTCCACCCGAACTCTGACATGAAGGCCGGTTTAGCAGCAGCAAATGCCTGACCAAATGGAAACTTTCCACATTCGTCAATTATAAATGATTTAGCTGTTACACCTGCAGGTCCTTCTGTATTCTGCCCACCGGCTACGTTTCTTATTACTAGGAACGACCACACTTCATCATCATTGTCTTTTGCCTTATATCCTAGACGTACCATGGACTTTCTCCAATCCTTGTCCAGTCTAGGTATCTTGATAATGTCATGTAGCTCCCGTATGCCGAAGTCGATCTTCTCTTTTATCAGAGTAAGGTCATCATCATTACCTCCTACTATAACATTTTGGGAGTTCTTGAACATTGTTCCATTGTATCCGATAGTAGATGCTTCAAACTCTGACTTACCCCCTTGTCTACCACCTATCTCCATATACCCCTTCTTCTGCCGTTTACACTCTTCGAATGCATCTGCACGTACCCACTCGTTATCCCGTAGATGAGGCAACTGTTCCTGCCGTACTATATTACCATATTCGTCTACGTAGTTGGTACGTATTTTCCAGTGGTTGAGGTGCCAGTATAGCCAACCGGATATGTATACTCCATCAACAGTTATACCTCCCAGGCACCGGTTACGTTCTCTATCTCGTAGAGTCTTACGTTCTGGTGTTCCTTTGGGAGGTATTTGATCAGGCGTTAAGTTCCTGAACCAGTCCTCGTATTTTACTTCTTCTATCATTAGTCTGACATTGCTTCAGGTATTTCCATTCCTCCTTTCACTGACTTCTTCTTGATCTCGTCTGCAGCTCTTAGTCTTTCAACTACTTCAGCCATTGCTAGGTACTCCTTTAGTGTGTCCCGGTGTGCTTTCTGAATAGCCTCTTTAGTCTGCACTGTTGTCATAAATGAACCACCAGTCTTCTTATTCATCTGCATCTCTTTACGATCTACTATAGTCTCGTATGGATTACTAATTAGCCAGTTCTTCCAAGATGCCAGTTGCTGTTCTGCAAACTCCAACTCTGCTGTAATGTATATGTTTTTCTTAGTTACTGCCATATTACTCTGCTTGATTATTCATTAGTTTTCTCTTGTACTCGTCCATATCCTTTTTCAGTTCCGGTGTGAGTTCCACTTGTCCAGATACAGTATCATCCGCTACTGGGCCCCATTTAGATTGTTCATCAGGGAAATGAGTGAATGTGTGTCCCAGTGGACATTGAGCCGATAATGCCCGGGTCTTCAGATACATATTGCACCCGCAGTCAGTACAGAATTTATCACGTCTTGTTACCTGTAGGTTGGGTATGTTGGGGGAGTAATGAGGGCATGAGTTACAGTGAGCTATTCTCTCTGCAGCTATCTTCTCTACTTCTTCCTTCACCCATATTGAGTTACCTATACCTTCTAGTAATTTTCCGATCTCTAATTTCATAATTTGCTTTTGATGAATTCAGAATAGTCACGTTCCATATCCAGTATTCGTTGTAGTACTTCTTTTTGTTTCTCTCCCTTTGCTTTCTTCAGGGCTTTTTCCTTTTCCTTTATACGTTCCAGAGATGCGTCTAACATCTTGGTTACAGTGGTCGGTATAACCTTTATGAAGAAAAATTTAGTAACTTCTACACTCTTGTTGGTTCTCAATCCATCAGCTACAATAGCCCACTGATGACTATGTATTTTGTCCAATAGCCCTACAGGTAAACCCATTATCTTAGCTACTTCTTTAGCAGCACTATCACCTATTTTTTCTTCTTCTATTATTATAGGGAATTTACTTTTTCTGTCTGCATTAAGCATTTGAACGTGAATATGAATGTGTCTGTACTATTGAAATCGGGGCACTTTGCTTTTGGGTTGATACGTACTTTACCTTCTATCTTAGCTAACATCCCTTTCTTCTTCAACTTACCTATAGTATTGTCCATAGATGCTATTGACCCCCCATACGCAGCCAGGTAGTCCTTCTTAGATCGTTCTGATGCTACTCCTCCATATACTGATATGTGGGCCAATAGATTAACCTCACCATTAGTTAATGGAATATTGGGGTGGAATGCGGATAGCAGACTATAAAATGCCTTGGCTATGTCCCTCTTATCCTTGTAAATTCTCTTATAAGGACTTATATTGTATTCTCCATTATGTAGTTCCTTACTCATACCTTATTGCAAATGTACTAACTACCTAACTAAGTTGTATGTATCTGGTATATATTCCCTAACTAAATTGGTTAGTTTGTAGTATTAGTTTATATGAGTGTATGCACTCTGAACACTGGTAGGTACTAATAGATTCCAGTTTACAGTAGTAGTCAGAGTTCCACCAAAATCCCATATAGTCTGACCACCACTACTATCAATTCTGGTAGCATTAGTGAATGATACAGACTGACTAGCACCTGGTGTGAGGGTCAAGAGAGCTTTTGTAGTACCATCATCACTAATCACTACCATATGACTAGCTAGTGTACCTGTAAATACCAGAGATGTAGTCACAGTATAAGTAACTGCATGTACTAATGTATGGGTAAGCCCTGCAGTTGTAGCTGATAATGTATTGACACTGAATCCTGCCGTACCTGCAAATGTAGTATTAGCAGATAGAGTTAGTGTTCCACCTACAGTAAGTGTAGAATTGATAGTAAGTGTGGATGTGGCAGATACAGTAATATTATTCCAGGACATTCCACTAGTAGCAAATGTAGTAGATGCTCCTACTGTTATAGTACTAGATGTAGTAGTTATTGTACCAGATGAATAGGTCATTGTGCCTGTATTGTATTGTACAGTTCCAGATACAGTGTAATTACCAGCAAATGTTATACTGTTTTTCACAGGAAAGTTACCACTCCATGTGCCTCCTCCAGACAACGTGAATACTGTGGTACCCTGCATTATACCTGTAGTAGTTGTAAGGTTGCCACTAAGAAATATGGTAAATCCATTTATCGTGTATGTGCCTCCTGACTGGGTAAATGTGCCACTTAAATACACATTACTGAGCAGTGTGATAGTTACAGTAGCATTTACTGTGAATATAGCCAGAGGCATTATATTAGTACTACCTCCCCAATCTAATGTAGTAGTATTATTGATACTAAGGGCCCCTGAGAATGTTCCAAATGAACCAGATGTATAGGTAAATGTACCTGTATATAATGCTACTCCGGTTGCTCTTCCTGTAAATGAGAATGTACCAGCACCACATGCTATAGTTACATTGTTTTTTACTGTACCACCAGATGCAGAGTACGTCCATGTACCTGTACCTGTAAATTTCAATAGAGTAGTTCCCTGTATAGTTCCAGTACCTACAGTATTCGAATATCCAGCTCCTAGATTGATAGTGTTGCCATTTATAGTCTGAGTAGCTGTATTAGAGGAACTCACCAATGCAGCTACTGTCCAGGAGTCAGCCAGGGTATATGTAACATTACCAGATAGAGTTAGTGGTACCCCTACTGTAACCCCATTAGAAGTCATTGTGGATGCCGTTAGAATAGATAGAGCATCTGCAGCAGCACCTGCAAATACCATAGATGCACCAAGAGTAACATTACCAGATACTACAATCTTGTTAGTGAATGTAATAGTATTAGTGTAATTAGTGAAATCAATAGCATTAGCCACACTCGATACATTTACTGTACAGGCAGGAGAAGTATTAGTGAATGTAGCTACATTACCATCTGATGCAGTAGGAACAACAAGAAGACTCCAATTACCGAGAGTCCCGTAGTTACTATTTATAACCCCTGTAAAATTGTTAGCTGCCACTTTGTTCTATTAAAGATCCACGATATTGTATCTGTCTATCTACTTCCTCATCTGTATATGCATCAAATACTGGAACAGTTATTATCTGTATAGTATTATCTGTTAATCTGTACTCCACTACTACTATATCTACTTTTGATTTACTTAGTACTGTATATTCCATTATGCTGTGAGTATTATAGTTACTTCAAAGTTTATTGTGAGTGCAGCACTACATGCATCCAGGTTGAATCCCCATATATCGTTTGCTGCACATGTTGTTGTCCATCCAGTAAGTGTAGTGCTGGTTATAGAGTTACCTGTAGATAGTGCAGGTTTGGTACCCATTATAGTATTAGCTACTGTAGGTAATGCAGTTCCTGTAGTTATTTTCCAGATATCTATTGTGCATGTAGGTGATGTGCCAGTAGCAGTTATTGCCCAACCAGTTATAGTACCTGCATATGGAACAACTATATACCTGGTATTTCCAGTTGCTACTACTCCACCTGCCCCATCTAGTGCATACCCAATTACTTTGGTTTTTATAGATGTGGGATAATCAGGCACTGTTGCAGCAGATACAGCAGTGCCATTCCCTTTCAATATACCCGTAATACTAGTACTGAGTGTTATAGCAGGTGTTGTAGTAGGGTTAGCTACTGTTCCGGCTAGTCCATTGGCTGATACTACTGATATACTGGTTACAGTACCTCCAGATCCTGCAGCAGTTAATGTAGTACCAGTAAGTGTAAGTCCTGTACCTATAGTAATCTCCTGTACGGGTGTGGTAGTAGATGATGACCCTAGTAACTTTGACGTGGTTGATACCGCTTGCATCTTGGCATAGGTAACCGCATTGTTAGCTATAGTAGCTGCTACTGATCCTGGACCTGATGCTGTTACATCACCTGTAAGAGCAGTAATATAGTTACCAGATGCTTGTTTACTATTGAAAGTAGTCCAATCAGCAGAAGATAATGCACCTCTATTAGTTGCAGATGCTGATGGTAAATTAAAAGTATGAGTAGTTCCTACAGAAGATATTCCAAAATCAGTACCAGTAGTACCTGTAACCATTGTTTGTACAGCACCTGTAAGACTATTGATTGCAGTAATACCGGTGCCGGCCATAATACCAGACTGTTGTGTAACAGTTAATATAATTGATGGTACTGATGGAGCAGGAGATATTGCTGAATAAGCAGGTATAATTACATCTGTATGGTTAGTTGTACTCCACATTAATTGATAATACTCTCCAGCAACTACACTTAAAACAAAGTTCCAAGAAGCTACTGTATGATAAGGATCTGCAGGACCTTTTCTTTGAGCCAAACCAACTATAGTACCTGTTGCAGGTAAATCAACTCCATTCTTACGTAACCATATCGTTACATCTTCAGTTGCTGTAGATAAATTTTGTAACTGAGCAGAAAATTGTATATTATAAATACCTGTATTTGCAAATGTTATTCTTGTAAGATTAGTTCCATCGGTAACAACTGTAACTCCATTAGAAAGATCTACAGTTCTGTAAATCATTGCATAAGCTGTATTATTAACAGCAGCAGTTTGTGTAACATTATCTTGCCATGCCCCATAATAACCAACAGCAGTAGGGGTGGCAGTATTAGTAAGTGTTCCCCCAGAAAGAGTTAAACCACTACCTACAGTAATTTCTTCCATTATACCGGTACCTGCAGTACTTCTACCTACTAGTTTATTAGTAGCCATAGAAGTAGTGATAGTACCTGTAGTAGTAATAGTACCACCTGATATAAGTCCTGCAGTAGCTACAGATGTTACTGTACCTGTATATGCATCTGCACTGGAAATAGTAAAATTTGGATAAGTGCCGGTTATTGTGGTAGTCCCTCCTTGTGTTAATGATACTACCTGATCTGGTGCGGTGTTAGTTATAGTAATGGTACCTGAAGTGGTAATAGGATTAGTACCAGATAAAGATATACCAGTGCCATTGGCTAAAGTTACTGAAGTTACTGTACCAATACCTGTTGATATTGCAATATTACCTGCACTATCTGCTGTAGTACCATTAACAGATATTGGTATAGTATAATTAGTGGAAGCAGTTGCATTTGGAAATTCTAATGCAACACCCGTATGTGTTACGTTAGTATTGTATAGATAACTTTCAACTACACCATTGTTTAATCCTAAATATCCAGAAGAATCTAAGTAAGCATATGTTCCCGTAGCAGCATTTTCTGTACCTACTGCAGAGTTTAGTACTTGACTAAATAACCCTGATAAAGAACCTACAGTAATTGTATTGGTTGTAATAGCCCCTATATCAGTTACTTGTTGGAGATTTTGGGAACCGCCTCCTGAACCATTAGCTGCTAATGTTATTCTCCCATATGCATCTACAGTGAGGTTGGTGTTGGTATATACACCGGGAGTTAGTGTGCCTATAACTGGCAATGATACTACCACATTGCCGGTAGTGGGAGCTACTGTAACTGTACCATCCGCATTACTGACAGAGTGCACAGTACCTACAGGTATCTCAGATGGTAATGAATACTGTCGTACACCGCTGCTGTTAGTAGTTAATATGCTATTAGGTAAGGGAGTCGCACTGGGCATAGTGCAAAGTTATGGAATCTTATAATACTGTGTGTTATCTTCTAATGGTACTAATAGTCCGTTACCCATATCCTTGGATGTCCTAGCATGGGCTATGAAGTTATTGTGATTATCCTGTCCAGAACCTGACATCTTGTATATACTATAGTCCTCATCTGGGCTACCATTATCTCCCCAGTTGTATATGAGTGTTGATATTCCATTAGGGTCTATGAATAACTTGTTAGCATATAGCAATGGGTCCAGCCATTGCTGATGATACCGAACTGATACTGGTGCATATCCCTTATCCAATACCCATGCGGCAGCTACAAATATAGATGGTTCCAGAGTATTCTCAGCCAATGTCACTACTACTTTCTTATTGGCATCCCGATACCTATAATAGCTCTTCTGTGGCTTATATGCCAATGCTCCCTGTGTTCTAGCTATACCATAACCAGCAGAACCCTCTAGTAGATGATCAGGCAGGAAGATATCATCATCATCGCAGCTGCATATTATATTAATATCCGGGTACATTCTCATGGCCAGTTCCAATGCGTGTTGGTACTTCTCTCCTACTGACTGGAAGTTCATGAGACTGCAGTTATCTACGTACACCCTCTTGTTATCCGGTAGTAATAAGTCACTGGGTAACTTCAATGGGCTACCAGAGTTACATATGAACATTACAGACTCCTCAGTAGTAGTCTGATCCATGTAGCATCGTAAGTTCCTCTGTAAGCATTTGAAACGACCATGGGTACATGTAAGCCATAACAACATATTAGTTATTTTTTATTAATTTAAGGTAGGATAACAGTCTGTGCAATCTGTTCATTTTCGGTACATATGGAGGGATTATAGATTCTACTGTATCTGACAATAGCTCATCATCCTCTTCCGGGAATGTACTCCACAACTGCTCATCTTCCATTTCTTCATAAGGGGTACACGATTCCTCTCGTATTGACCAACCTTTCGTCTGTAGTTCTTTTTTCTTATCTTCTGTGAGGAGATTATATTCAGTACCATTAGCTTCTGTGAACTCCTTTGAATTACTATGAACATAGCTTCCCCAACTTAATGGACATAGTGTTATGAAGTTATTGACCCAATCTACTATATTGACACTATCTATATCACAAGACTTTGAGAATACAACAGATTGCCCATTGGCATTATGGTATCTTTTTGATAATCTGATAGTATCTTCTATTACTGAAATCTTTATAGTTTTCACATCTTTGACTATAGATACAGCTATCAATTCATCTACAGTCTTTCTATTGAGTTCTGTTTTTTCTACTCTTTCTTGTTTTCTTTTATCTTCAGCTTCTTTAGTAATATCTACATATGCTATGTGTATAGTATCTCCTACCTCAGTTATCCGTATAGATGTACTATATACCCCTTTATTGGTATCCGTAATAGACGGCAGCACTATTTGTAAGTTAGTATTCATAATAGTCGTTTCTTATTAGGTCTGAGATAAAGTTCCTTCACCTGTGTACTGGGTATGGCATACACCTTCAGTAGGTCAACATGTATACAGTCACGTACCTTGGAGAGTCTGCTGCTCTTTCCCTTGTAGTGCATGTGTACCTGTCTACCATCATGCAGGTTGGCTATGAACTCGAATGTGTGTGTCATATTATTCTAACTTGTTCCCGTAATCCCCATGCATGTTCCCATAGTTGTTCAACAGCCTGGTCATTCTC